ATTGTATCATAAGTAGGGATATCTTCTCCCTCTTTTACAATATAGGAAACCCATCTTCCCTCTTCGTTTGGAAGTTCGTCCCTAACTATTTTACAATGAAATTCTCTATACATTATATACTAATTTTCTTAAAGTCTTTTCATTATTAATTAGTTCAAGAATTTCGTATGTCAGTCTCAACGCGACGGCTGTTGCACCGGCACTCATCGCCGCGTCTCGTTTCTCTGTTAATTTAGAAAGCTTATAATCAAATAATTTGATGGTCATCAGATTTGTCTCCAAACATATTCTGACGATGGCCATTTTCTGGCCCATTCATGTAGTTCGCTCAATGAGGCAAATTCGTTTGCAATATCAAATGAACCGTCAAACATTACCCAAGCAATTTGGAACATCACATCACCTTAGTAAATCGAGGCAATGCGAGGCCAGTACCACAGGTCCACGTAATTCCAGCGCCAGTTCTATAATTGTACGAGCCGATTTCGATGCCAGCTATTTCGAAGTCGGTATCTGTCTCGGTCTCGTTTTCGAACGTCCAATAAATAGTTTTATTAGTTAAAGTTTTAAAGAAGTTGTACGCATCTCTGCGGATTTTGTTGTACGGGTCTTGGGCGGTTCCGAAATGAAACAATTCGACCTTCATAAAATATTTTTGATGAAGGTCATCGAGAACCGGCTCATTTCTGAAACATGGGGAGCAGGCAACATAATATTGATCTTCGATCAGTTCGCCATCAACAGCCATTTGGATCATAGATTGTTCAGCCGAGCCGACAAACACGCCATCTTCAAACGGATATGCCCTATCGGGGCTAGGGCAAGTCAGTGCCGAAATTTCTGGCCTGACGTGCCACGGTACACATATCTCCACATAACCCTTATCTTTATAAAAGTCAAGAGCTTTAGCGATTAGATCGTAACGAATTAGGTTATCGTCTTCCATGACAACTCTCTTAAAAATGGCGAAGGCCTATAGGCTTCAAGCTGCGCAAGTTTATCTATAATTGGTCTGGCCCGCATTTTATATTCTTGGTCCAGATGGCGCAACTGTTCTAGAAGAAGTGATCTTACGCGCTCGTAACCTTCATCATATTCCGCCATTGAGTTTTCAAAATCATCGTCTTCCATTGTCAAAAGCTCGTTTCGTAATTCCTGCCATAATCATCAGATCGGCAAGACTCATATCGGGATAATTGCTGACCAGATAAGCCTGAATCGCGCCTACCATGTCAGATAATTCGACAAGGGCCATAACCTTACAGCCCTGTTGTTCCGCGTCCTGAAGCTCAAGAATTTCCTCTAAAATCTTTGAGCTTTTACCCAACTCGCCCTTCTTGATTTCTGTGAGATGGTAGCCCATCTTTTTCTTTGACATGTTACGACTCGTTCAACTTGTTGAGAAAACTAACTGCCAGCTGGATATTTACGTCGGCCTGCTTCTCAAGCGTGGTCTTCATCACGTTGATCAAGTCTTTATCATCTACGCCGTAAATGTCATATTCCAGTTGATCAGTAGCTGTTTCCAAGAGTTTCGTAACGGCTTTGAGGACTGCTGCTTTAGCTTCTTTTCTCATTTATTTGCCCAACTTGCTAATTCTATGTTGAAATATACGTGGCCCACTTCTTCATACTCGTCAGGATAAAGTTCCATATAAACTTTCTTCACTTCCTTCCGAGACGGCATTTTGTCCCAAAGGAAAATGGCGATGGGATCGCCACTTTCAGTCGTTCCACTTGTGACCCAAATTTCTGACTTGTCAGTCATTCTTGTTGCTCCAAGAAATGGGCGTCGTGTCAAGCAGTTCCCATGTCGAAAGCTTGTTATCTGCAAATGCAGCAATCGCCGCATCCCGAGTTAGATACACACCATCGTCAAAGAAAATGTCATTGAAATCTGTGTCGCGAATCACGTTGATGAAGCCAGAGGTTTCCAAGACCTTAACAAAGCCATCATCCTCAATATCTTCTAGGCATTCGAATAGCGAGATAGAGTTGTCGCTAAACTTAGCAACGATCTGACCAAACTCCGAAACATAAATTACTTCGATTTCACCGGCTAGGGTGTCGTAGAATCGATCACCGACAACGACTTCACCACTATCAGGAGTGGTCGGAGCGCCAGCCACAGGAGCTTCTGCCCCGCTTAAGTCATAAGAAATGTTATAAAAATCGCTTCCGTGGACTTGACTCAATGATTCAAGATCGAAAACTACGTAATCATTAAAAGACTCGTTAGACATTACAAATTCCTCTCAGTTGCGAGGATATACCAATCTCTCGCTTGTTGATTTACTGCTTTAGAAACGTTCTTCCAATCAAGGCCAGAAGCTTCCAACTCATTCACAGATTCTTTCTGCACGTCTTGGCCGATCCACTTCATGAATGCGCCCATATTCTTCATCACAGCTTCCCCGCCGCAAGCCTCAGTCACGCCTTGTTCGCAACGGCCTTGAGTGACAAACTCCTTGGCAAAAGCCGCTGAGCCTTCTAGCACGGCTGGATCGATTTGAATCGAAACCTTCTTCTCAGAGGAAGAGACGTGATGGCTCTCACCCTTAGCCTTGAAAAGAAAATCGCTGTAAACATCGAAGTCTAAAGAATCAATTGGATCAAGAGGCACAAAAACATAACCCTCACCAATGCCTTCAATTCCGTATCGATCTTTAATGTAAGGATCGACTTTGTCACAAGCTTCGACCAAAGAAGTCACTTCCTTGGTGAAACGCTCCATAGAGCTTTGCAGCCTGAAATCTACGACAAATTCTTCCGTTCCCCAAGGGATTGTCTCAAAGACATTGTGCTTGTTAAAGACGTAATCAATTCCGCTCTTATCCAGCATCACATAATTACTTCTGTCACTTCCGCTAGGAATTCTAGGCTCGCCGGGAAGAGCTTCTAACATAACAGCGTGAGGAAGATGCGCAGCGAACACAAAGAAAGTCTTCTTGGCAATTTGAGATACAGCCACTTTCTTTTGAATACCGGGACCGGCCCATTCACCATAAAGGATGTAGGTCCAAGGATAAACAATAAGTTTATCTTTTACAGTCTCCACCCAATTAGCGAATCCTGCATTATCGTTCTCGACGTTGCAAACCCCGGTTCTTTTGAAGCAAGTCACTGTCCCATCTGGATCGACTCTGATCCCGGCGTTCGTGCCATGAAGTTTTACCTTGCCACGGTACAACACCTTTGGTCGATTGTCAAGTTCGAATCGACGCTTGACCGTGGCATTCACACTTGAAAACGCTTCGATAGAAGGGAATTTAATAAATTTTCCTGTCGTCATTTTGGGATAAACTTTCAATAACTTTACGCATATCAGCCTCACCCTTCTTTCTGAAAAGTTCACCGGATTGTCGTACTAATAAATTTTTAATATATTCGGAACTATCTTCGAAACTTAATTGATAGGTATCGATCTGATAATAACTTCGAAGCGGCTCAGCACTCAAACTAATGCGAGTGATGGGGCGTTGGTCGGCAATTTCTTGCTGCCTAAACGAATATTTGTAGTCCGGGAACGGGACGTAACGCGGACCCTTATTAAATTGAAACTCTTCTAACTCGGCTAAATTTCTGGTGGTCTCGTAAAGTTCGAAACTTTTAATAGTGTACTTTTCTTCTAGGTATTCGTATCTGTGCCGTGGCACAAAAGGCCAAATAATATTGATTGCTTTATTTAGGCCCGTTGCCAACCAGATGCCGAACGGTGTGACTGTCTCCGGGTCCGTTTTGAATATCTTGATCATCTTCTTCAATAAATCCATGTACGATGTAATAAGGATCGTCATCGATCCAGATATCAATTTTGATACCGCGCCCTTCGCAGACCTTCTTCTTAGCCCTGTAGTTGCAGTAAATTATGGGAATATTTAGAGGAAGGAAATCGTTAACCAGTTCAACCGGCGTGTCCATCCCTCTCGACGTGACTAGGAAAACCTTATGACCGTGATCCAGAAACATGGGCACTACCATGCGCCACATCTCAATCGCAGCGGTATAGGTTAGGTCATAGTCAATCATTATATTCATTTTTTATCTTTCAAAACTTCCTTGGTCAAATTCTCAATCATTTTGACAAATAAAGTTTTTGCGCTGTGTTCGGAAATGATTTGAGCATTGAGACGAGACGCAATTGCGTTGCCTTGGCGCAGCATTTCAAAATATTTATTTAGCTCGCCAAAGTCCTTTTTAAATTCTTCACTCATCGTCAGCGAAGCTCACTCTTTGCAACTCGCCGCCGCTTGTATTGTCGTGATACATTGCCGCTTTGACAGCTTCTTCCGCCGACGCGCCATGATACATCGCGCCTAGCGCAATTTCGTATCCAGAGCCGATAGAAGCGTATTTTGCTGAGAGTTGAAAACCTTTTTGCCCGCCGTCATATTTAGTAATGATGTAACCGCCTTCATCATCTTGACAAACTGCGAGGAGAGAGCAATCATAACTTGCTTTGGTTCTTTCTCCTCCCATAAACATATTACCAATATACTCCTGAATATCCTCCAAGGTGCCAGCTGCGCCAATCAGATATTCAACCTGTTCCGGCTCTTTCCTAAAAACTAATCTATCGATCCAAGATAATTCTTCTTCGACAATCAATTTAAAAATCTTCTGGAATTCTCCAACGAAAACATCAGAACCTGAAGATACTTTTGAATCTGATGCTAGTACGCCGTCACGAAATGCGATTGTGGTCAAATGCCCATTCCTATTCTATTTTGTTTTTATTATTTAATTATGGAACTAGAGTGAAGTGGTTCTCAAACGTGAGAGCACTCATTACTCCTAATAAATCTTCACCTTCATATTTCACTATGTAACTTCCCCAAGGGGCTAGACTATAATCTCCTTTTGAAGATTCGAACACAATGCCAACTCTGACTATTTCATAATTGGAAGGAAACCAATCAGGGACAGGCGTAGGTCCATCATTTCTAATTTTAAAAGCTTCTACCCCTTGATTAACTTGTCGCAGGTATTTTGGCATCTAAAGCCTTTCTGTTAAACTCCTGAATTTCTTCGAAAGTAGCCGGGGCGAAGTTGAAATTATCAACGCCTACATCTACTCTATTCTTCCTGATTGGAACAGTCTTCGTCATGCCGTGGACATGGCCGTGTAGCATCCACGAACCTTTGAAATAACCGTTCCATTCTTCGATTGGATAATGGCAGAGCGTGATAAGCGTGCCATTCAGTTCAAGCTCTTGGTACGGAAGCGGTGTAACTCCCCAACCTTCGGCTGTGATAGTCTTTTGCCCGTCGTGATTCCCAATGATGAGGAAGAATATTTTGCCATTGAGTTGCTTCAGATAGTAATCAGCATCGACGGAAGATTTGTAGTTGAAATCTCCGAGGTGGAAAACAACGTCATCCGGTCCTACCTTGGCGTTCCAACGCTTGATAAGTTCAGCGTCATGCTCCTGAATGGTTTTGAAGGGGCGACCCGCGCCGATAGTGATGATTCGGGCGTGACCAAAATGGGTATCACTGGTGAAGTAAACATTAGACATTACTTAATTAACTCCTTCACAATATTATTACTGAAGCCATGTCGATCCGTGACGTAATCAAAACCTTCGGAATAAACCGGATGCTGATAGGTGCGGTTCATACCATCAATGATATGGTAAGGAATGTACTTACCTTCAGCTCCGGCCCTATGATACAATCGCTTCATCCATTCGAAAGAGTCTTCAATCTCGAAATATACGCATATCTTAACATAATTATCGAATTTGTCAAGGATTTTCTTCCGCTTCTTCTCGGTTAAGTTAGTCTGATCCCAAACCACGTCAAGACTGCTATCCAAAGCTAATTTAGCATCAAGCTCGGCCTGTTTCGTAGCATTACTCACAGCGTGTTCAAAGATTTTGCTATACGTCGTGTTGTGGCGACGTGCCGCTTCCTCGATATAATCGTCTGAAGAAATCGGCATGAATTCAAAGTCTTGCTTCAGTCTTTGGCGGAACGTGGACTTGCCGGTACAGGGCGGTCCGACAAGCACAATAATAAAATTTTTAGGCAAATCAATCTCCTAGAAAAGTAAAGTACCTTCGATCATCTTGTCCGAGAAAATCACTTGATCCACTGGCCCAAATAATGTTGACACCAACGGGAGGTTCGAACAAATCTTCCTTCTCATCCACAGGGACTTCCGAATTAAGATAATCATTATAATCCAAGCGGAACTGAGAATAAGCTGCGCGGCGTTCTTCATTTGTCATAATCAATATCCCTCACGCTTGGTTGGCATTCTAACTGTCATACCATCAACAGTTCTGAGCACTACATATTCCCATCCCGGCACATCCAGCCCGTCATCGATTGGCAGCGTTAATCCACCATCTTCGATAAGAAATACTGTCGCGTTTTCTCGCGTAATTGTTCTAGGCGGAGGTGTTTCCATTTTCGACTTCCTTCTCTGCCGTGACGCGGTAATCTGTCAAGCTGTCCCAAAAGACGCGAGTTTCAAAGCCACGAGATGCTGATAGATTACGAGTGATGCCAACATCACCAAGAGGGGAGGCAGCAGTGATGCGAACAGTAGACAGAGCAGGGATTTTAGTGAATTTCCCTTCAATGATGCTTCCAAGTGGTACTGTTGCATAAAGTTCGGGTTCATCATTTTCATCCTCCAAAATATCAATAGCGGTGCGGGTGAAATAATTGAGATAGACCGCAAGGGGATCATCTGGGCCCAACAAGTCTCGATAGCCCTGCATCACTGGAACAATGGCGTCATAGAGACGTTCCATCGCGGCTGCGATTGCGGTATCGGTATAAGCCTCTGGTCTAATGTTTTCTCTCAGGAAATCAAACTGCGTCACGAGGGGCATGTCAGGATTGTACAGATATTCAGTCATTGTAATCTTTTCTTGTTTTAATTCCGGACTGGAACAGGTAGTGGAAATAAGTTCCGTCATACGATCTATCGCTCCAACCGAGCCAAAGCTTTAGGTAGTATTTTGAAGTGACATTGATATCGCGTTTAAAAGTGAAGCCTTTATTAGTACCTTTAAATCCAAGAACGACGGACTGCCAACCGTGGGCCGGATTACGACATACCCAACAAGTTCTTTGCCACCACAACGAGAAACCCTTTGCATCAGGATCATAACCGCCTACGTGTTGGTGAATTCCTCCATCTAGATCGTCATCAATTGTTCCGAACCACTGAAGCATACCGGGAAGCTTAGGGCCGAAAATAAAAGATAGCGCGGCAAGAACTGGCGACAGGATATAGGAGAGCAGTACGAGTAAGAGATTGAAGGGGAAGTAAACGGCATAGAGCGGATAGCTCAGCGCAATAAGGATTTTAGCCATGGATCATCCATTCTTTCGTTTGTGTCATATAATGCAAATTCTGTAATCACTTTATTCAGAGGCACTTCGGACCATTTCAAAGTATCTGTTACCTCTGTCACGGTTCGGAAGTGTTCAGCCTTGTCCCTACTCCTGTAAGTGTACATCTGAACGTTTTTATCATTCTTCTTTAGGACATTTCGGGAGCGGTGGAGAAAACTTGCCAGCCCTAATATTAAAACATTGTCCATCGTACTAGGATTGTCGATAGCGAAATGCGTTTCGAAATATTGTTCCGACTCCGGGCATGAGGCTTTGGGATGCCATGGAACCGTTTCGATTTTGATACGTTCTACGTCGTAACCAATATCTTCTAAAGCTTTTGCTATGGAATGTGCCGTGACAAACGCCATGGTGTCGTTTGAATCTTTAAGCGTGGACGTAGTCATTGAGTGGGTCGGGACGCCATGTCCCATATCAATAATGACAGGCCGTACACCGATGGCGTAACAATCGTCCACAAAAGTATCACGGTGATCCACAGTGATGTGAATCTCGTAATGAAGTGTATCGACCGGCGTAGTGAAGGGGCACGTGTCACAATTGGCGCACTCACTCATTGGGGGCACATTTCTTCAGTGACTATGAGATTGTCAGTCTTCACGGAGAAGGTTTGGCCATCGCAAAGGCGCACAACAGAATAGTCTCTGGCGTAACCGCCAGCCACGACAGCGCCTAAAAGGGTTGGCCCACCCTTAGCGCCGACATAAACATTCTGTCCAACTTCAGGTCCGCAAGACGTGAGACCTAAAGCAATTAGGCCAAGGATTAAAAGCTTTCTCATTGGCATACTTCCCCGTCAGGGGCTTCAGCCATATAGCCTTCGGAGGCACTAACAACCCTGCCGTCACAAAGCTTAACAAAAGTCACGTTAAAGTTTTTTGTAATGACATAGCCAAAAAGCGTCTCAGTGTCACCTCTGACATAAACAAAATCACCTTCATCTATTCCACAAGACGTTAGACCTAACGCCATCACCCCAATGATTATAAACTTTTTCACCACTCACATCCTTTCAAGATTAAGGGTTTGACTCGTTCAAATTTCTGCTCAGATTCACACGCCTCTCGGAGCCGATTCATGATTTCATCTTCCATCTCATCCAATGGAAAATCTCTGTCCCACAGATGGAAAATGATTGACTTGATCAAAGGAGGCGCTTTTGAATTAATGGCGAAGTCCTTACGCGGGAGCTTCACTTTCAGAATGGCATTAACTTCATGAAACAAGGTTCGGCAAAGTTCTGTGATGTTCTGGTTTAACTGAATCTCGTAAGCCTCGGCCTTAGTCAAATCTTCGGCTAGCATGAATGGCTTTAGGTCGTCTAATTGACCAGCGAGCAGTATAGCAACGAAATGTCTTTCACGCTGAATCTTATCCTTGGTCCTATGGAGATTGATGTAGTCTTGCGTTTTTACCTTGACCATGTGGCCGTCGCTGAACCGAAGGACTTCACCTTCAGTCATTTCATCGGACTTCAGTTCGTAGATGAAATTAACATATTCTTCCATGGAATGAAGAGGAGCTTCGTTTTTGCTCACAACTTCTATTCCATATTCTTTTACCGCATCATAGACAACCATTTCGTCATAGGTCATGTACCAACCGTCCAAGGTGTGGCGAACAGCGGTAAGCACAAGTCTATCTACTGGATAGTCCACGACAATTCTATTCAAACGACTACACCATTCAAAAATAGGAGTAAAACCGTCGTCCATAGCTTCGTTGCAAAATTCAATAATTTCCTGATAATGATTAGCGACTAACCAATTCTCGGTTTGCATTGAGGTATCAGTAATCCCCATTTTGGTGGCCCAACGTTGGGCACCTCTGATCCTCAACGGATGAACCATAGACCCATCAAGCTTTTCCAAACGATTGTAGATTTTTGAAATATCGATAGAGGGAAGAAGAGTTTCTTCACGCTCTCCCGCGTTGAAGAATTTGTGGTACGGGCGAGAAATTGTCTCGCCTGTAGCGGAATCAAATTTAATGCCACGAAGTTCCCTACGAATCGCAGTGTTACGATTTGTCACAGGCGGAAAGGTCTTGTTGCATGGCAGCTTATAATTGATGACGGTATAACCATCCTTCTCCACGACGTAGAAAAGGTCTTCATCTCCTTTGATTGCATCAAGCGCCTGCTGAATGTGAACGATCCGAGGGAATTCGTAATTCATTAAATTAAACTTTCTAAGTGATAATCATACTCGGCAGAATACGTGGGAATCACCTTCGTCCGTACCAGCCATCGAAAATTTAGTAATATTTCTTTTTGCTTTATTATGCGGACCCAACATCCAATCCTCAATCGTCATATGATTTAAATAATCAGACATGGATGGGATGCGGCCCAAATCTTCCATGACGTGCTGCTCGCCAATATCGCGCACTGAAACGGTTTTGCCGTCGCTGTTGGTGATGTGATGACCAAAAACATCTGCCACGAGATAAATACCAAACGCGGTATGGAGAATTGCCCTGTGGCGAACATCGGCATGACTGGACTTCGTGCTATCGAAATATTCGTGAATTTTAATGTAATCTGAAGGGGTGCCGCCGAACTTGGCGGCACTCGATCTGGCGTGAATAAATGGCTTCATAAAATAAAAACTTTTCGTTTAGGACCAGAACACGGCACGGCGTGCGGCGAGGAGAGAGTTAGCCACAGCAACAAGTTCCTTACGCTTCTGATCCAGACGATAATCGCCAATATCCTTGATATCACGAATAGCATCACTGACGCGGGCATAGGTTGTTTTCCAACACGCGACCCAAGTCATATCGGTACGGCCATCAGAAACATCAGGAGTAAGGGCAATGAAGTCAATGACATGCTGTCGGAGATTTCTGATCGCGTTTCCGCCGTCACGAGCGGCACGTGGAATCTGAAGGTTGATAATTGCGGAGCAGTTGATGATGTGGGCGCACTTGTTTTCGTAATAAATGTCAGGCTTCATTTCGTATTTCCCTTTCTGCTTTAAAATTCACTAAAGTCCGTTGCGTTGATGGTTTTATTGGTAAAACCGTCTTTGATTTCTAGAATCAGGCCTAGCTGTGTGTCAGTAAAGGTGTAACTGTATTGACCACCGATTGCTCCCGTATTTTCTCTGCGGGTTGAATCAAAGAATTCTTGCACCTCTTTCGCGATTGAGGCTGATGTTTGGTATTCGCCCATCGGGGTAGTTATGTAGCCCACCGGTTCAGGCGGCTTTGGTTTAAATAGCCAAACAGTTTTCTCTTTGTCTTTCAGAAGATTTCTGGCTTGAGCGTGCATCTCTTTAGTGATGGTTTCACACTCAACCTTCTCTTCTTCGCTCATTTCTCTAACGGCCATGGAACTTTGTCGATCCTTGTTTGTTTATATCGAAACGGAACCACGCATTGTCATCCTTACCAGACATTGTGGTGTTCTCGATCCACTTTAGCCTGCCGATTGCAACGATATCGGTACAATAGGATGTGATGAAACGTGACGATTGTTTGGTCCAGACCCAATTTGCATCGAAAAGGAGCCAAGTTGGACGAAGTGTAGCGAACCTTTCGATAAGCGGGTGAAGTAACTTCCTATCCCAAGGCGGGTTAGAAGCGATTATGTCAACACCTATAACATCACTTTCCGTCAAAGTCAATGCATCTTTTTGCAAAATGCGTTTGTGATCAGGCTCAATGTCATATTCTGCTACACATTTAAGTTTTAAAACTTCCACTAATTGATCAGTAAGAATCCCATCACCGGCACATGGCTCGATAAAGGTTTGATTTTCCTCGATAAAAGGCTTAAGGGCTTGAACAGCCCTAGGATCAATGGTTCTATAATAATCACGTGGAAGTCGTTCGAAATCAGAACGCTTTCCCAAAATTTTATCTTTCTATTAATTATCTTTTTCTTCTAAACGCTTGACCGCGTCACAGATTTGTTCTTTAAGTGGCTTGTTTGATTTAACAATTATGCCGTAATGCCATTTAATCATTAACTTTTGGCTTCCACAATTTTGCAAATTTTAAAACGTTAGGATCGTCTTCCTCCAAATTAGGCAGAACAACGGCGCAAGCTTTACGACCGTCGAGAGTCTTGTTCTCGTGGCCTAGGTAGACATGCTCTAACGCAGCAATCTTATCGAATTCGCGCTGATTGACACGGACCACACATTTCTTGAAAGACATGCTGAGCCAGCCCTTATACCTAGGCTGCGTTTGGAATTCGAGATGAGCGCCTAGCACGGAATGAGCGACAAGCGTCGGGACCATATAGTCAGGAAACTCATCAAGTACGGCGATGTACATTTTCATTATTTTTTAACTGCAATCTTGTTCCAAAGCCCACGCAAAAACTTAGCAAGTTTCTCTGAGCCTTTGTTAGTGAAAGGATTCATTTTAAAAATCTCCCGGCGCGACTTGGAAGCAGGGAATACCTCGGGCTCGCCAAGCAACTACAACTTGATCTCGATCGTCTAATACAAACGAAGGGTTGTAACCATCTGCAATAATTTGATCAAGAAGCTCCATCTTGACGATATCATCGCGGCGGCTATCGTTACGCGCTCTCATATAAAGGGCATGATAATTTACGTCATGCTTCTCAAGCCATGTTACGCTATGGTCTCTGGATTGCTCGCCACGACCGGAGCAAAGCACGACGCGCCAGCCAGCGGCATAGAGCGCGTTGACCAGATCGATGACGTGCTGGTGTGGCGTATCATGAGGAATACCTGCTTCGAAGGCTTTCCAGTTTGATGGTTTGGATTGCACGTAATGCTGGCGATGGCTACAGTCCGCAACCGTGCCGTCTAGATCGACAATAATATCACGCATCAATAATTTTCCCATACATCTTAAAAATGTAAGTAATATTTTCTATGGTAAAATCTACATCATTTTCGTTATAGCCATCCTCTTCTAGATAGCTTTCGGCAAAGGCTGCAATCTCAGCCACAGTGATAGGGCCGTACCACGCCGTCAATGTTTGCAGAATGATAGGCTTAAAATAACCGTAATCTTCAGCCGCGTTGAGAGTGTCTAAAATATCAACTTTATCAATAGTTGTCGTAGTCATAAATCTTCCTTATTTTCAGCAGTAAAAAGTAGCCCAATCGGACTTCCCTTCCTAGGGCCTACGAATGACATGTATGTCTCAGTGCCGCGAATCGTGCGAACCTCGCCGTCAATCATGACTTTGGTTCCGATCCACGTCATGACGCGCAACGGATCGTCAAAGGGGGAAGGGCCGCAATAAAGCGTCCCTCTCCCTGATATCTTAAACGTCTCGACATATTCAAATACGGGGATATCTTGTGTCACAAAGATGACACCAGCTTCTTGACACCGTCGCTAGGATCGATATACCGTTCCGTTGTGGTAAGGTTCGCATGTCCCGCCAAGTCCTGTACATCCCGAAGTGATGCGTTGTACAGGTTGGCGCGGCGTGCCGCCTCTGTGATGAAGGTCCGTCTACCGCTATGGGAGGAACAGCCTTGAAGCTCCACAGCCTTATACAGGCGCGTGAACCACACCGTCATGGCGTTGGCCGTCATGGTCTCCTTGTAGTCTCCGAATCGGATGTACTCATCAGCGGGGCGCTGGCGTCTCAGGACTTCAAGGTAATGTTTCAGTTCTGGATGGATAGGTACTTGTCGCTCTCGCTTCCCGCCCTTGGTGATGTGATTGCCGATATGCATCACATCGTTAATCGTGCCATCGGCTTTCGTCACATCGATCCAGCGAATCCCGGCGATTTCAGAAGCTCTAAGCCCTGCCTTGGCGCTCAGAAGTACAGCGACCTTGTCGCGAGCATTTGTCTTATGGTCTTTGTTCGAATCTATGTATTTAAAGATGGTCTTCAAATCTTTCGATTCTAGAATTTTAGCTCGCTTTACTGCCATCGCTCCGATACTCCTCTTTCACTCACTGCGGCACGTAGTGCTGCAAATTCGTCTAACTTAGTAGCCGAACCAAGGTATATGGCATTTGTAAGAATGTCAATACTTTTTAATACGTCTACCGTCGTTACGTGAATATATTCCTCTACACCCTCTTTGTGGCGAAACCTAGTCAGTTCGTCAAATTCTACAACGTCGTCGCAAATAACAGCAGTTCTCTTAATCAATGAAGCCATAAATCTTTTTCCGTACTTCCTGTAAATTTCGTGTGCAATTTAATTACCCAATATTCGAGATAGGCAAAAGTTGTTGCAGCTTCCTCGTTTTTTGAAAGATCAAACATGCCAAGAATCAAGCATCTCTGCATAAAGCAGACGTGATAAAATGCTTCACATTCTTTTAGGTCGCCTCTGGCAAAGATTTCTTCATAATCAAAATGTGCCATGAAGTCAAGATCATTTGCAGCTTCTTCGCCAAAATATTCAAGTACCTTATCCCACTGCGTTTCGCAGTAAAAGGTTTTTAAATGTTCAAGCAGTCCTTCAACGTACTGTTGATTCATCGATTACATATCTTTCTTTATTGACACGCAGTTCTGTTACGGTGCGAAGATTAATCGTCTTCCACTTCCGGTCCTGCGTCCCATCCATTTCAACGACAGTGATGAGAGAGCCGCGACGTACTCTCTTAGTGCTATCGTTCTTTGCATTGTCGGGGTTGTTCTTTACCATCGTAGCGACGTTACGGCGAAACGTCATGTCGCGAAGTTCGCCGTCAGCCTTAACGAATGTGATGCCCATGATATCGCCGCCAGCGAGAATGATCTTGCGAAGCGCGGCGCGGTAGCTAATCTGTTGCATCTGGTTTCTCCTTTGATTTGAATGTAAGGAAAAGTTAGCACGTCACAGGAATTTGTCAATAGGAAATTTATCGACCTTTAAATTATATACCGGAATTCCATGTTCTTCAGCAATAATTACGGCAGTTCTGGTTCCACCACTTGGTTTGCCATCGGGGGTCCAACACACAACAAAATCCACAGGAGTCTTCAGATCGAAGCCGAGGACTTGACACGCGTTGCGGGTGTGAAGCTTCTTCCCGCCCTGTGTCAGATTATCCCAATAGGGATGAATTCTCATTGCGATCTTTCTTGCCGCAGTTTTTCCGCCAGCAACAATGCCATCTCTGCCGTTAAAACCTTCCCAAGGGAGAAAGATTTGCTTCTCATCGCCCGCGCCATCTTCAAAAGCTGTGTCGGCTCCGTCTGCGCCGCCAGAATTGAGAATATAGCCATTCTCTCTCAAGATAGCAGCAATCATTCTCATTTCCGCCATCACTTCATCCGGCGTTTGTCTGCTGCCCACGCCGCAATAATATTTTAAAACTTCATCTGTCATCGGTCTTAATTCTAACATATTTATCGGCAAAGCCTTTTAAGATATTTTCCATCTGACCCTCGTCAAATGTAATCGAATATCCACAGCCATAACCAGCGGGTTGATCTATTTCAGCTTCGGTTAGGAAGTCGTTAATTTCATCAATAATTGCGGAAAGTAAATCGCTTAGCGCTTCTTCACGTTTCCATTCAATCAGCGCTTCGTCATGAAATTCCCAATAATTGACGCCGCGACTTTCCAATGCAGCTAGTTTTGCGAGCCGACGTTGCATGAGATTGTACTCAGGCCTCGTCAGCGTTATTTTTTCTACTCCGTACATCAAGACTCTTCTTTGTTAATAACACGATATTCAATAATATCAGTGGATTGGCCATAATGAGTCCAAATGATGCCTTCACTTGGATATGGCTTCATCAAAGTTCCATCCCGAAGTTTAGTCTCAACAACAGCTGTTGGACTAACCGGTCCATTACTGTGTCCACCGGTCCAAGGATACCAATTATCCATGATTTAATAATCTCTTTTGCCTTCATGGAAAGCTTTGACTACACCGAAACGCAATTTATTGTCTTTGGTATACCCTTGATATTTAACGGTAACTTGTCCGCCGATATACTTTTTAGGGTTTTCCCAAATCTCTTTGTTGCGCTCGTAGGTGCCAGCAACACCGGCTTCGGATTCTCCGTGCGGGGTTTTAACAACTACAGCCTTAGCCGCGCCGCTCCAATTGCCCTGACCTTCGATGATATCTACAAGTTCAAATTCATCTTCGTCAAAGTTTTTATATTTTAGAAGGCCTTTTGAGCGCTTGAATTCGTAGGGAGAATCCGCGTCACGAAGCATAAGGCCTTCATAACCTTCAGCAAAATACTTGTCGTGTGCCTGCTGAACCCTTTCAAAATCAAGGCCTTCGATTTGAATCGCTTCGACTAGTTTAATTTTGGTGCTGGTAGAAAAGTCTTCGACAAAGATTTCTTCCAGAAAGTCAAGTCTTTCGCGATACGGTCGCTCAAGATTGTCCCAAAAAATTACGTCGTAGATATGGAATTCAACCTTGTCAGCAATTTCTCGCAACTCTTCATCTGTTAGGCTTGAGAGCTTTTGCTTTTTGACCAGTGAAACGATCTTTTCGAAATCCTCCTTGTACGAATGATTATAAAGCTCGCCGTCGAAAGTGACATTATATTTTAGCGCGGCTTCGTCCAGTTTAGCGACGAGATGCGCCACGGTGTGAAACGGCTTACCGGCGCGCGACGTGCCACCAGTGTCATCCATGACACAGCGGAGTCCGTCTAGCTTTGGTTGGAGAATCCAAGTCTTCTTGGTTTTAAAAGTTTTGGTTTCGTGAAATTTATCAGCTAGCATGGGCTGGACAAAATTTGAGCGCTGCGCCGTGTCGGGAGTTAGACTGTACTTGCGGTCCAGCTTCTTTTGATACAGAGCTTCAATTTCAGCCGTGGCTTGGCTCTCATCACTCGTGGCATTTGTCTTGCCAACATTTTTCGCCGTGGCCTGCTTCCATTCAGAAATGACGATCTTGCCGCCTTCAATGCCTGAGTGGGTCCGATATTGAGAGCCGTCCTGCTCCATAAACCATGTTCGAATATTGTCGTTGTTATCGAGGTGGAATAATGTTTTATAAATCATAATTTTTCTTAATTTTGAAACGGGAAGGGAGCGCCGAAGCGCTCATTTATTTAGTATTTGGTACACAGTCCGCCGTGATAATATTTCTGTACCATGACATATAACCAAATCTGAAGCCGTGAACCTTGAGCCTACAGCTATTGCCCTTGACAAGAACTTTATTAACATCAGACGAATTATATTTTGCAAAAACCCATTCATCTACATTTTCGTAAGTCTCGTTCTGTCCAAAGGCTAGGTACTTGCAATCCTTGCCAGTCTTGTCGCAAACCCTCTCACTGTCCCTAACAAATAGGTCAGTGACTGTGGTTGTCGTCGCAGCTACATATATGTATCGCACGCCATAGGTGACTGCCAAAAAAGCCGCCAGTCCTAAAGCCATCTTGTAACGAAATTTCATTTAATCCTCCTGTGAAACGATTTCCTTAGCCTTCTTAACCCAATCGCCAAAAGTTGACTTAGCGATTCCAAGGGCTCGACCCGCACCCCTGACAGACCCTACTTCGTTCACCTTGTCAAGGATTTCCTTAGCGGTATAAATGTCGCCAAAGAGAAGATCACTAGGAGTATCACCAAGGGCTAGTTCCTCGGGAGCGTCCCACGAATCATCTACCGCAACATTGAAACGCTTGTCACGCTCACCCTTGCCGGGATTATCAATTTCATCTACGACTTCATAGGTCCAAGCCCTACCCTTTGCATTAGCATAATCTGAAGGGATGGCGACAACATCGGCGGGGTTGATTTTAACCACAACGACACGATGACCTACGGTGCTACCGAAAGAACCTAAGTAACTATGAGCACAAAAATGAAGACCACGGCTGCAATGACGGTCACGGTCGGGATCGACTTCTTCGCGAGGCATAGAAGGTTTTGACCCAATACTATTATCGGTCTTTCCGTCGTGGATACTGGTGTAGTCATCGCGTACCTTCTTAAATGCTAGGAAGTGGCCATCTGATGTGAGGGGCATTTGCGCCGCTTCAAGAAACAGATATAGTTCGTCAACAGCAGTTTGTGAAGGGTTCTTCATCACATTATTCAAGAAGTTGGCCCAAATACCAACGTCCCAACCTTCGCGAATCAGTTCGATCATTTTGTTGGTCAGAGTGTTATGCACGACGTGATTTTTATAATAAATTTCACCATCTGTGACAGTTACGTCACCATAAAGCAGGCCCTTAATCGCTTCAGGGATGTTGGAAAGCTCCTTGAGTCGATCCACGCTCCAAGACGTTGCACCTTTCTTCAATTCTTCCAAAATTTCGTTATAATAGAGGTGGGTCGGGTCTACCGCAACTGGCTTAGCGCCAAAGAAAAGATTGACGCCGCCGCGACCAGTTTGTACAAATCCAAAAGTCATTATTCTGCTATTCTCCAATTAATATTTTCTCGAATACGGATCATTTCTTTTCCGTCATAATCTTCAATCATGTAATGCGTACCAGCTGGTACTTCTTCAATGTTTAAATGACTCCCGAAAGAGTCTTCGAATTCTTCCACGGCTTGGACAAGTAAAGTGTCGTGACGCTCGATTTCATCGTCTGGATCAAACGGCTTGCCGTTAACTGTCCATTTCTTTTCGTTGCTCCACCCACCATCAGGGTCAAAAATATATGACAGACCTGCTAGTTCCAGATAACGCATAACGATTTCTTTTGGGAGCCAGTAGTAGCCATAGGTATTATGTAATAATATTTTGGCCATTTTCTTTGTCAACCATTTTGATGTAATTAAAAATATGTTCTAAATTTTTGTAAAATTCACTGCTGGTATATGTCGGGAGATACAGATTTACGAGAGGGTAATCCGCTTTAAATTTATCTACCCAATAGCTGAGAGTGTCAGCACCTGTGAATTCTACAGGGAATTCATCTTTTTTAGCGACATAGGCTGAGAGAGGAACGAGTCGTTTCCACAACGCAATGTTAGCGCTGTTGGTGTCACTCTCATCGTTATTAGCATATCTACGTAAAAAGTCAAGCACTTTTTTAAACGAAGTGTCACTGTCATACTCTAAAGCACTTAAGTCATTGGCATATTTTTTAATCCAATGGTTCATTTCTTTATCTAACTCAGCCCGCGCGTTAAACGCTTGGAAATCGAGAATTTGCTCAAGTGCGTCACGCTTTTCGGTCAAAGCATTGGTGAATCCTAATTTTTTAATTTTTTCCAAGTGCTTATTACGAACAACGATAAAACTGTCAAGCTCTTCCTTGGTAAAATAGTTATTAATATTGACTACGCCGCTGTCTGCATCTGCCTCATTGCTTAAGAAATATCCCTTATAGAAAAAAAGATATTTGGTGTCTTGCGAGAGATTATTCAGATCGAAGATATATTCGTAGGTCTGGTTGCTACTATTCACTTTCTCGGCACGGATTTCGTGGCGCGCGATGCGAGGCACAGGGTCATAATTGTAAGACCTGACAGTCTTCTCACGAACCGGGAGTTGGAAGTCCGAAAGTTTATAAAACTTAGGTGGGTAGCCGAGTAGCTTACGCAACTGCCTAAATTGCTTGTCCGTCATACCGTAATCTCTGATCCAGACGATATTGGTATGATCACCTAAATTGTTGCGAATCCTTGCATTGACTAGTTTAACTGCCTTATTAGGGTCACGATAATCTTCGACAAGAAACATCGTTCCTTCATCAACGTCCCAACTCGTAACATAACCCTTATCGCCTTTGTATTTTAGCGTTTTCAAGTTCCTAATGTCATAGCCATCAACATTATAAATGCTTGCGCCGTAGATTTTTTTAAGCTTGTCGCGCTGCATGTTGGAATGGCTGGACACGGTCTTGCCGTTGAACCGTAGATTGGTTGCGAAATTGCTGATAGTCTTGAGTGCAGCATTTTTATGCCTTGTCATGAAGCATCGCGCCTCATGCATAGTTCTCATCTTAGAATATTGCTGTTCCATATCGCCTAAGATTTCGGCGTCAATTTTCTCAGCCATATCCAAAATATTCTGGATCGTGATATCGTCATAGCTCAGCATTTCGCGGCTCGGCGTGATATCAAGTTCGCCAATTGGAAAATCAATTAAAATATCAGAAGTCAGGATATTCTTCTGCTGCTGTGTCAATGAGGGCAGGGCGTCAAGATCAATGGGGTAAATTACGCAGCCTTGCTTGGCGCGCGCCCCGCCATTAGGATAGACCTTGAAGTTAGAGCCTTCTTTGATGGTCTCGCCGTGGCGCTTCAACGAGATTTTAGCGCCACGAATATTTGGCTTAATATCAAAACCTTCGACTACTTTTTCACATTCAACCCTGAAGCGTTCACAATCCTTGGAGTTAACCGGGAATGAAACCATTAGGCCATCATGTTCGTCCGTGTCTTCCGAAGCCATGAGGGAGATATTAGGCTCGCCCTTGACATCGATATATGCAGCATAGACACGCTTCGTGCCACGAAGAAAGGCTGTTACAGTGAAATTGTCGGTATAGGCAAATGGCGTCTTCGATCCGAGACCAAACTTACCGATTTCATCGTTAGAATCCTCTTTCGTGCTTTCAAACAAAGTGGTATAAAGACCCATAATGTCTTCGTGAGACAGTGAGGTGCCATAATCTCTGACGCTGAAACTTGGATCAAGAAGATTGGGAAGTTGAATATCGAAAGGAGTTTCGCTCCTATTCGCCCCGATATGTGCATCAAAAGCGTTAGAAGAAATTTCCCTGACAATGGCTTGAATTTTATTTGAGTAAATGCCGTCGATAAGAATTTTGAAGGCTTTACCATTAGCCGCGATGCTAAACTTTCTGGTCTGCCGCGCGCCATGAACCAGCACGTCATCATTAGCTACTGTATTTGTTTTCATTAAAAATGCCTAATTAATATATGCGATTATCTAAATTCGAGGCTATCCAATCATGTCCGATCACATTTGTCAAGTTATTATTTTGTTCCACGTCCCAAATTTCGTCAACAATAACGTCGTGAATAATTGGATCACCAGTGACGGGGCAGGGACAAGTCATGACATAACCTGAGACAATGTAGTAATCAAACTGCTCCGAGAAATAGACCCACTCAAAATTATTATAAATTATAATCACTTAACTCTTGACTTTCGTTAATAAGTGTGTTAGATATCACGTCATAATCAAAAAGTCAATACAAAAAGAAACATAATGACTGAAGAAAAAATTTGCTCCTGTGACCCTGTTCAAGGCAACATTAAACCATCTGAAGCGGTTGACTTTATAAGGCCAGACGGTAAGATAGTGGCACGGTATCACAAAGATTGTGCCGTACATGGTTTTAAACGCATTGAAAATGAGGATACGAATGATCAAAAAAAGTAAAGTATTTTCTGAGAAAACACTAACGACATTTCTTAGAAACGATTTAACCAAAATCATTATGCATAGCACGGAACTAACAAAAGAGCAGGCAGAGAAAATCGCCACGGAGACCGTTGCAAAATGCCAGTAATCTTCCAGAAATTTATTTACCGCGTCGATCTACAAGCCAATCCCCACGTCCTATATCTCTTCGGAGACAACCTGAAGCGTCAAGGCTTAGGTGGACAGGCAAAAGAAATGCGGGGCGAACCTAACGCCGTTGGCATCGCGACAAAGAAACTCCCTTCTCAATATGACAACAGCTTTTTCAGCGATGATGACTTCGATCTATTTGAAGACCATTATCTCGTTGATATGGAGCCGGTCTATGAGCATCTCGCGCTTGACGGCATACTGATCATCCCTCTCGACGGCCTAGGCACCGGCCTTTCCGAACTGCCACAACGTGCGCCCAAGATCGACAACTACATCAAAACAGCAATCAGGAACCTAACAGAAGTCTATGGATAACGCAGAAAAAGACCAACTCGAAAGCATCATCGATTTTCTTTGCCACATGTATGACACAACGGGCAACGAAGTTTACCAAAAAGAACTGAAAGACTTAATCAAGGAGAACGAAATTCATGGGTAATCCAGTCACGAAACGCGAATCAGACATTCTTGATGAATATGCCGAGATCATGGAAGCGTTGAACGACCCTGAAGATGATGAGAGTTACAGCTGGATCGTTGGTAAGGCCGATGAAGAGGGTGATTGGTGATGAGTCACATCTGCTCTCTGATAGCGATGATACTACTTACGCCGTGGGTCGTGTTCTTTTTCAGCTGGTTCATAACAATCGGGCATTGGGAGAACGAGCAATATAGAATGCCTGCGCTCTTATTGACTACCGCAATAGTTACCGCTTCAGCGTTGGCTGTGGTTCTAGATTAACTCTAATACTATTCACAAAAGTAGTGCGACAACAATTCAATAAACTAGTGTAGGTCCGCGTCAGCGGGCCTTCTTTTTGACTTATATTCAGGACAACAAAAAGCCCGCCGAAGCGGGCTAATGTTTTAGATCACATAGTGTTTAACGAGGCGTAAGCCCTAGCTTCATCCCAAGTCCAACGCTTTAGAATAACGCCGTCTCGGAACACAGGCTGTAGGAAGTTATGTTCTCCTGTGCCTATCCAATCCTTCTCAGGGATCACAATGTGTCCATGATGGGAAGCTACAACGGCTTGTCTACCTCGCTTGGAGCGCTTGCCAGTGTCAGTAACAGGGTCTTTGTAGACTTCGCGAGGTTCGCCATTGACTACAATTTCGTTTGCCTTCATAGCAAATTTCATCGTGTCACGATCAATTCGCTGAAGAAGAGCGCCGCCCATACCATACGCTATATTGGAACCACTATATCCATTGGCTTTAAAGTTTTCACCTATCGCTTTAATAGAATCAATGTTAATTCCATCACCCTGAATAATTCTAACCGAGGGATGTAGAACCTTGTAACCCTTAGAATTAATGGTGCTGCCAAATGCGTCATCCAATCGCTTCACGACTTCAAGCGTGATTTCTACAGGATCACCGCTGTCTGGCCTGATCACCAAGGTTCCACCTTTAGCGATAATCTTTTCCTTGAGCACATTGCCCCACATTTCAGTCACAGCTTTATAGATATCGTAACTGTCACTGACGCAGGCGTAGATTTTTCCTTCGCCGCCGAATTGCTCAATCATGTTACTGTAGGCAAGAATTTCATTTTCCCTGCCCCAACTAGTGATAGTGCTATGCTCGGATGCAGCAATGCTATATCCCGGCATGTCTGCATAGCCGTAGACGTATTGCAAGTAAGGAATTGCCTCAATGCTATCCGTTCCCATAAAGTTTAGGAGGTGAGCAGTTGAGCCAATCTCTGCACTTTCTTGAGAAGATACGCCGCGAGCCGAAAAATCGTGCAGCTTGAACGGAAGTTCGGCTTCTGGATTATCAGAAGTCGCTTTCAGGTTATCATAAATAACTTCTTTGATAGAACGGCTGAGAGAGGCTACCGTTACCGGGAACCATATCGAGCGCAGCAAAGAAGTTTCCAGATAAGAAGTCAGCCATGGAAGTTCAGGATCAGTGTTCTTAATTTGTACCAAAGGAACGCCGGGACGTGTCACAAATCCTTCGGGAAGGGCTTGAATCTCTACAGGGTACATGCCGCCGTGCTTATAAACAATACGCTCCCAACCTTCCCTGTTGAAAGGTTCGCCATGAGCTTCCGCGACTTTTTCTGCGTTGAAAACGTCTTCGATGGTAATTCTTGGACCTTCAAGTTTCTCCATCATAAAGCCTTGGAGGCCATTGAAGACAACATTATTGAATGGCCCGCCGCGAGATTCAATATATGAGCTTACTTCAGTAGTACCGGGAGGATACTGCTTAAAATGTGAAATTTTATAACTGTCTGTTGAGATTACGGGATTACGTTTAAACATATGAAGCTCCTTCATTTATGCTGTTAAAATTGACTGGATAAGACTCTCATGGTCCTCAAAGAACTGACCACGCATTTGTTTTAGTTCAGAAATAGGCACCCAACCTGCCCATTTGGCGTCATCACTACCCTTGACTTTGGGAAGGCCAGCGCTCACATCTTCAAGCACATATTTGTGGCAGTGAGTGATGATGTGACTGCGATTGCTCCTAAATGGATCATCATAGACCTTAACAGCCTTTAATGAGCCAAAAAGAACCTTCTCAGGTACTTTTAGTTTAGTCTCTTCGCGAAGTTCTCGAACAGCTGCGTGAAGCAATCGTTCACGATTTACAAAACCACCCGGAAGAGCATATAGACCTTCGCCATACTCATTCCCTCTCTGGATGAGAAGGATATGACCGGCTTGGATCACAGCATTGTCTACCGTGGTGTGTGGACCTTTGCCCCATTTCGCTTCGTAGCCTAGTTCATATTCCCAATCGGATCGAAGCCTGTCCCAAATATCAGGGCGCGCATTCATGTCACCAAGAATTAGGGATTGTACCTCTGGATGCAAGTGCTTCACCGTATCAAACGCTCCGGTGAAAAGTTTTGTCCTGATTTCGGTAGCACTCAGTACAACACTCCCGATCATGTCAGGCGTCACTGCAATAGATTCGTATTGAGGGAACTTCTTCAGATAAAAACTACTGGCATCTTTGTGCATTCCGGCCAAAGCTATTTTGTAGTTATAATCTTTAAAGCCTTTATTCGTGTAACTAACTGTGTGCTGCTTTTCGTTCAACACGATGGCTTCATTTACGGCGCGCTGAACCTCTGCGAGCCAGAGATTATCATTGTAAGGATAATCGCCAACACTTGTAAGCAGAATCCGTTCATTATGATTCGTGGCTAGACGAATCATGTGTTGACGCTCTAATGCTGTGAAGGGGGTTCTGGTGTTCCGCGCCATATTATCGGAACCGCAAACTACGATCAAATAATCGCATTGCTCAAGTGCTTCGGTCATTACTTTAAAATGACCGTCGTGCATTGGTGCATAGCGTCCAATGAAGACGCCGTAGTCGTATTTAATACCCGGCATAGAAACTCCTTCTCTTGCCATTTCATTTAACATTCGACTTATAACAGAAGATTCCGCTTTTGTCAAGCGGAATCTTCATTCTCAATAATTCAATTCAAAATATCTACATCTTCGCCAAAAACAGACACGATATCTTCAATCAGTTCAGCTTTACTAGTGAACCATGAATCAGTTTCTGCTAACGATTCGCCATCAACTGTTAGAAAAAAGAAGGCTTTCCAACCACTGGATTCTCTGTCCTTTTCAAGAGTTACATAAAATTCATCAATTTCGTAATCTTCCATGGCTTCTACCATGTCGTCCATATTTTCAATAATTTTTAGTCCAAACATATTTCGCTGCATTTTATTCTTCCGTAATGTTGAGCATGTCAAGTTTAATTTTTAGGTTATTTTGGATATGATCTATGATAGTCTCTAGTGGTGGTAGTTTCATCCAAACTTCGTTGGCTCTTTTCTTTCTTCGAACCATTTTTGCATCCAAGTAATGCTCAGCAAGTTTTTGGAAAGTCTTTGGATCGGCCTTGTATCGAGAATTACCGGTCTTCAAGCTGTTGTAGTAATACTGCCTCAAGAACTTAGGATCGACCCAATTATCAACACCAAATTCAAGTTCGATTTTTTCCAGATCGTCCGAGGCTTCTTCTACGCCCATGTTTTCAACAAACGTGATGAAGAACTTTTCCCAAGGCGGTGTGGATTGTGTTACTTGCTGGCTCAGCGCGTCAGTCTTAGGCGGCTGACGCAGAATGTCCCAACCCGCTTCGGTCTGAGGCTCGAAATGCAGCAAGTCGTACATCATCGCTTCCTTGCCGCCATTTTCCATTTGTTCAATGATGGCCTTGAAGTACAGGATGTTATCTTTATATTTATTTGAGGCTTCAGTGACGAAATAGCGGCGCTCATCGGATGAGGCGTTGACAACCCATTCTTCGTTCGAAATGATCACGATACGAAGGAAGTTTTCCATCTGGAACGCATCGATACCTTTTGGCTCCATGAGGAGGGAAGAACCTGTGATCAGTTCTTTCAGGATCGAATCTTCTCTGGAATTACCGGCGAACAAGCCTTCTTCAGCGATCATAAACAGTTTGTCTCTGAAGTGCCAGTTAAATTGTCCCGTAATGTGGGACGCATTAGCCGAACTCATACCGTACTTGCCCATCATATCTTGAAAGATTGTGAAGACGAGAGATTTACCCACGCCTTTAAGGCCGCGAACCACGATAGCTGAGCCCTTCTTTTCCCAAGGGCGTTGCACGATATGAGCAAGCCATGTCATGACCCAAAGATAATGCTCTTCGTTGTTGTGGCAAATCACTTCGAAAATGTGATTTTTTAACTTATCCCAATTACCTTTGCGGGACACGGTTTGAAACCCATTGAAAAGATTGAACTTAGACGGGTCTGGATTAGGGCGTGGATCGAAAGTCACGCCTTCATAGGTGCGTCTCTGCTCCCATTCCAACCAAATCTTCGAAATCGGTTCTAGGCGAGGTTCGCCTGTTCCTTCATGTACCAAAATTTTCTCATTCGCTTTAAGTGCTTTCCAGTCATCTCGACCGGTAAACGTCATGTCTTTCTTATGTGAATCCATAATAACTACTTTTGATCCAGTGTCAACCATTGCATAACGTTCGTTGTACTTATGAAGCCTTTTATCCAATTCGTCAAGTTTTTTATTTTTTTCATCCTCAGTTTTTTCGAACTTAGTTGGTAAGTGCTTCTTCAGAATTTTCTTAGGGACTTTAGTTTTTCTGCTGATTTTAGACAGATAAACGTCGAAGTCATCTTCGTCCAAATCTTCGACCCTGCCAATCTTCCTAACCGCGTCGATCACGTCATCTTTTTTACTCGCTTGTGAAAGTGAGTCGATCAGTTCAGCAATGTTAAATTCTTCTTGCGGTTCAGAACTTTCTCTTTCCTCAACTTCTTCTCTCAAAAGGCTGGGGCAAAAGCGCTCGTCCTGAAGATCATCTATCGTGAACCATTCAAGCTCTGCCATGCGCTGAACGTATTCTAGTTTATTTCTGCCCTGACAGCTGTTATGAGTGCAATGGATATGAAAGCCGCGATCACCGTCTGAAGCATTGATGGCATATGTGCCTAAACCACCAGCTTTGGTATGCTCATCTTCATACGGGCATTCGATGTGAAAGCCGGGACCATTGGTGCGAGGTGTCTTAATCGCATCTGGATAAAATTCTTCGATCAGATCGACAATTTCGCAATCCCTTGTCATGATCCAACGCTTCAGGTTGTAACCATTGACAAACAAGCCCTCACTCGTGGCACCAAGAGATTTACCAGCGTCTTGAAACGCATTTGCTGGCTCGGCCTTATCACTACGTTTCATCTCGACACGGTCATAGGAGCGGAGATCGACATAATCACCGTCTACGAAACGTGTCTCATACGGCCCATCCTTGGCGTGGCGCGGCATGAAGAACAAACGGGCCGGATCGATACAAGTGTGGTCGTAGACGAAGCCTAGATCAATCCCTAGGCCGTGGTAATGCTCTTTCCACGCCTTAATCTCTTCCATTTGATTTGCTTTGCCCTGAAACACGAAAGGCTCGGATAGGAAGAAAATGATTCTGTGCTTCGGCATCTGGTGATGCTTGACAATCGTGAGCGTACCTTCTTCGGAGACTTTAGCGTCTTCGATGATTTCAAGTTTTTCCACGACACGCGGGATGAAACCCTTCTTAGAAATTAGATATTTTCTGAGGAGATTAATGTCGATATTTTTTGTAGGATCGCGCTCGCTCCACCTGAAAAAGGAATCGCGTTTGACTTCAGACTCATCCTTCATATGAGAATGAGTGGTATATCTGACATAGGCCAGACCTGTTTCAGCGAGGCGGGTATCAATTTCTTCCGCCGTCTCACCCGTATCCAGATCGAAGCCGATTAGATAATTTTTGACCATGGCCTTAGCGGCACGATCCCCACCAGCTAGTTCGCCCTGAACAAAGCACGCCCCATCCTTCTTACCCTCTTGGTGAAGGGTAAGCATTTCAATAACATCGCCAAAAGTGCCTTCGACATTCTTCCAGCCACCCTTTTTAGCAGCTGCGGTTGGAGCCATGGCGAAAGTAATTTTTGTCTTTCGGTCGATTTTCGATAACAATTCAGACGATTCGCTTACTTCATCGAAGTCAAACGTTTCGTAAAAATTATCTTCATTGAAGGTATATTGGATCAGCGGAATTTCAACGATGGGCTCGCCGTTTTGGGGCAGGAGATCACTATCAATCGCGGTTTCGTAGAACCACAGCTTCAAACCGCCACCTGTCGCACTTGGTGCGGGATAGTGAGCCGGGACTTCATCTTCAGGTAGGGCGAAACCTACCAATTCCTGAGCCGTTGTTTCCAAGCTGAAGTGGGTAGGATCGAAAGCGATGACTTCGTCTATGTCACGAGTCTTTAAAACTTTGTCTTCTTCATTAAAAAATTCAATATTGCCTTGAGTAAGACCGTCACCAAATAAACCAGCAACAAGCCTTTCAAGCTCGTTTTCAGTAATCTTCATCATTATGCCTTTTTTCACATGCTTGTTATATGGCACAAAAAATCAAAAAAGTCAATGCTTTAATGATCCATTTTTAAAAAATAAAAAGCCCTGACAATGTCTTGACAGGGCCTTTATTAAGCATTATCAATTAGTTGATTACTTACGAAACAGCTTCTTTGTGAAGGCGGCAAAGTATTCATCGAGAGGAGAGATGGAATTACCGCGCTCTACGTAAGTGGTATATGCGGTATAACCGGCATATCCAACGAGGGCGAGGAATGCGAGATCGATAATAAGTGCAAACATTTTAGTTCCTTTTCAAGAGTTGTTGTAACAAGGAGGGGAAGCTTCTTACTTCCCGCCACCCTTCATTCTGCGTTGCATTTCATATTCTGCCGCAGCCCTGCTGAGACTGCCGCTTTGGATAATTGCCTTAAGCTCTTCCGTGCTCTTCTTCTTCATCTTTTCGGTACGCGTTTCATTAATTTTAGACATTTCAAACCTTTACGTATTTAATTACAATTTTTTCTACCGGCTTAACTTCTGCACATGAAATTTCGTCTGGTTCGTATTCGAACGGATACTCATCCTGTTGTTCTGTAGCACCAACTGAATAATTTGTCAAGTAAAATTTTCCAGTCTCAACGTCTTTGAAAATCATTTTGTGATGCACGGTCCAGCGACCCGTATCAGTAATATCATCTTCAATCAGTTCTAGAGATTCTGAATCTCCCCAAATAACTAGTTTAAGTTCTTCTTTATCAAAGGTCTTGGAAGGCAAAACGGAAATCCTCTGGAATAGATTCTGGATCGAAACCAATTAATTCATAAAGTGAATAATGTGTCTTGGCAAAAGTTCTGCCATTCTCAGCATAAATCTTTTTGAGACGACTGGTATAAACCAAGTCCCAAAAATTAAATCGGCCCTTAGCATCAATATCGATGCGGCCAACGATATTTGGATATCTTGGATCATGCTTATTATCGTTGAAAAATGCGTTAACGAGGACACCAGAAATACCTTCTTCCCTCAACTTTTCGACACGAGCCGCATCAGCCACGGCCCGCGCTTCACGAATCTCATTGGCTCTCTCATGCCATGCCGGGGTCAGAAATTCAAATGGATTATCGAGCATTTAATTTAACCTTCTTAAGTTCTTGTGGCAAGTCACCTCGGTCATGAAGCCATTCATAATCAACTTCTTGCCATTCATACGTAATGTCGAGACGGACCAAGCGTTCAGAAATAGCCTCAACAACTTCTCTCACAGTGACTTTATGACCTTCGGTTACAAGACAGTCGTTTATATACAGACCTTCCCAATCATCACCACTTACTAAAACAATTTTCATAAACTAAATCTTTCTTAAAATTTTGACCCACCAAGGAATATCACCTGAGCCGGGACTGTAGGCGTCGTAATACGAACAGTAACATCCATGTTCTATCATGCCGATACAATTCTCGCAATCATAATATGGATAGGCCCAACGGCTTACCCAATATCGGAGCCTTAATCTAAAATTGTGTACCAATTAAATAAAACCCATAACATAGCCAAGCAATTGGCAGAATGAAAATCGAACACCAAACGGTGTAACCAACAACAATTGCGCCGCCTAGTCCAAAATAACGCTCAGAGACGGCAAACATAACAAAAGCATAAAGGGTCAGACCTAAATACTCACAAATTCCAACAAAAAACCACCAGCCAAAAAGGCTCCAAAAATCCACCGTCACCTAAGTTCCCTTTTCAATTCTCTGAAGTCGGCACACGTGCCGCGATACGCCCCAACGACTTCGCCACGCTGTACCGGGACGCGATAAATTTGAGACTCATTTTCACAGTCTCTTACATAAGTTACAGAACCGGATTTCTTTACCACGGTTCCGACTTTGATTTCGCCGTTCTGGACGAAAACGATATTGGCGCTGAGCACGAGGACTGTGATAAGCATGACATGGTTCTCCTTATGGTATGACACCTTCCTCCAATGAATTGGAAGAAGGTTAATCGATGAACAAACCTTCTGGTTCGGCGTCGATTATATCTGCGATTTGGGAGAAAGTCAAGCCGTCGTGGTCGTTGTGTGAATAAAGTTGGCCTTCTGCATACGCTCCCAAACAATCTGATAGACCAAATGCCTGTTGAATCGTGTCATAAGGATATTCATCCTCGGTCCAATCTCCTAGCAAATCATCACTTAGTCCAATGATTTTGCCTGCCACGCCGAGGCAGCAGTATTCCCCGTCAGGGGTGCGAAGATTGTTCACTCCCTGCTTATATTCGCCGGATCGCAGCGCAGCGACCCACGCCGCTCGCAGTTCTTTATGGTTGTTCTCAATCCTCATTCTTATTCCTTCCCTTAATAACGACTTTGTCAAAAATTTTAAATTCTGAGCAAAAATACGATATAGCCATTACGGCAACAAAAGGTCCGATAGTTAGAGCAAGAGTGATAAATCCTAGCAAATCCTTTAATCTAGAGTCATTCCCTAGATAATAATCTATATAGAATCCTATGACACAGCCCAAAAGCCCTGTTCCGGCCCAAAGCAAATAATAATCAAATAGAGTCATCGTCTTTTCACACCAGCTTCTTTAAGCGCTAACCAAATGAAAAGACCTACAGCCAAAAGAAAAATGCCAAAGGCAAAAATAATTGGAGATAGAACCCAAAACCACGACCATGCAATGAATCCGGTTAGTTTCAGGGCAATGAATAACAGCGTCAAGCCGCCGAAGAATCCGATACCGCCGCTTGCGGAAGAAGAACTAACATTATTAGACATAATTTTCCTTATTAATTAACTAGATTAAAATAATAGGCCAAACAGCCATACCGATTATCATTATCAAAATCTTTGACCATGACAGCATCTCCTGAGATGCACTTATAAGTCTCATCAATTTTTAGATAATTCAGGAGATACAGAGGGACTAGAAATGAGAAATCGTTGTCCCACTTCCTGAAGCCTACACTGATAAGCTGATCCGGGGTGAGGCCCTGAAAGTCCTTCTGACTGAATTCCACATCGAACCACTTTTCATTAGGCTTCCACTTATGCTTATTGTCGAAAATTTCAGTCAAACAACTTACAGAAAATTCCGGGGTCCAGCTGCTGGCATAAGCTCCAATCTCGGCGGCTTTCACAACAAAATTATTATAAATGATTTTTAGATTATCAAAAACTGTATTAGAATTAGACATTTAAAGCCTTCTCAATCGCTGCTTCCAGCTTTTCTCTCACACCGGCATAACGTCGGTTTAAATAATTTTTGAACCTGTCATCTAGGCCTGCGTTGCGTCCAATTGATGTGTTATCCATATTGTCGGCCAGCTTGCCGATCAGAGCAGTGATATTACCGCTGGCGCAGAGCGTATCGATATAGTCTGAATAACTTCCATCTTCGTTATAGTGAGTCAAAAGCTCTACCGCGTCGATAATGGCATTGCTATATCCATAGAGATGGAGATCATAAGCCGTAATATCGCTATCTTCAAGTACGTCGTGGAGCAGTGCGACTTGATAAATATCACTTGCCAGTTTTTCGTCCGCAATGTCGTAACGCTTCACCAGCATTAATGCATTATTAGATACTCTGACACAGTGATCGTACTTAGATACTTTCTGCTGGTCGTATTGACCAGATAGAGCGGCTTTGACAAGGATCATAGTTTTTAAATTACTTGGCATCGATTAATTCAAACCTTCCGTCCGCAAATTCACTATCTTTTCTAACATACATTTCGTCATTGTCAATATCTCGATAAACAAAAACTCTGTCATCGTCTTTAAGTGCATCAGCGGTTTGTACCGTGGCAAAGCCTAAAATTTCATAATCCGTGCCGCGAACTTTATGTCTCGCCCTGTTCAAAGGAGTTTGGCCCATGCGCCAAGCAAAGAAACCAAATATAAAAATTAAATTTAGTCCAGCACTAAATAACAGCAACGGTAATTGGTAAGACAACCTTAACTCCTTTATCGACACGCTTAAATTCTTCGAAGCCTAGCGCAATGACTTCAGGAAAAGAAGTCTCGCGCCACGTGTCCCACTTCTTGCCAAATCTGGTATGCCGCTTGAATTCTCTCACGAACGTTTTGCCGTCACGTCGGCTCAGTGCGACTTGAATGCTATGGGCCTCGTCACCGGCTTGATATACTACAACTGCTTTAGTCATCGCTTGGAAACAACTCCCCATATTTACTGAGGCAGGATTCTACCGCCTCTTGTTCCGTCAATTCTGTGCCGTCGAAAATGTCATACGGGGTGCATTCGCCCTCGTAATAAAACTTTGCCTTCCAATACCACCTACGCCAGAACACGCAGACCGCGATTTCTTGGACATAGGCTTCACACCGGCAATTTTCAATTAAATAATATGCAGGTTTCACGATTATCCCTCCTTTTGAAGGATATTTTGATCCTTCATCTCTACACCTTCAATATCGCCCATACTGGATTGACCATCGCCCTTACCCTTTTCGCCTTTTTTATTGTTTTTCTTAATAATGGCGGCTTGCCCGTTTTTGATTTTTTTGGTAAGTTCGTTAAATATTGCCCTATTTTCGTCATTATTTGGCATACTGACGAGGCGTGGTTCCTTGATGCCTTTCTCTATGATGAGCAGGTAAATAAGTTTACCGCCATCATAACCGCTGATCAATAAGGCCTGATTTTCCATTTCAGCGAAATTGATTGGCACGGCATAGCCAAAGTATTTTGGAACCTGAGTGGCTACGGTCCAATAACCGAGATAAAGCATTGGAATGAAAATAGCTAGTGAGAGTTTCCAGTTATATTTAAATCCAACAAAAACTGTGACAAGTAGAAGTCCGAGAATAATGATCGATGGGATAATCATGCCTTCAACCTCGCAAAGAGAGAAATCTGTTCAGCTTCGGATTTACTGATAAAATTGCCGTCCTTATCAACATCAAACTGTAATATGGTGGATTCTTGCTTGACCGTTTCTAGCACGACCACTTTTTCAATAATATCTTTATAAGGATTCAACTTGAAAACCCTGATCTTGACCGTTTCTGATCCTTTGGTTACTTTATCAAAAAGCATCACATTGACGGTATACGTACCTGCCATTACTGCTCTAATACTAGCAACTTCGCGACGTGTGTGATTGACAATCAGATTACCAGCTGGATCAGTAAAAGTATTATTTCTACCTAGATTGTCTGTGTCTAGGGTCATTCCGCCGATTTCTCTGGTGTGGTAGTAGACAATATCGTTGTTAGGATTACTCATCCAGAGGTCAATATCGTTGGGGCTATCATCGGTCCATGTCATTTCCACTAGGAATTGGGCCGGATCAATGATATTCCCCTTCGCCTTCTCTACCTGAACGTCAGAAATTAAGAACAGGAGGAGAAAGACGCCACATAAAGCCCAAAGGAAGTCGATGTACGAGACTGATAGTGATTTAGTCAGCATCTTTGTACTCTCCAAATGCTAGACCAAGCTGAAACTTGGACATGCCTAGGAAGAACACACCAAAGAGTGTTGTGGTGAACATTGAGAAGAGGCCGTGAAAATCCGCGATTGTTTTCGCGCCTGATATCTGAGCTTCGTACATAACCAACATCACAGCGGTAAGCGTTCCAACCATTCCAATTAGCGGAAGCATATTGGCATAGTATCTGACTGCGTTGAAATTAGAGGCTTCTTTCTTGATGCCTAGATAGGTGCTGATCGCAACATATTGAGCTACAATGAATAATGAGACGTAGGTGTGATCCAGAGCTAGTAGTTGATTAAATCCATCATAAAACTGGATCAGAAAGGCCACGATAAAGAGCGTGACGCAGTTGAAGGTAAGCCATTTGTAGTTCATATCAAAGTTCCTATTTGTTGGTTACGAGCCGTGGCGCTTTCCCGCCACATAGGCTGCTTCTGCGTGTCGTTCCACAATCTTCCTAAATTCGGCGTTGTGGCCATATTCTTGAGGATAGTATTCGTTCCACCAAGAGCAAAAAGTTTGGTCCACAACTGGCGCTGAGACGAAGAACTTTAGCAAATGTCCATTAGGAGAGCCGCTGTCGTCCGCCATAATCCCTAAATACCCGTCGTCTGATGGAAAATACTTACCACCAACGGTATAGGTCCTACCCACAGTGAAATTCCAGCCGCCGTATTTATGTTCTGGATCGACAAAGATAACTTTGTCACCTCTAATGAATTCAGTCACGAATAAATTCCTCTATCTCGCGTAGATCGGTGAAAAAATCATAAACAGCTTCTACAACTTCTTTGCGTTGCTTTTTAATATCAGTGCTGTCCACGACATGATATTTGCAGTCATATTCGTCCAACAGGTCGATCCAGAACTGCATCTCACTTTCCCTCTTATCACCGCCGTATCTCAAAGGATCAGGCTCGAAAGGGATATTGTCATTTAACATTACATAAAGATCACTCTTTGTCAAGTTAAATTTTTGGATAAGTTCTTCAGGCATAGTTCCGCCATAGATTTTATAATAACCAATAGTGGAAAGGAGATCAGTATCTCTTATATTAAACAATGCCATAGGTGCGGAAATCATCGCTGCGTACTGGCCACGCACAATGTTTAACATTTTTTCATCCGTTATCTCAGCGCCGACTTCTTCAAGATAAGGTCTGGCCCATTCGTGAATCCAACGGCCTTCCAACTTATTGGCGAGCCACTTAGACATAGTGGTTTTACCTACTGATTCTTGACCGTAGAGGCACACAGTCTTGGCCAAACGGTTTTGATACTCAGGCAGAATGTATTTAAAATTTTCAGCCAGATTTTTCCTGACACCTGTCCCTGTAACGCTTAGGATTTCCCTGCCAATATCTACCGGGACAAAGGTGATGCCAAGAGCTTCAGCGAAGCGCGCGCCGTATTTTTCCGAGGCGAAGAAGTAATCAATCTTTTTACGCTTCGTGATGGCTTTGTTGACGAGATTGGACCAATAGTCCCAAAACTCAGGCGTGCCATCATCATTCTGAGGCGCATCATCGGCGTAGTGCTCGTGGATCGTTACATTCGTTCCAGCATAATGCTGTGCCAAAACTTCGGCTCGATCCAGAGTGAGTCGTGGTTCAAACGACCTGATACAGACAATGACATGGAGCCGATCCACGAATTTAGAACCAAAATCAATTAGATATTGATGACCACGTGTCGGCAAGAGGCCACTGATCACGCATAGTCCTGTTGTGGTCATACTTCGGGATACTCCGACAGTGGGCGGAATGGAGTATCGTCGCCGCCTTCGATCACGGTGAGGAGATATGTCCCAATCATTTGAGGAGTGATGTTTATTTCTCTGCTTTCAACGCCTGTTTCAAAGGCATAATGCCTATCAGCATCATTGGCAGAGGCTAGTGAAGAAAAGTTAAGACCATCAATAACTAAATCCTCGCCTTCAGTCATGCCATCACTGTCCCACAGTCCGACAAGGTCTACCAATTCAGAAGGAGCGGAATATGTTGCGCGCCCATCTCCATACTCGAAACTCGTGACATACGTTTCACCAAGTCTGTGACGAGACACGCCTAAGCAGTACGCGCCGTGGCCCAAACAGCATCTAGCACCGTCGCCCTTATCAAGTATGCCGGTAGCCTTCTTCCTCTTCTTATTGAGAAGGAAATTGGCCCACTTGATTCGATTCGCTTTAACTTCGTCTCTCGTCATAAAATTTAAACTCCTTCCACGGCCCATCGAGCCAAAACTTCTGCCGCATCTTCTTCCGTGACAAGAACGCCGTTACGCTTCCAAGTCACGCCAAATGTTTCAAGCTCTGTCACGGCGCTGACAGCAATAGTTTCGCCGTTAACCGTGACTTCTGCTTTCATCGTGGGAGATTCCAACGCTTCGTTAAGAAGATATGCACTGGTCCATTTCTTATAACGCATCAAAACCTCCTTTTAAAATTTATTGTCACAAGTGACAGGATTGGAAATCCTATCAGTGGTGGCGCTGGCAATGGCTAGACCGGCGAAGAAGGGCCATGCAATTCCCGCCGTGACAGGACCGTATGAGAACTTCTCCGAAGGGCAAGCCTCTCTATAAATTCTGTCATATCCGGCCCAAGTACCAAAGGCGACGAGGCCGTAAATTATTAGAAATCTCAGCATAAACACCCTCCTTTATCTAGATAGCAGTGTAGCCCCGTTAGGGGCTACTGTCAATGATTTAATTGAAAACTTCTTCTGACTTACGCCATTCAAAATGACCATAAAGTGTATTTCCGAGGAAGTAAACGTATTGGATAACCACGAAATAAGCTTCCTGCTTGAAATAAAGGTAGATCGACAAGACATTGAGGACAAAGAATACGGTCCACGATGTGCGATGTTTGTTGTCGAGCATGGCTTGAGCCACGGCATAAACTACAGCTGTAGTAACGTCTACCCAAGTCTGGTCGTAGCCAAAGTAACCATTGACAATGGTTAGGATCAGATAAGTGGCCAACCCGATCCCGACATATCCGAGCCACCATGCCGCATTAGGATTGGTAACGGGCCGAGTCACATCATCGCTGCGCCAACGGAACCAGCCATAAATCAAATTGATCGATAGGAGAATGTTGAACAGCCCAACGGCGGGGAGATTGGCTTGATAAGATAGAATGGCGTAGAGAATGGTAGAAACCGCGCCGAGCGGGTAATTCCACCTCGTCTGGAACACGCACATCAGGGTGCAAACATAGCTGGTCCAGATCGCGAAAAATTCGACATAGTTAAAATTATGCACATCAACCAGACCCAATACTGAGCCGATGGCGTAAGTGATCACTGTGAGGATCGTGCCCCAATTCAAGCTGCCCCAATACTTATTCATCTAAATCTCCTTTGCGGTTTACTTTTTCATTCTGTCTCTTATCTCAACCAATAAATAGACAATGATGCTTAGTAAAATGATTATGAGCACGTGTCAATCCTCTCGCTCAACTAATTTTCCTACCACAACCGCTGTATCTTGAATTGACTTCAGTTTAAGTTCCGCGTCGGTCCACGTCTTGGCCCAAAGGTCGGTCACAAATTTCCTGCCGTCGTGAAAATACTCAATGGTGTAGCAAAATTCTTCCGTCTCTTTGTTATAAAGTTTAGGATTCGTTTCAACTTTAGCTTTAAAAAGATTAAAATCAATTACTGACATTTTCGTTTTCCATGGTTTTCGTGATAGCCATATTCAATTTCTGCTTTGGCTCTGGCTTCCGCTGCTTCTTCTTTAGTTAGGAAATAGCCTAAAAATTTACGCTTGCCATCTCCTGTTGAGATACGGGCAACCCACTGTTTAGGAGGTGAAGCAGAAGGCCAAAAATCCACTCCAATAATGCCGCTTTTATTATTTTTAGCTAGAGACTGATTCTTATCGTTTTCTAGTTTTGTTACATCCCGCAAATTCTCTATTCGATTATCCCAAGGTTTCCCATTGATGTGATCAATGATTCCATTTGGCCATGAACCATAAACGTAAAGCCAAGCAATATTATGCGCTCTATACCTTTTTGTGAAAATGGTCCCAAGTTTGTAACCATCTTTATCATTTAAAGTAAAGGCCTTAGTATAGGCATAACGACTGTTCCAACTAGCTGATCCCGGTCCAGTTGGGTTATCAAACCATTTTTTGTCTCTGAATTTCCAATAAAAATGGCCAGTATGAGGTTCGTAATGTAACAGTTCTTTTAGGATATCTTGAGTTAATTCTATTTTCATAGTTCCAAATCTATGTAACTTAGTTCGTTTAAACAAATAAATCTCGTGCCATCAATGACTTGATCGATATCTACGTGCCAATGGCCAAAAATGTGCGTCTCTGGTTTGTGGTAGTCTCTCATTATCTGTAACGCCTGCCTAGTCCTGCTAGGGTCTTCCAGCTTTGTCCTATTGACCGCAGCTAAAATCCCATCAGCAATGAATTCTGGACATTCGTGGGTGATAAGGACTCGTGGTTTATGTACAGCCGCTGTATCAATAAACGATTGAAGATCGTTGTATGCACATTCTTCATCGGCCCACCATGACAGGCCTTCAGTCCGATAAGCTTTGTCGATTGATGTTGCGCCGCCGATAAACATCACATCATCTTCGACCGTGCCATCTGGAATCCACTTTTTATCCATGCGGCACACATTGGGATTGTCATGGTTGCCCCTAATGTATCGGGCACCGTGCTTAATCATCAAGTCATGAGGAGGATTGGCGCTGCGCACCAATTCTCTCTCAAAATTATAGGATCGAAAGCCTACGCCCATATCTCCGACTTGAATGGATCGAGTCGTGCCTTTGATGATCTTTTTGTATTGATCATATTTGCCATGAACATCGCCAATGACGCGGGTCAGCTGTCTAGCCATAATATGGCACCCTGACAATGTCGAGCAGTTCTACGCGCTCGCCTGTGACAATGTCGTAAGGCTCTTCATCATAGGCTAGTTGAGCCTCCTCCTTGGAAGTGAAAAAGCCATTATGGTAATCAACTCCATCAGCGAAACGGCACACGATGAGCCACGTTTCGATCAGCGGTTCTCTGTCATCCGTACCTTCGCCCACTTCCGGCTCGATTTCTTTAACAAAGACCCACTGGCTCAAAAATCTTTCTTCAGTGCTCTCCCACAGCCATGTGTCGCCAATTTTTCGAGGGTCAAATGGGTCTTTCCCGCCTGTCATGGTGAGCCAGATTTCGCCAACCTTATTCACCCTAGCCACGGCTAGGAGTGAGCCTTGAAACAGCCATTCGCAATTATTTCTAATAGTCATATAATGTTATTCCTTAAATGAAAAAAGACCCTCTTCCGTCACGAGTTTCGCTCAGGAAGAGGGCAAGAAGAAAATGTTAATGCATTGCACCAATTGGTTCGAAGTCGCCTTCTGCGAAACACTGCGCCATGGAGATAGGGTTGCCCATATGACCGTTATACAGAAGCTCCATTCTACCTACGATATTGAAAAGACTGATATGCCGTTTCTCCAATTCCTCGCCTAGTTGTCCCTCTTCTTCAAAGTCGAAAACAATACTGTCATTTACATCATCCGTCTTTCTGTAGGTAACAAAAGCAGTAAATCGCGCCATTTCTTAAGAACCCCCGTTGAGCCTATGTTGTCTCATGGCGCGAGAAATTCGCGACATAATTGTGTGTAGCTGATTCGCGTCGTTCTTCTCAAGTAGTTGAATCTCACTATTGACATTCCAATCAATCGGTGCTTGATCCAAATGTTGAGCAAAAACAAGAGCATCGCGTTTCTGCTTGAAAGGAGGGATGATCCACATCGCTTTCAACCCTGACATAATGTGATAAATATACCACAATCCATCGTCGGAATTTTTAACAAGGGCGAATCGCCCTTCTTGATAGGCGGGGAGGTTGTTAAATAAGAACTTCGTAGCCAATAAAAAACTCCCCATAAATCAATATGGGGAGTTTTGTATCAGAACGTTTCGTGAATGTCAATAGAAATGTTACAGCCGGGGGACCAAAATCACTTCTTCGTTGATGATCGAATTGATGATCGAAGGGTGGGTTTTGGCGAATTCCATGACCTTATCCTCGACGGAACTGTTCGACCTGACCTTGATTTCACGCCGATCCGGCACAGGCTGATCATTGGTGTTGTTGCCGGTATTGAAATCAGCGTTGCGCTGATCCATATCCTGCTTCATCTTTTCTTCACGAGCCCTCGCACCGGCTTGGACGATCTTCTGGCGAATCTCGCCAAGAGAGCCACGACCCATACGATTGATGGACAGAAGCTCATCATCCTTGATGTTGTCAACATCAGCCAGAGTCTTATCCAGCAAGCCGCCATTCTTCAGCGCAGCGGCGGCGCGACCGCTCCATGCGATTTCGTTTACCTTGATCGACTTCAGTTCATTGATTGCAGTAGCCATGACATTTTCTCCTGTTTCGTTTCCGTTGTTTGTGACACCGCCCCTTGCGTTTGTCTGACGGAATAATGGATAACATAAAGAAATGTTCCGTGAAAAGTAACCTCTTTTGATTACTTTTTCATAAGTCTTTGAAAATGCATGGATTTATTTTCGAGGAGAGGTTGGCGTCACGCCTAAATTGCCTCGTTTTGGTCATAAACTAGATCAATCACATCATTTAAGGAGCCACTAATGAAGCTTGGTTGAGCCCCGCTACCCATCAAAGTTTGCCAAACGCAGCGAGTCCTGACTATCTCTTCGATCTCAGAATCGGATAAATACCAACAAGAAATGAAGTGATTCTTTGCATGATGGACCGGCATGCTGCGTACCTCTTCCTCAGTCATACCTTTCGGTGGACCAAGGGTTAGGTTAGCGCCGGGAAAATCAACTGGAACTGCCATGTCACAAATCCTCGTCTTCATCGTAATCGCCATCTTCAGCATCGATCTTGAGCCGCTTCTCTGCCGCGATTTCAATCATCACATCGGCCAATTCAAGATAGGTCTCATAGTTATCGTATTGCCCGCCATAATTCGAAGGCCTATAACTTTTCCACATCTGATCCATATTGGTCTCAAAGATGAATTGCTTATAAAGTTCTTCTGCCAGTCCAAGGCTAACGGCGCGGTCCAACGGTTCATAAGATTTAGCATCATTGATTTTATTAAAAATTTTCCAACCAATCTTGCTATGGTTCCAGCCAAAGGCGTGAGAATTCTCTAGGTACATATGAAACATGTAATGTTTGACTGGATCGTCGGGAAGAGCGGATTCCGTCATCTTCTTAGCCTCTTCGAACGCATCAATGAAATAAGACGGTCCCGTTTCGAAGATTGTACGCCGATAGTTGAACAGGTCATCAGGATCGATCACTTTAGAGCTAAATTTCTGGTAGGCCTGTGGATGGATAAGGAATAGAGTGTCAGACACGCTATATTCAGCGCCAAGATCGTCCGTATCAATGGTCCTATCTTCTTCACCATCTTCAACGTTAAGACCAAGAAATTCATTGAGAGGATTCGGCTTGAAATCTTCATCAACTCTGCCATAATCATAGTATGACGTGAGTTGTGGGAAAGAAATGGGTTGCCACTCCTGATCCGGTTTGAAAATAATAGCGCCTTGGCGATACACATGCTTCTGGCGCTCCAAACGTGTCACGTAGCACGGCTCGCCCCATTGAATCGTCATACCAGTGATGCCACAGACTTTATGAAAACTTCCCACTATTCAACTTCCTCATAATTAATTTTATAAATTTTGTAATCGTTGTGTTCCGGACTTCGACGTTTGACGTAATCCAGCAAGTTTCTAGCACTCTCTATCGAGCCGTGATGGACCTGAGTGTGATAGGTGTAGATACACTTCGAACCATTATCCCAATGACGAGCCACGACATAATCAAATGTTTTCGGCATGTTCAGCCTCTGCAATTTCTGTCACTCTTGAAATAATTTTCTTTTGATCTGCGGCGTACCAGCCAGCGCTGGCAAACCCATTTAGTTCCACAATTTTAGGAACGCCATCTGCCATCAGGGCAACGTCACAGGTGTAGACCGTGTCGAGTTGCCACGGAAGTTCGGCTACTTGTTTTGCCAAGGCTTCACACTCAGCGGGCCAATCCCTACGAATATCCAGATTTCCGTCCCAACGATATTCCGAACCGGCGATGACTTCACCAGCGCCAATGATGAATCTGAATTCACCCTTAATTTCCTGCTTCTTCGACTTCGCGATCATGACGATTGTCTCATCCGTGACAGAAGTCAGTTGCTGCGTCGAATTTGCTTCGAACAGGAAATCACTGTAGAATATGGCTTGGCCAGTGAAACTCTTATCCCCACTCATGGGGCGGATAAAAATTTCGTAGCACTTAAGCAGATCGACATAAACCTCTTTCCATCTCGCCTTAAGGTCGCCCCAAGGCAGCATGATATAGTCAGAGTTGAGGAACCAATCATGAGGGATATTCGTCATATAGACGTTGCACTGACGATTTTGGGTGTAACCATAAGCGCCGGGAACGAAGACTCTTGGACATTTCTTGACGAAATTAATCGAGCCGTAGATCACAACGGGATCGCCGTCTTTGAATGGCCCATAATCTTGGTCTTTCGCGTCAGCGAAAGGGATGTATTGGGCATAATAATAAGGAATTCCTAATTCTTTAAAATTTTCATCCATGTTCCGATACAGCGGACTGCGATCAAACATGTGATTGTCGATTAACCATGTGATTTTGGTCACTAGCTCCAACCTTTCTCAAATCTCTCAAGCGCCAAGTTGATCCTGCGCCTCGACCATGTCAAAATTATCTTGTAGCTCATGCCGCTTGGAAAACTTTTAATAAGTTTCTTGAACTTGGCGTCAGTAATGGCTCCCTTTGCCTCATTGCAAGCCCTACAAGAGCCTGCAATGTTTTCCTTAGCGTCGGACCCATTCTTGCTTCTTGGCTGCTTATGCTCCGCCGTGACGCTTTTAAATGACAAAGGCTCGTGGCAATAGCAGCACTTCTTGTCTTGGCTCAATAGAGCTTCCTCTCGATAGATTTTGACAAAAGCTCTATCGAGTTTTGATAAATTATGATGTTTCGACATAAGGTAGCTTAAATTAAGTTAGCCGTGGCGAATTCGGCCCAAACCTCAGCCGCAATGGCAAGGTCTCTATCAATTACGGCGTCCCAAACCATAGGAGGAGACGCCATGAACACAGCATTTGCAGGGCTGTTTGCCGCGCCGTTGTGTGCCTCAATCACCATGCAGAGTCGACTAATCAAAGTGGCAACGTCTGTGAATCGGACAAAAGCGCCTGTTGGATGGGGGATGGCGTAATCTTCGAACACGGCGTAACGATCTAGGGTTAGCTCTTCATTCATTTTCAATCCTCCTTTTCATATTCCCTGACAATTGCAGCTAATTGTTTATCTGTCAACTTATAATGCAACTTTACCCAATTAACCGCCTTCTCAAATTCCTTGTTGCTATAAAGCAACAAGCTTCCGTACCTCACTTCGACAAAGCCGGGAGGGTGTGATTTTTTAAAAGCTAATTTCATGACGGATTTGTTCCAAAAAGATAAAAAGTCAGCGATACAGGAATCGCGACAAGGAAAACGGGGGAAATCCACGAAAGAATGCTTCTCGCCCGTTCATTGACAAGATAATTTTCCAAACCGATGCAGAGCCACGTCATAACAAGGCACATCGAAATAGCGAAAAATACAGGTGCTAAGAGAGTTGGTGCGCTCATTAATTTGCTCCTAACAGGAGGAGCAGAATGGCGTAGGTTAGTTGATAATTATAAAGAAAAGAACCGACGATTAAAATGGTAACGGCGTAACAAATATAATTAATTATTTTCAACTGAAATCATCCCTATAATTTGATAAAGTTTGGTGAGAGAGGCGCGATCATCAATGGAGCCGTGGAAAATCTCTTCACTCCTGACCTTGAGCCACTTAATCTGCGCCTCAAGTTCGTCACTTACATAGCGCTCTCCATCGATATAAACTTCTTTAAACTTGCTTTTAGTTGCTGCGCTGGTGGCGGACATACTGATCCTTTATGTTTAAAGGTTATAATCATTTTGCTTGACTTTTTGTAATTCGTCGTTTATAACAGCTAAATTCAATAAGTCAATAGGAATTTTAATGACGTTCCATTCAGTTTATGACGCCATGTTTGCTGGCTTTTGTGACAGGTTAAATGATTTACCTTCTAGAATTGATGATTATGATTATTTCACAGGACCACGTTATGAAATCGGAAGGCACTTGGCTCAATGGCTAATCACCAGCGAAATTGATACCTCCAAAGTCACTTCATATAATATTATGAACATTTATTCACAACACAAAAATGAGATTTATCCCCGTTATGGCAGGCAGTTCGGTAGAGCGCGAAATTAGAAATACAGTCATTGATAAAATCAGACAAGTTAGACCCTGTTCACGAATAATCCATGAACTAAATACGGCAGGGACAGGAAGTCCTCGTGCCGATCTAGCCGTTGTTGGTCTTTCTGAAATTTTATTATTTGAAATTAAGAGTGAGAAAGACGTACTTAAGCGTTTGGATCATCAGTGGAAAGCGTTTAAACGCTGCTCACATCAAACCTTTCTCGTGCTCGATAAAAAGTTTTTTGTCGCGAAAGATTATGCCAATAATGGTGGTACGCGTTACGATCCTAGCCCACCATTGACAGAAATAGTCGGCAGTCATGTCAAAGATTTTGTCTGGACCTATCCAGAGCCGTTACGGAATTCAAATCGCTACATGGATCAGACGTGGAAAATCAAGGGTTTGTATGACACACCTGATACCAGAGCCATGCTCAATTTGCTGTGGCGCGACGAACTTGTCCAGCTTTGCAAAAATTTAAGCTTGCCATATCTGGCTAAAGAGAATATGACGAAATTAACAGAACGCTTGATTCTCGGCGCAACTGGTAGGCAAATTACTGAAGGTGTCTGCTCCGCGCTCAGGTCGAGAAAATTCGCAGAAGCTGACGAGATATAAAGAGGAGTGCCATGACGCCGGAACAGCAGCAACAGCTTATCGTGTACGAAGCCCTTATTCCCGCCATACCAGAGGCGTGGGTAAGGCGACAGCATAGAAAAAAGGTGGCACTGTTCAAGCAACAAGATGGGTTGTGCTGTCTCTGTAGCAAACCTATGACGATCAGCGTCGGGAAGCACAAAAGCAAGACGCCGAAAAGTAATGCCACGTTTGAGCATGTGCATCTCAAATCTAAAGGTGGTTCGAGTGCTAAGGAGAACGTTCCTCTCAGTCATTGGTCCTGCAACCAGCGCCGAGGCACCGAAAATTTTGAAAAATTCAAAGCTAAAATAATTGAAAATGGTGGTAAAGTTCCGCCACCGATTCGCGGCAAGCACTACTTCAGAAAGCTAAACGCTCTAGACGGTGATGCAGAAGCGATGGAACAAATCTTGGCAAAGAATCTTAAACTGTCCCTGTACATTCTCGCCCTAGAAGAAGGTTGGGAAAAGAATGACAAGGTTACTGTTGAAGGTTTAAAAGCTCAACAGGATCGACCTATAAAGTTAGGAGCAAGGGAAAATGGTTTACCAAATCAAGCATGAAACGTGGCGAGGAGAAATCGGTAACTGCATCGCTTCACCCGGATTTGAATTTAAGGTAGGCACGGCGGACACGATTCGTAAGGTCCATTGCCTTAAAATGGAACGAATCGGCACGGTCGATCTGTTCACAGTTTATTGGGGCATTATCATGCCGGGAGAAGAAGTAAGTGGTCGAAGTAAAAATTAGAGAAGATGATATCGCTGAAGGTGTGGCTATCATGCGTGACAGGGCCGCAGCGGTAATTGATGCCGAAGATTGGACCGTGATCGACGGAATAGATGAAGATGAAGAATATGAATGTCCTAATCCTGCCGAGCCTTCCACAATTCTGTTTCAGATAGAGTATGTTGACGGTGATGATTGGGGCATATATGAAATTCAATATGAAGGTGGCGCGGCGGCGTATGAAGCCGAGTTCGGCGCTGGCCTATCATACACCATCAAAGAAATGATCGGCGTGAATGAGATCAAAGAAGATGAGTGGTTCGTGATCGAAGGCTTCTCGACTCACTATTGGCAAGATTACTACGGCGAAGTGGATTGTAGTCATGAATTCACCAAATTCCGCGCCGCCTCAATCTATGACCGTCTCTATTTTGGAGTATAACTGACATGATTTACATTATCCTTTACTTCTTCAGCATGTTCGTTGCACTTGGCTTCTTTCGCAGGATGGGCTTGTCAGACGTATTTTGGGCCTCAGTGTTGTGGCCCATCGTAATCGTTGTTGCCTTGCCATTTATTATCGGTAAGAAGATCGCGGAATGGAGTGGATATTGACCAGTCCTGAATACATCTGGATCGTGACTGAAAATGGCGGGGTAGAAGCGTTGGAACGCGTCAAAGGTGATGTGTTTTCTTATGCAAAAGTGATTGACGGTAAGTTAGACCCAATGTTTAGAGACAGTCTCGGCGTTATGACGGCTATCGTGCCTGAACATTATATCAAGGAGTACAAGAGATGGAAGAAGGAGAAAAGTAATGGGATATCAAGTTGATCATTTTCTAACATATACTGGCCACGACTTGGCGTTTAACGCTATGCTCGTCATGTTCAAAGGTAGGGCGGAAGATGTTGTGGCCCAAGCTGCGGATAAGAAGTACCTGTTTTACGGTGAAAGCGTTTATGACGATGAGATGAACGAGGCAATGCTTCCCGTTTCTAAAATGTTCCCCGGCATTCTGTTCAAGGTAACGTCGAAATGGGAGCAAGGCATCGGTGGCGATATTACCGACACTTATTATCGTGACGGTAAGATGGCATTTTATAAAGCTGTCGTGACCATGCCAGAATTTAAGGAAGGTGATTTGAAGTGACAATTGTTATTGGTTATTGGGGTATTCCTGCCCTTGTTACTTTTATTAGTATAACGACTGCGGTAATTCTCGTCATGCGCGAAGATGATCCCTTGGTAGGAGCGTTTTTTGCTCCTCTTTTTATGGGAACGGCTGTGATTGTATCACTGCTGGCATGGTGCATCTATTTCGCGGTGACTTGATGAACATTTTTCTAGATGACGAACGCCTGCCCGCGAATTACCTTGACTTCGTTATTGTAAGGAATTATAACGAATTCGTTGACGCAGTGCTTTACGCAAAAACGCCGATCAAATTCATTAGCTTTGATCACGATCTTGGAGATGACAGCCTTAGTGGCTACGAGTGTGCCAAGTATCTAGTTGATCTGGATGAGGATAGAGGTGGAACACTGATCGGGCCGGATTTTGAGTGGTACGTCCATAGTCAAAATCCTGTCGGGGCGGCTAACATTGAAAATTATCTCGACGGTTATATGAATTTTAAATATCAGACGGAGGCGGATTATTAAAGTGGCAAAGCTTTTGACCAGAGATGATTTCAGAGAGGGCGTCTTTATCAGGGACGGTCATCGCTGTGTCGTTTGCGGAATAGGTGGAAAGCTTGACGCACATCATATCTTGGAACGCCGACTCTTTTCCGATGGTGGTTATTATCTCGATAACGGGGCCAGCGTCTGCGGAATTCACCACATAGCTTGCGAGGCTACAGACATTTCAGTCGAGGAAATCAGAGAACGTGCCGGGATCACGAAGAAGGTTATCCCTGAGCATTTCTATGATGATCAGGTGTATGACAAATGGGGAAATCCAATCCTGCCGAATGGAACTAGGTTGATCGGAGAACTTTTCTTTGACGAATCGGTTCAAAAGATACTTCATGATAAGCTCCCACTGTTCACTCATTATGTCAAATATCCACGCACGACTCATGTTCCATGGTCTCCCGGCATGAATGAGGATGATCGTATCCTAAGAGATATGTCAGCTTTCAGCGGTATGGAAGTCGTTGTGACGGAGAAAATGGATGGTGAGAACACTACGCTTTATAGCGATTATATTCACGCCAGAAGTCTTGATGGCAGGAATCATCCTAGTCGCAATTGGGTTAAAAACTTTTGGAGTTCCATTGCCGTAGATATTCCTGAGCGTTGGAGAGTTTGTGGTGAAAACCTTTATGCCAAACACTCCATCGGTTATGATAATCTCGAAACTTATTTTTACGGCTTCTCCATCTGGAACGATAAAAACGTTTGTCTCTCATGGGACGAGACGTTGGAGTGGTTTAAACTATTAAACATTGAGCCAGTTCCTGTTCTGTATCGAGGCATGTATGACGAAAAACTTATTAAAAACATAGCTTTGTCGTGGGACAATCATGAAGGTTATGTCGTTAGGAGTGCAAGTGAATTTTCTTTCGGAGAATTCAAAAAATATGTTGCAAAGTGTGTAAGGAAAGGTCATATACAGACCACCAAACATTGGATGCATGGGCAGAAAATGGAAGTTAACGAACTAAAGGAGAAAATTTATGAGTGATTTTGGAGCAGCAAAGCTTAAGGAAGCACGTCAGGCGCGAATCGCGGAAATTACCGGGGTCAAGGCCAAGACGGTACAGACCGAAACGGCCAAGGATACGCGGGCCGAAAATATCGCGGCTAACACGTTCTACAAGATCGTACTTAATCCTGAGCTTTCGCCGGAAGATAAGCAGAAAGCAGTAGCGAAAACTCTCGCTACCGTGGGCACGAAGGAAGAAAACAAGGCCACGATTAAGGCTTTGGATGAATTCAAGGAATTTCTTCAGCTTCAGCGCGAAACGATGGCTGGTAAAATCATTGATGTCACCAATACGAATACCACGGCTCAGCTTCAGCAAGTTTATACCACAATGAATGACGGTCTTATCGAATTCAATGAAGCGATGAAGCCAATCCTTGAAATCATCGACGCGATGCACGTTGTGAGAAAAGAAGGGAAGACCAACGAAATCTTCTCAGATATTCGCAACGACCGTAGCGTTGAGACAGAATTCAACGGCAAGATCAACGGCATTAAGCAGCGCTTTGAAACAACTCAGCAACTGATCAACGATCTTACCAATGAAAATGCGCGACTCAGCGAAGATAAAGCGCTGTTCGGCCTGCTCGGGGTGCGCCAATCCTCACGCGAAAAGATCGCTTTGAATGAAATTTCTATCATTCAGGCCAAAGACAATATTGTTCGCTTGGAGCAAGAGCTTTCGGCAGTTTCGGCTCAAGCTCCTGTCTCTGTTGAAGATGATTCGGAATTCGGCAAGGCCAAGGCTACGATTCGCGCCATGCTCGATCTTTCGGCGGAAGAACATCAGCGAAATTCTGCCAACACTGTTGAAAAGGCTAAGAAATTCGTGGCAGTTTCTAAGTCTGCTCTCGGCGGAATTCGTGGCAGTCTTACCGGTATGGGAGATCAAATCGATGATCTTACCGATGCTAACCAATCCATGATTAGTGCATATGCCATCCTTGGCGAAGGTATTAAGGAAGCTGGTTCGGAGATCAAGACGAAGCGCGAAACTCTAGCGACACCCGCCGAAGAAGAATCAATGATCACTAAGATGAAGCGAGACAATGAACTTCGCGCCATTGACGATCATCTCACTGTGCTCTCAAGTTCCGCCGTTGACACTGAAAAGACTTTTGCTGATCTTTCTACGCAGAGTGTTCGAATTAAGACCATGGCAGATTCAAACTCGTCTCAGGTCGAGAAGGTGCGTGTTATGCATACTCAAGGCGTTGCGGGCGTTGCGGATCGACTTTCTACCGTGCTTCAGGCCGTGGGCCAAGCCGCAATTGCTGAAAGTGCAACCATTGCTCGTGATACAATGGTTCAGATGAATGATGCGACGAACGAAATTGCTATGAAGGAAAGCATGAGAGTGGCTGTCGCAACTGGCGAAGTGAACGAAGAGCTTGTAAAGGCAATGGAAGACCTTTACCAGTACAAGGATGTAGTTGCCGACGCCACAAAGATCACACGCGAAAACGTGGCTGAACTTGAACAGAACCTTGAATCGATCCGAGAACTTGCTTCATCGGTGCAGGACGCGGTCAAGGAAAATGCTTCGGTTCACTCTTCGATCAAGATCGAAGCGACGGAACAGCCTTCTAAGTCTGCCGAAGACACGCCTTTCAAGATTTAAACGAAGAGAATCACTTGACAAAATCACTTAAGGCGCTTTAAATAGCGCCTTAATCATATCTATCTAAAAGAACTTAAGGAGAAAAATTTTGGATTATCTGATTCGCGGTTCTGAATATCTGGCGCAGCACGTAGGTTTCAATCTCGTTGGTAGAAATCACGATTTGGATAGGTTAAGCGCTATTTTGATGCGAAGCGCGGCAAATTCTGTCGTACTTGTCGGTCCCGGTGGTGTAGGCATTACCGCGCTCTGCCTCGGGCTTCAGATGAAGAAGGCTGATCCAGATGCGCCGTTCGATATCGTGGCAAAGCGACTGTTCTGGCTCGATACTGATAGGCTTTTCTCGTCCGGTGATTCCAATAAGACGAGCGAAGATTTCCGAAAGATCATGGCTCGCCTCGAAAAGACACCTGATTCCATTCTGATTATCGAAGACACTCGTGATTTCATTGAGGCGTGTCGAAACAACGGCGCGGTTCATTTCATCAACGATCTTATGTCGGCAGTGAAGCGGAATCTGACACAGGTCATCTTTGAGACACGTGACGAAGATGCTGAAACTGTCATGAGGGTCCATAGTGATCTAAAAGAATGTTTCACAATGATGGACGTGATTGAGCCTGTCAAAGAAGCTCTTCATGAGATTGTCACGAAGGCGTCTGAAGGTCTAGCCAAATATCATGAAATTGCGATTAATGATGATGCTATTCTTGAGGCGATTGCACTTACGAACAAATATCGTACCCGCGATCCCGGTCTAAGCCGTGCTCAGCCAGAGCGTAGCGTCACGCTTCTGGATCGCGCCCTTGCCAGTTACCGTCTCAAAGCTCATGCCGGTCTAGACGAAACTGTTTCTGCAAAATTGCGCGAATTTAATAAAAATAAAAGAGATGGTGAAATTGAAATCGCCAACCTTGAAGAAAATATCGAGCAGCGGCTAAAAGAAATCAAGGAAAAGGGTGATAGTTTCAATATCGGAATTGAGCCTCCCGCCGTTGTTGAACTTCGCAAAACTATTAAAGAATTCCAAAAAGTAGTTGATGCGAATAAGGCAGAATTTGATAAATTAAAGCTAGAAATCAATGCCAATCTACGTCTGACAAAGGAAATGGTGACGGAAGAGTTTGCCATGATTTCTGGCATTGCGGCGTCGAAGCTTAATGAAAACGAGCGCGAAAAGCTGAAGGGTCTTGAGGCAGAGTTGGGGCAGCGTGTCTTTGGACAGCCTCTAGCAGTGGGCAAGTTGGCTAATGCCGTTAAGGTGGCTCGGGCGGTGCGTCGAAATAAGGAATCTCCACAAGCCGCGTTCATGTTCCTCGGGCCATCTGGTGTCGGTAAAACCGAAATTGCAAAGGCTCTTGCCTCAATTCTCTTAGGTAGTGAGAAATCTCTGGCGCGTTTCGATATGTCAGAATACTCGGAAAAGCATGCCGTGGCAAAGCTTATCGGTGCACCTCCGGGTTACGAGTTGGCCGAGGCTGGTGGTATTTTGACCAATTTGATGCGGAACAATCCTAATCAGATTCTCCTCTTCGATGAGATCGAAAAGGCTGATCCGCAGATTTTCAATCTCTTCCTTCAGATTCTTTCTGATGGTCGCCTCACTGATAACTTGGGCCGTACCGTTTCGTTCGCGGATTCCATCATTATCATGACAACGAATATTGGTCAGCCACATTTCCTCAATGAGGAATTGACGTGGGAAGAAGCTGAAACTCTTGCATTCGAAGACCTTAACAATACCTATCGTCCTGAATTTCTTAACAGATTTGCGGGTCGTGAGAACATTGTTTGCTTCAGAAAGCTTGAAGTAGAGCATATCGAACATATCGTGATGCGTGAAATTAATAAAATTTCTAACGTCTACGGCGAGGAAGAGATTATTATCACTATTCAGGGAAACACGATTACAAACTTCTGTGCCGATCATTACGACCCTGTCAAAGGGGCTCGTGGCTTGCCGGGATATATCGAAACCAATCTTGAACCTATTTTCGCTGATTTCTCTCTTGATGGCTTTACAGGTAAGCTCTTTGTAAGGTATGATACTGAAACAAAATCATTTAAGGTGGAGAAGGAACAATAATGGCTGACAACGATCTTCTTGAACAGATGCGGCGGGCCAGAGAGACTCAAGAAAAAATTGAGCGAGACAGGACCAAGGTAAAATCGGAATCCCGGATAGAGCGAATGTCGGAAGACTTGAACATGTTCCATAGGTTCATTCTTCAGGTCATAGCTGCGTGTCAGTGGTCGTTCTGGAACGTGGGTGTTCCGACATGGAAAGTTGTGCGTTGGCCGTTCTGGAAGCTCCTGAAGCAGTACAGACGCCTTTGGAGCCTTGTCGTGTATCGGCGGGACGAATTCGAAAATCTCCGGTTCTCAAAAGTGAGAGCCGGAGCGTTTTTGACCAGCACTGTGATTTTTGTTTGGTTCTTCCTGTGGCCCCTGACATTCTTCGTCGGAGAGACGGTGAGTTACGGCCTGACCGCAAAAGTCAACGAGACGATCTACCTCCATAACAGCCAAGAAATTGATTCGGAAAACAACATTCACTCTGTTCAAGGCGCGACACGCCTTCCATTGGATGAGAACGACACTATCTATTTTCGAATCGAAGGCACGTTGTTCAACCACCTTTGGAGCTTGGTGCACGGCCATGGCCTGTTCTACAGCGACTATGTCAGTGCTACCGTTCCTCCCGGCCTTAATATTTGTACCACAACGTCATACGGCTTCAGGTTAAAGCTCCTGATGCGTAATTGGGAAATTTACCCTCATTTGTTGAGCGCGACATGTAGTCCAGTAAATGGAGAGGATTTGAAGTAATGCATATAAAAGAATACCTAAAGCCTTGGTTAGTAGGTGTAGGTCGCGCCGATCTGGCACGTAAAGTGGATCGCGACGAAATTCCTGAACTATATGATGCAGAAAGCTCTCAAGTGTTTGCCAGATTTCAAAAAGGGGAAATTACTCCCAACGAAGTTCTGCAAGAAATTTTTGGAATTTAGTATGGAAGATGGGAAAGACTTTGAAGCTGTCCTAGATGTGATACGTTATGCCAGAGGCCGATTCCAAGAAAGCGGAACCATAGCTGTGATAGAGATAGACGTTGCGTCATGTGTGTTTTGGGACATAGCTAAATACGTTGGCCATGCCAATGTCAGGCACGACAGGCGCGGAGAAATGTACCCGCCTCACATTATCCTAGAAGGTATTAGGATCAATTTCTCACACGTCCGAGAAACGCCGTATCGAAAATTTTAATAAAGGAGGCATACATGAACAAAATTGACGAAATGTGGAAAAGATTCTTGTCCCTGTTTAACCTCTGTAATACTGAAAATCCCAATCAGGGTCAGGTTAAATTCTTGACCGATGACTTCAATTACATATACAAGAAAAGCAATGTGGAGGAGCAGGGCGAATATCATGGCCGTGTCTCCGACTTCATGCAAGAATCACAAGGAGAAAACAATGAGTGACACACTAACTCTGATCCGATCCAAGTTCCTCGAAAGCCGTAAGGCTCGCGACACTGAAACATCTGCCTTCCTCTCAACCATCATTGGTGAAATCGAATCTAACGCTAAGATGATTGACGGGGTCAAGGTAGTGACAGAGGAAGGCACTGTCAAAGTCCTTAAATCTTTTGAAAAGAAGGTGGTTGAATTTTTGCTAGTAGTTCCTGAGAACGCTAAATCACTTCGCGAGAGGGAAATTATCGAATCTTTCCTTCCAAAGCAACTTAGTGAGACAGAGATACTTGACATTCTCGAAAAAAGTGGTACAGAGAAGGTCATGGGTTCTTTGATGAAATATCTCAAAGACAATTACGCCGGATCGTATGACGGTAAAACGGCTTCGAAAGTTGTGAAGGGAATGATATAATGAGCTATTATGAGAGAGCTAGGGAAGAGCGCCGCCAGAGATTGAGCCAAGAAGCATCCGCCATGACAACGGCTCAGCTGCGCTCCGCATTGGAATGGCAAATCGCGCTAGAAGATCATAGCGCTGAAATTGGCGAAAGCTGGCACGGCGCAGCGCTTAAGATTGAAATGATTAGGCAAGAATTAGCGAGGCGTTACTGATATGGCAACCGCTGTAGTTTGGGACGCGTATCACCGGGACAAGTATGAAGGCACTTTGTTCAAGCGTTATCCAGACGGTATAACCATTGACTTGTCAAATGGAATCAGATATTTTGCTAAAAACGCTAACATCGTTACAGTCGAGGGCGAAGAAAAGGAGGAACCGGAAAGTGGAACAGAGTAGGGCATTCGAAGAAGGTTATGACGCATATTTCTTTGGGTCTGACAGGGGCGAAAATCCATACAAAATGTCGCAGTTCGAATATCAGGATTGGGAAGCTGGATATCTTGATGCATGGGATTTCGATTTGTATAAAATTTCAGAGGAGGGCGAAACGTGGCGGCAGATGGTTTGAAAATGGAAGTTCAGACAACGAATTTTGTTGATGCTTTTGATCTGGCCCTTTACCTTTCCAAAAAGATTGGTAAATCTGTTGAAGTGGGTGATGCAGATAATCACTCAGATTATACCGTCTCAGTGAAGAGAGAAAACCTTGATCAATGGGATCAAAAGGCTCTTGATGAATTCTTAAATACTGGCTGGCTAAGTATGGGTCGTAATCGTCGGATTGTCATGACTCATGCCGCCAATGAGGGTTGGATCGAAGAAGGGAATTATGTAATCCGCGTATCATGGTAAAATATTTAATTCAAGTCATGGGGCCGCGTCGGTATAAGATTCGGTGCAAGTGGTGGTACAAGCCGTTTAGAAAGATTTTACTAGATGAAGAGTATCGAAACATAGATGATGTGCAACAAGCGATTGATGAACTGAGAGATAAAGAGGACGGAGAATGAAGCGGAACTTTTTCGGAGACCCTATCCCTGCCAATCTTCTAGAGATTGAAGAAGCTCTGATGGAACTGGATATCGTCATTGATGAGGCCAACGCAGTGCTTGATTTCGAAGCGGCTGGTGGAGATTTCCACGGCTGGTCCGCCATGATCCAAGATATCTTTGGCGATAAGTCTATCTCTACCATGGGCTATGAATCAAAAGAACAGCTAATCGCTGACCTTAAATTCGTAGGTATCGATAATATTACTACTTGACACATGTCGCAGAATCATGCGTAATGTCCTTCTAGTAGTATAACATAGGAGGACTTGTCAATGCATAAGAATATTGTCGTGCCGTTTATCGTTCTAGCCATCCCTCTATTAGGTTCTATGGCATATGTCTTTAGGGACAACTTAGGCCTGCCTCAAACCGAGGCAGGTAGGACAGAAGCAATAGCCAAAAGAATCTTCGATAATTGCGTCACAGAGATGCCTAAATATATGAAGCAACTCCCGGTCTATAAGATCAACGAGGCGTGCTCCATCACTGCGATGGATGAGGCAAAGAAGCAGTACGCCATCGAGAAGCTGACCGGCAAAAAAGGCCTGCTATAAATGGCGTTCAAGAAGATGTACCACGGCATGATGTTAGTCGTTGGTGACGGGAAGCGCATCGTCATCAAGCATGACGGCACGATCAATGACCAAGACTTGGCCAAGCTCACGATGGATGAGCTATATTTTGTCATGAAGCGCTATTGCAGCGGTAGGGTCAGGGAAGACATGATCGCGCTTATCATGAGGGAAACTGATGCGCCTCGCGAGGCAGCTGGATTTTGGGCCACCTTGACACAGGAACAGCAAGAAAAGGCTCTTGCATATCGCGACTCTGAAAACTTTGGAGAAGGGTCTTAACATGTCTCTCAGTGAAGATCGAGAAGCTATGGCTGCATTCCTTGACGGAACGTGTCAGACCATAGGTATGGCATGTGAAGCCCTTAGCCTAGACGAAGGGCTGGATTGGGAAGACGAGTTGTTGAACTGCCGTCCCAGCCTTGAGTGTTGCGACAGCTGTGGCTGGTGGATGGAAAGCGCTGTTCTCGAATTTATCGAGGAGGGTAATGGGAAGGTTTTATGTGAGGAGTATTTATAATGCATGACGAAGATTTGATGGCTGAAATTAAATGGGATTTTAATTACCCTGCAACATCCGTTAGAATTTATGGCAGTTACGAATGTGATAAGCATTCCGACGCGTTGAAAGTTTGTGAAATACTTAATGAAACGTATGGCGTGGGCTCACATTGGGTCGTACCACTAAATTATACCAAAGAAGAACGAAATGGAAGTATTGCGTGAATTAATTAAAGAATCTTGGGAAAATGCTTGTCGGAACGGTTATGAATCGGAACTGTTGGCCCTTTCTCTTGAGCATAGAGTAGACGATATGATGGACTGTGACGCCATCGTGGCTGAATATCCTAGAGTAAATGTTTTAAAAATTATGGAAGAAATGTTTAATGACTACACCACAAGAACAAATTGATGGCCTAGTTGCTGAGGCCTATGCCTCACTTCATGCCGCAGAAGATATTGCAGATAAAAATTTTATTGAATTTGATTTTGACGTTGCTTACGGAATGGGTGGAACCTACCGTCCCGCGATGGATAAAGAGAACGCTTTGGCACTCCTGAATTCAGGGGTAGAACTAACTTCGTCGCAAAAAGATGCCATTGCAGAAGTCCTAGAAACAGACGAAGATGATTATGACGAAGAAAACTTTGGTTGGGTTTCTTCATCATCTATGTGCTAATCAAAACTTTAACCTAAATAAAAAGGAAATACATTATGACTAAGACTGAAGCCCTTGAACTACTTCGCTCCGGTGTTGAATTGACTGTGGAGCAGCGCACCATTATTGCTGAAGCTCTTGAAGAAGCAGAAATTTATGATGACTGGACCGCTTGGGAAAGCTCTAGCTGCTACTAAATAGAAGATAAGGAGTACGTTATGCTTTTAGTTGGTTCTCATGCCTTTGATTTCGGTCGTACTCCTAGGGATATCGACTATATCGCAACTCCGGGTGAGTTAGAACTTTTTAAAGAAATAAATAGTGATAAAATCGTTCTCGCCAAACCTACAAAGTTTGGCGAGACAATCTTCATGACGGGCTCCGTGCCGATTGAATTTGACACGTCTGAAACGGGTCAAGAACTACTACGTATCGTTGGACATGATGAGGCTAGTCCCGGCGTACTTTTAACTTTAAAAATGTCACACCGCTTTTTAAAAAATAGTCCGCATTTCCTTAAAACAATGAAGGATATCAGGACGTTGCGGGAACGGGGAGCAACTGTGCCGTGGCAGCTTACGGATTGGCTCAAGGCGCGGTCCAAAGTTACTTACGATTATTCTCATCCAGCGTTGAACAGATCAAAACAAGATTTCTTTACTGATAATTTCCCTTACATTTATGATCATGACACAATTCACGAAGCAGTAAAGCTTTTTGATGTGCCCGCGTTTGAAAAAATCAAAGCGGATAAAGCTGACGTGTTCTGTTCCAAAGAACGATTCTTTAGTCTTACGGAAGAATTACAACTAGCGACTGTATTAGAAGAGACATACACGTTAGCCTTGGAACGATCACAAATTCCGCATAATTTCGAGCCTGACCCATTTAGGTCATTTAAAATGGCGTTAGAGAAAGTTTGCACCTCGATTAGCTCAGGCTGGTGGCGGACCTTCGCTTATGAGAATTACTTCACCGTGTTAGAAATGTATAACGAAAATTATGTTGAGCGTTTCAAAAAAGCTCTAGCTGAAGGTATTATTAAACCATATGCGTAACATCCTACCCGTTATTGTAATCACTATATTAATCATCCTCTCCGGTCTCGGGCTCTATGCCAAGGCCGTGGCGAGTTACCATTGCGGTTTATCCAATTCTATTCTCTTTGGCAAGAACGTTGTTTGGGCCTATTACATGGGATATTGTGATTAATGGCTGAGATTACTAACGAACAATTCACAGAATATTTTGAAACTGTCCTTGAATTTTTAAATCATTTAGAAGATGTTCTAGACGATAAAAATTATGAGAAGATTGATTTCAATCATTGGAACCGAGTTAGTCTGTGTCACCACGACACTTATGATCTTAACTATTTCTTAAGAAAATAAAATGACACGTCAAGAAATCTTCGATAAAATTTATCTCGGGATGAAGTCTCAAGGTTTCCGCCAATGCACCGATGGATATGAGTGCAGGTATAGAAATAAACGGAAAAAGCTCCGATGTACCGCTGGCTGGCTCATTCCTGATAGTGATTATAATGCTCGTAAAATGGAAGGCTTCCTCATTAAAGAGCTTGACTTCTTTAAAGACATGGAACATATTGACTTTATCGAGGAAATTCAAGAAATTCACGATGAATCAATGATGATTGAAGAGATGCGGTACAGGCTTCAACAGCTAGGACTGCGCCACGAATTGGAGATACCAGATGACACAATTTTCGAATGAGCAAGAACTTTTTCACGTCGTGTTTAGCGCCCTTGAAAAGCAGGGTTTTATCAAGTCTGTCGTGCCTGAGCAGGTAGGTGTGATGTGGGATATTGATCCAAGTTATATTCAGTGCAAGTATCGCGGTGCTAATGATTGCCGCTGCGCCGCAGGGCATATCTTGCCAGATGCGGATTACAAGGAAGAATTTGAAAGTATGGCTGTTACTGGCGTGAGATACTTTATGGATAATTTTTCTGAGAACCTGATTTGGTTCCTACGCGAGTTACAGCGGGCTCACGATTTTGCCAAAAGTCCAGCAGATATGAAGCAACGTCTCATTGAGACGGCGAAAGAACACTACGTTAAGGTGGAGAAATATATCTAATGACCGAACAAGAAATTTTTGACCAAGTCTTCACAGGTTTGAAGAAGTTATAAAAATTAATTTCGAAGAGACTGAAAAAACTGTTTGACAAAACGAAACGAATGTCTTACATAGGAATAACAAGAGGACGAAAGTCTTTTTGTTTCAACCAAGGGTAGCTCCAAAGTATGCCTTGTGTCAAAAGGTAGCAGGTAGAGCACCACGGCCTTATTTAGTGCAACGATGTGACAAATCGTGTTACAGCATTAGATGGAATTGGATAGGACATTGCCGTTGAAAAGGATTAAGTAGTGAGTCAGATCAACTCATGAAAGAGACTTAGTACCGCGACAATGGAATTGAAAAGGATTGGTAGAAAACGTGGGGTTGGTGGTTCGAATCCATTCTCTTGGACCAAATTACATAAAGCTTCCTCAACCACGGTTGAAGAAGATTTCTGGGGTTAGCTCAGTTGGTAGAGCACTGTTAGCCTGATTCATTTCGACCGGCTTGATCACCGACAGGAATGAATTGAACCTTAAATGAATCAATGATATGAAAGGAATGTAGTAATGAGCGTAATTAACTCAAGAACCGGCCCTAGTAGTGTTGGAGATGATTTGAAGGGGATAAGGGACGAAACTACAGGTGTCGGTGGTTCGAGCCCATCACCCCGGACCAAATTGCTTGCGACCATGACGCCGTCGTGGCTCGCCGCCGATATGGCCGCGCTTGCGGATATCACAATTCATGACAGAGTGCTTGAACCTAGTGCCGGAATTGGTGCTATCGTGGAAGCTCTTGAGGTTCACGCTCGCTACATCACGGCGATAGAACTTAATAAGAAGATGTTTGCTGATTTGATAGATTCACATCCATCGGTGGAATGTTTGAACACCAATTTCCTATGTCAAAAGTTTGACAATCTGTTCGACCGAGTCGTTATGAATCCACCCCATCGTAATTGCGTCACGCATGTCAGTCATGCCGCGTCTCAGCTTGCAGAGGGTGGAAGACTTGTCGCTCTGCTCCATGCCGCATACCGTGACGAAATTTGTAAGATTCTCCATGATGTAAGGTTTTATCATTTACCTCGTGAAACGTTTGTGATAGATAATAGCTACATCGAAGCGGTTATCGCTGTTTGGGACAAAATTTAAAGGAGATCAATGTGACAAAGCGTCAAGTCAAAGCCAGCTACAAGAATGGCGATATTTTCATGACAGAGGCGATGCAAGCCCTTGTCTTCGATTTCGAGATGAGCTTTGGCGAGGCTCGCGACTATCTGGAACGCTGAGATGAAAATCATCTGGAACCGTGCCGGTGGTCTTCCCGAATGTCCATATTTCCGGCTATGGGCTGTTCTGTTCAAGAAGTGGAGCGTGAGGCTTCACCAATGGCTCGGGGATGACGATCACCGTCACCCTCACAATCATCCTTATTGGTTCGTTACTGTCGTGCTGCGTGGCGGCTATGACGATGTGACCTATGAAACCATTGAGGGCGCAGTTCTCGTCAAAGACGTGGAGCGGATGAGGGCCGGAATGATTCGCTATCGTGCTGCGGATCATATGCATTCAGTTCAAAACGTCAAACGTAATACGTGGACCTTTCTCATCACTGGCGCACCAATGTTTCGTTGGGGATTCCTTGTCAAGGGGAAAATCATTAAGCGAGATAAATATTTCGCGGTGCACGGTCATCATCCATGCGATGGAACGGGCGAGGGTGTTAGGCTGAAGCCGGATGGGACAAGGATTAGTGATGCTTAACACCAAGAATATCAGGAAATTCATCGCGATTCGCAACAAGGCGAGGCTACATTCAAATCTCCAATTCAGCATTGATCTGAGAGCGGCAGGGCTAGAGATGGCCGACCTAGGCAAACCAGTCGTGACAGGGATAGGCAACTATGAATGGAACCTTGGTCGGATAGGAACGTTGGTTGGGTGTAACGGTCACATGAGCTTGGAGTAGCAGAAGGAGTCATGCCATGGATGAATATGTTACCGTACCAGAGATGGTCGAATCGGTCTACGAAGAGGGCCGGGATACAGAATTCGGCTCTTATGTCAAGATAGATGTAGTCAATGGTTGCATCATTGAGTTGGCCGAGGATCACGGTTCATTCGTGATATGGGAAGAAATGGATCAATACGTTGTTACGGCGAAGCACTTGAACACGCTTGGCATAGGTGACACATTGGTCGAAGCTGTGCGAGACGCGATCAGCAAATCATAACAGAAAGTGATTGACTTGGACTCTAAATCATAATAAGGTGATTTAGAGTTCATTTAGTTTTAGAGGGGTTTTAATAAATGCTTAAGGAAATTGGGCTGTCTGTTATAGCTGTCATCGCCACTGTTGTTCTTATGGTATGGTTCAGCTTTATCAATGAGATAAATCCAAGCCGGGACGTGTTTGATTTTGTGGCAGTGACTGCTCTAATTTTCAGTATCAGAAATTCGTTTGAAAGGTTTTAATAAAATGAGCAAGTTCAAAACAGGCGACAAGGTCATTGTCAGTCAACGCTACATCGATACACACAGCTATGATCCAGACCTAAAGGGTTATGGCGTGATGACGGTCGAAGAATATGTGGCGGATCAATATCTATTTCCATATAAGACATTCTCCTGTGACGATGGCGCGGCATGTCTTTGGGCCGAGGCAGAGCTTGAATCATATGTGGAGGAAAATGCATGAAGATTTTATTTCTCCAACTCATCGGCCTAACCTGTGTCATAACTAAGTTCTACATGTTTCATCGCGTCACGGTGCTCCGCGATGATCTATTAGCTCGCGGCACCGATATGACCCTCGGAGCTAAGTTTGTCTTCATTGCTATTTTTCTCGGTCTTACCGCTACGTGGATCAGTGCTATGCTTTTCATGACGGGGATTGCGGCGTAATGTTTTGGCCTTTTAAAAAGAAAATAGTTCAACAACAGACTGAGCCTATGCTCACCGTTCTACCTGAATTTCCAGTAGAATTTGAACAGGTTCGCGACAGGTATCAAATCAGAGTTACAGGGCGTCCCGGTGGCTTCAGGGTTTGGTGCAGGGCGTGGGACAGGCCCGATGATTATTCCATCTGCTATAGCAGACTTGAAGCGGATATGACAGAAGAAGTGTGTGAAGAATATATTCGTTATAATTTGGTTAGGTCATATCAGTGGTGGCTTAAGGAGCAGATTCGCATCAACGCTGTGCCTAGGGAGTATCCGTAACTATGGAAATGTTTGCCACAAACTTAACAGAAGACGGTCGCGCCATGAACGGGGAGCGTTACATGGGGATGGTGGTCAAAGCTTATTACGCCGAATATATAGTCGGAGATATCACGGCTGATAGTTTTGCCACACATTGGAGCACATTGCCGGAACATCGCAAACCCATCAGGCTGTTTGACGAGAATCAAATCAAAGATATTAATAATTTGCGCCATATTCTTAACGAGATGGGCTATGCCATTGTTCCGCTCGAACCTTCTCAGAGAATGCTTAACGCTATGAGTCTTGCGTATTGGCAGAAGCAAAGCGATATAATGTCTGTCTCGCCTACAGAAGAATATGAAGCAGGCGGTGGATCGTGGGGCTATGCCTACAGAGCTATGGTAGATTATAAAGAATTGGAGGATCGCGGTGTATAAATTTCCAGTATTCGTGGATCAGAAGGGTAATCGTTTTATCTTTCCGGGACTTTATACCTCTGACATAGATGGACGCAGCGCGACATGGAGCTACTGTCTCCAACTCGAAATCGCTCTGAAAGTTAAAAAAGAAGCAGAAACTTTCGACGTTGTTCCCGGTATAGGCTATTCCTATGTCGAATCAGAAGCCACGAGCCCTAGTTTCGCTCATGGTGGTGATATAGTCCATCTCATCGGCGGGCCACTGTTTGATGAAGTTGTTGCGGAGTGCGCCGCGAATGAATAAGATAGTATTGGGAATTCTAATTACTCTTCTGTTGTTTTATTTCACCATCTTTATGCCTTTATTGGTGTTCTCGGTTAACAAGGAGTGGGTCTTAGTATTCCTTAGTTGCAACTGGCCCGCCATGGCTTATCTGGTCTGGTTGATAAAGGAAGCACGTCGTGTATCTACCTTATAACGATTATGGCTATTATCCCGGTAGCGTGGCGGACAAATTTAACGGTTTAAAAATTTATTATACCGCAGCAGCGGTGCAGCCGACTGAGGCAAGGAATTTTCCATATTCGAAACATCGCAGTAAACGGATTTTTAAAAAATTAATAAAGAGATATGGCTCTGAATTCGTTATGGAGGCTTGCATTTTACAAGCTGGCGGTGCAATATATGCTCATCCGAGTATGAAGAGGAGAATCGAAGATGCGGTACGTCAAAAGCTTTAAAGCCGTCGATCTGATTTGCAGCGCAAATGCTGAAGAAGATGGTTATTCGGAAGTTCATTCTCCGTTTGACAAGAAGAATGTCATTTCCTGCACCGTTGATTTCGATACCGGCGATTTCGTTTTCGAAGAGAATGGCCACAACGTGTCCCAAGATTTTGTTCAGGCTAAGTTCGAGTCGTGGGACGAACGTTTGGCCTCGGCGGGGAAGTAAGATAATGAAGAAATTTGTCGTAGCGTTCCAGCGCCCTTATTATCCTTCGATCCATCTCTGCGACACGCTGGAAGAAGCGGAACGGGTGAGGCAGGAAATCATCGAGGGTGATGATAAGGAAGATGGTCTTCATGACCATTGTTTTGTCTTGATCGCTGAAGTCTTATGTGATACATTTAAGAAAATGAAGACAGATTATTAAAAGGAGGGTGTGAGTTATGAAAAAAGAAGTGGAAAATAAAAAGGTGGTTCAGGTAGGTACTATCGATTTCACTCCTTCGTGGCGCAAATCTATGTACTACATCATCGCCGCATTGGAAAACGGTACGAATGAAGGTAAAGCCATGGCGAGGGAGGAGTTGTATCGTCTCGCTGATGTGATGGATGAGATGAATAAGGTGAAGGAATAAAATGGCTAAACTAAAAATTGAATTGAACGAAACAGAGATCAAGGAAGCACTGCTCGCCGCGATGAAGGTGAAATATCCTGAGATGAAAACTGTTTCGCTGAAGTCTAGTCCGATGTATGACTACAGGGATAACCTGACGGGTATTTACAACGTCACGGCTGAGATTTCTGAATAATGAACGTGTTGAATCAATTCACATGGCGTAACATGCAAATGTATATTTGCGATGATGGCTTGATGTTCACAGCATATTGGATGGATCATTATTATGTCAAACTTGCCAAAGGGCAACGCACATTAGGTCTCTGAAATTACTTCAGAGGAACGTATTGACATGGCTTCGATGATGATGTAATAAAAAGTTGTCAAACATTTTAAGAGGAGAAATTGAATGTCCAACATGTCTTATTGCAAGTTTCGTAACACGTTGAAGGATTTTCGCGAGGCTTGCGAATCAATTCATGACGACAGTCTCGGCGCTGAGGAGCATAACGCGCGCCGCTTGCTGATTCTCGAAATGGTTGATGTGCTAACCGATATCGGGGCAGAAATCGATGACGATTTTCTTGATGAAGGTCTGATGGCGAAGAGATAGGAGGGTGTGTCATGGGGTACAAAGTTCATTACAAACACAAGGGCGATCCGGTTAGGACGGCAGATTTTCATTACAAGAGTCTCGCATCACGTTTCATGGATCAGAAGAAAGCGGCGGGCTGTGATGTTTATCTAGAGGGTGATGAGCCGGTCCAAGGCGTGGCGGGCCGTACCGCACCCTACCTTTCTGACTATGAGTGGTGAGATAAATCTTGAGCGGACAATTTGATAGGAATAAAAGCCTTATAAGGAAACGGTATAAGCTTTGCTTTTACTGTGACACACGTCCTAATGAATCTTCGGATCACAAGAAGCCTAGGAGGCAAGGTGGAGGGGATGGTATAGCCAACCTTGTCCCATGTTGTGTCACATGTAACCAAGAAAAAGGTAGCATTATCGAAGCTGAAACTTTTAAAAGATATAGCAGACGATTCGGTCCGGTAGAGACGGCTTGGTTGAAGACAACCAATAGATACGTGGTTCATGCCATAGCGAAGATCGTCAAGAATGTTAAGGGCGACAAGAAGTTGGTGAAAAAAATCGTGAGGCAAAATTTTGGTGAGCGTGGGTTGAGAATGTTAGGTAGGGTTAGGAAATAAGGAGGCCGCTATGATTCTTGAGACAGCCATGTTCGGCAAATCCAGTGATTTGATGTTGACCAAAACAACTAATCAAATCCTGTCTCAGCTTCGCCATGTTACGAAACGATTCGTATTCGACGCGGCAGCTTCTGCATGTCATGGCAATTTCTCTGTCACATGTGCCGACATTGTGTGTCAGCAGTCTCAATTCGCCATCACTCCATACCCTAATACCTATATCGAGATTGACAATATCTCTTCCATCAATCAATTCCAAACACCTTATACCGATGCGGCTAAGCGTTTGGGATTTTGGTTCGTTGAGACAGGGGATATTTATTGTATCTCGGGCGACGAAAAGAACGCAATGTTCACGCCTTTCGTATATCATCATGTAAAAGATAATATCGAAGGTCTTCCCGCCGATTACGACGTACTCAAAAAGCATTTGCTCGTGGGTCAAGTCTCTGACGATTTGAAAGTGGACGTGGATCGATTTTCGACCCGGATCACTGACATTTGGGATTTCTCACTGATCAAAGATATACCACGCGAAATGTTTGAAAAAATGGTCTATGAGTGTGCCGGGACGCTGAAGCGCGCCCTTGCTTCTGTCCTTCTCTTGAACCAACGAAAAGAAGTTAGGCTTACAGATGTTGGGCCGAGGCGAAAAATCGTAGGTGGTCGCATGAGGACTTATGGCGCTCACTCTGTCGTATCGATAGATATCAGCAACGATCCCATCACGTTGCGCCGTTTGGCTCGCGGCACAGAGATTCATATGCGCCGCCATGAAGTGAGGGGGCACTTTGTCCATTACGACGTGTCCACGTCTTGCGACCATGAATGGCTGACGTACAAAAACGAGACGCAGTCTAAGAGAGACATGGATAGGGCGGGACACGACATAGCGCGTTGGGGATGCAAACACTGTGGCGGGAGAAGAGTGTTTAAGGAGTCGCATTACAGAGGTGATGCAGGCCTAGGCTACGTCTCTAAAAGCTATGAAGTCACGGATAGAAAATAGGCTCGCGCCAGTTGCATTGCCTTAACTCTTGCTGTACTCCTAGAGTCGCGTAACAGTCTTAGGAGTTAGACGCAATGGGAAGATCAGTCCTACCTACAGAGGAAAGGATGCGCCATGCCAAGGCGCAACTCGAATCAGGAGTTAGTCAAGAGAAATATGCCGCCAGTGTTAACCTACCGCCTAGCACTATAGCGTATTGGGTGAAGCAGTACCACGACAAGCATGGCGGTGGAACGAAGAGAAAAAGGGTCACAGCGGCTCAGGGTGATAGGGCTGGTTCAACCGCCGTCACTCATGACGAGTTAGGCATGGCTAGGCAAGAGATCATGTCACTTGTTACGGTCAGGGAAGACTTGATGGGCAAGCTGGAAGACGCTTATACCAAGATCAAGTCGTTGCAGAACGTGGTCGTGATCCTTGGCCACCAAGTGGGAGACGAATAGATGGCGAAACCACGCAAGGTGAAGTGGTCCGCCAATAGGCCGGTTAAACCAGATATCGATCCACTCCTGACCAAGCTACGTGCCGAACTCGTGTTAGATCGTCGGTCTTTCTACGCCAAGGCCAATACGTCAGGTCTCGCACCCGCCACGATCAAGAACATCCAAGACGGCACGACTCGAAGGCCGATGGGCGTCACGATCCAGATGGCGTATCGAATGTTGGGATATGAGTTGAAACCGGTTCGACGTAGATAAAATCACTTAAATTGGGCCAGTTAGTCATTGACTAGCTGGCTCTTTTGTCATAAAAGGTCTTAAGTTAAATTGTGAATAGAAAGAGACCTTTACGTGATTGAAATGATTGATGAAGATGGTAATATTTTTCAAGCAGAACCTTTGGGTAAAGGGTATTGGTACATCACTTGGCCCGCTGGTGGTATGAGATTTTATGGCACGGTGATGAAGGTCAGGACCGAGATGCGATTCTTGATGATTAATTATAAGAGCGAAACGAGGTGCGCCGCTTAAGGAGGGATAAATGTCTGAGGAAGAGCGACAAGCATTTCGAGAAGCTACGGTGAAGCGGTTCAGGGAATGGGAAAAAGAGCCTGAAACATCGCGCAAGACGTGGGTAGAAACGGTTAACGAGTTTTGGAAAGAGAGGGGTTTTGATGTCAAAACTGATTAAGAAAATAGCTGTTGAGCATGGCACGTCACACGCCGTTGACATGCTTGTCGCGCTCTATTCCGAGCCGCATCGCAAGTATCATAACCTTGATCATATCATTGATTTGATTGGGATGGCATATGACGCTGGCTATGACTATGGCGATCCTATAATGGCGACGATATTGTATCACGACATTGTCTATTACCCTTGCTGTGCCTATAACGAAGCATTGAGCGCTGATATTTATTGGAGCCATAAGACAGGTTTCGAGAATGCGGAGCAGGTTCAAATTGAAGAGTCTATCAGAGCGTCAAAAGATCATACCAGTCCTGCTAATGAGGACTTGCCGTCTTGGGCCAAAGACTTTCTCGATTATGATCTAAGAGGGCTGGCCCGCGACACGGAGACGTATCGTTGTAACGGGGTTAAGATTTGGCACGAATATTGGTCTTTTTATTCCGTTACTGAATTCACGACAGGGAGGATCAAGTTTTTGAAAAAGATGCTTGATAGTCCACGGATATATTGGAATCACCCGGAATGGGAAGGACCGGCTAGAGTTAATATGAGCACTGAGTTGGAAGAGTTGGAACAGGGTGTCTTAAATTTTGCTATGTGGGAAAGGTGGGACTGAAGATGAGTGAACTGTTTGACATGTCGTATCTCAATGACGCGGCGGAACAAATTGATGCCGCCATGTTTAGCGGTGATGACTTCACGTTTCGTCAAAACCGGGACGCGTTGTGCTATTATATCTTGAGATGGCAGCGGGAGATGGTAAGATTGGAACAGGAGACGAGTAATGAGCATTGATGTTGTATTCTATGTCGGAGCTTTTATTAAATTCAATAAGCCGGTAGAGATGATGAAGACGACGGAACGGAAGATTTGCCCCGGTTGTAACGCGGAGCGTAACACTAAGTTCTGCGCCACGTGTGGAGCAGAGATTGTGTCAAATTTCAAGACGAAGGCGTTTAAAGTGACTGATGTTGACACAATCTTGGATCATGTCGGTTACGACTGCTACGAAGATGACGAGAAGTTTACAACATTTCCTTATGGAGATGAATTAGTTATTCCTAATTATGATTCGTCATACAATAGGCATATCGATAGGGAAGATGTGGGTAAAACACTTCTATTCGTTGATGTTGATCAAGTGAAAGAGAATGCTATCACTGAGTTGCGGGAGAAAGCAGTAAATCTTCTGCCACTGCTTGACAGTCATAACGTTGATTACGATATCACGTTCGGCGTTACGGTGTTTGCGTATTGATTGTCCAGTTAGAACTTTGGGACGGTTCGAATTGGGTCGTCAAGCCTTTTGAAATCTACGGCTCTAACACGTTATGGTTCTTTTGCCATAACGTGGAATTCAACAGGTATGTCAGGGTGAAGAAGGAGAGGGTTCGAGATGCGAAAAAAGGTTGACCACGAACAAGAAGCTTTGGTTAGGGAAAGGTTTGAGGCATGGGTCAGGCGTATCGGATACGATCTAGAAACAACCACGGATTATACCGGGAAGAGGATGGTATATCTTAATCCATACCTTGAATCGATGTGGAACGGATGGCGCGGGGCGTATGACAATAGATTGGTCTAAGTTAATTTAATTTGTTGACTCTAAAACTTTGGCGATGTAAGGATAAGTCAACGAAACGTAGTAATTGCCCTACATAAAGGAGATTTGACATGATGGAAGTGGTAGAACCGAATCGCGATCTTTCCCGATGGAAAGAATTCGAAGTTGCGAAGATTAGTCCAGCTGATGTTTATCGAATCCTGAAGCAGTGGAAAGATAGGGGCAGCTTCGATGACGCTCATATCGCAGCGATTAGCCGGGACGTGGCTCGCAGTCTGAGCGATCTTCTCGAAACGCCTGAAGGCGGAACTGTGGTGTATCACAATTATACCGAAACGAGCTATATCGACGCTGATAAAATCACAGAGATGTACGGTGATAGGATCGAGTCGTATGAAGAAATGCGCGACGGTAGAGGTTATTTGCAGCAGTACAGAATTATTCTGAAGCCTGTTAAAGAAAGCGATTGACTTGGATATAAAATGATTGTAATAAAAAGTCATAGAAACAAACAATCGCCCCTCGCACGTGCGAGTGACAATAAAGGAGGTTACGATGTACGCCAAGCCTAGAGCGAACGAAGCAATGCCTGAGACTCGTGAAAGCTCGTGGAACCCGGATGAAACTATCACGTCTCATCCCGCATTCGCCATGATCGGCGCTAGTCGCGTCTCTGGTCATACAAATCTATTCGGCAGTGACTTTCATCACAATAACTATATGGTGGTGCGGATCAAGGGAGCGGAATTTCATCGCAGCTTGAACCGAGACTGGCACATGGGCCGTGAGAGCTATATCGAAGTCGCAATGACTGAGTCTCAATGGGCCACATTCGTCTCCGCTCCTAACATTGGCGACGGTACGCCTTGCACCTTGACTCAACATGGCGGGAAAAGAATTCCCGGCATTCCTTCGTTGGAGCGCTCCAAGCTTGTCAAGATGGAAGTTGACGAAGACTTGGCCGAAACGGTTCGCTTCCTTGATGAAGCTCTGGCTGCTGTGGATGGGCTTGGTCTGTCCAAGAAAAAGGCAGATGAAGTTTCATCAAAGATCAGGTCGGCTCGGAAGAGACTCGATGATCACATTCCATTCGCGGCGAAGCAGTTCGGTGAATACGTCGAAGACACCATCGAAAAGGGGAAGCAAGAGATTCACGGCTATATGATGAATGTCATTACGAGGGCCGGAATCAATACGCTGCAAGGGCCTGAAAATAGTGCAACACCGTTGCAAATTAAGGAGGACAAGGAATAACATGTTTTTAAATAGATTTGACAGTGTTATGCCGTATCAGAAGTGGCAACCATTTCCTGACCACGCCATAGTTCAAGTTAAAAATACTGTAGGCGATTCGAGGATCGACTTGAGCAAGAACCTTTGGTGGGGCTGGGAGAAAAGCAATGCTGAGGGTGTGGTAGTTAAGGCGAGGCGTTTGGATAGACCGAGGGAGGGAAGGGCTAGACATGGACAATAAACTAGTTCAGCGAATCATAGAAGATTATCTTCGCAAAAACCTAAAGATTAAGATAAATAGGGAAGGTAGCGGTAAAGATTATTGCCTCATCGGGGTAGAGATTTTACTGGACGATGAGACTATTACTAGCGACGAAGTGACGGTGAATTTTAATGACGGGGATTGGTGAAATCTCTTGACTCTACCTTAGATAAGATGTAATAAAATATACATCAAATGATTTTATAAAGGAGGCCAGTCATGAATTCGGAACCAGTTGAACATCACGCCATAGTCTCAGTCACAGGCGTTACCAAAGGTCATGGCCGTCGCGCGGTGATACATCTCCGACGCAGGAGTCTGATAGCGTTCTACAACGATGCTGATAAAAGTCTTAACGCCTTCGAATTCAAAGAAGGTAAGGACTGGACCGACCGAGTCCTGAGAATGGCACTAGCGGCGACGTGCAGATGAAACATAGATTGGAACAGCATTATTATGGCGGGAGTTGTGGGATAGATACAGCTGGGGTTATGACCAATCTATATAATGCGACACTGAATGGTGATCGGGTTTGGGTCGTTGTCAAACCCGGAACAGAAACCAAAGTGTTTCTCGATCCAGAACTGGCGGAACAGTATTTTAACATGATTAGGAGACAGGTTAAATGACAACTGAAGTTTCCATCATGTATTGGGTCAAGCTTGATCAAACTCTCTATGTCAGATACCATCCCAAAGTGGATCGAATCAGCATTGATAATGAAGAAGGTTATGATCCGATGGGCCATAGCCCTTCATTTTGCTGCTGGATCATACCTCCTAGAATGGGCGCAACTGATCCTGTTGAAGATTAAATAAATTTAGTTGTTGACACCGTCATGGCTTAGTTGTAAGAATAAGTCATAAGAGATTAAACAATAACACAAGGAGATTATGTCATGACTGATTGGCAGAGAACTTTGGATGTATCGGATGTGTGGGACCAAGTCAGCGATGGGGAAATTTCCGTTCCTGCATTTGCCGGTATGGTTGCGACAAGGCTTAAGCGCCTTAAGCCTTTCGCTGATCACATCGTTGAGAACGAAAAGCTTGAACTGGTGGATCAATTCGAGTCCATGTCGGAAGACTCTACCTCCGATTTTGACGATTTCGATTTGGTCTGGAACGAGCTTTATGAATGGGGTGATACAAGTCTCGACAATCGGTTCAACGGCAAGAAGGTTTGCTGGATCAAGATTTTTTAAAAAGGAAAAGAAATGATCGACCACGTCAGAGACTTATACTTTCCCATGACCTATGTCAGAGATGGTTTCAGGGATATTGTAGATGGCAGGCAAGTATCCTATTATATCACCAGTGGTACAGGGAAACATGTTCTAGCTGTTTCGCGTTGGTCTTGGTTCAGGGTGGAGGTACGACATGACTCTTGATAAAATTCTCGATAAGCTCTATCTCGGCGTGATGGATAAGGAAGACATTCGTCTCACGCCGGAAGAAGCGCTCACTCTCTATGCCGCCTATGCCGCGTCTCAGGTGTTCAAGATAGGGGATCGGGTGACGTGGGGCGCTAAGGCTTCATCCTTCATCATCGATTCGTTTGGTGAGAGAAACGGTGAATTGGTGGCATATCTTGACACCGATACCGGGATATTGATTCGTACCGGTGAGGCTTTCGATACTTTTCGAGGGACAATAATGTTCGCCAGAGTGAGAGAGTTGGAGGAGATTCAATGAGTAACGAACTTCACGTCAAGTTTGGCGAAGAATTAAAGATCCAAGCCTTCAGACTTCATTGTCTCGAAAATGGGATATGTGATGGTGTGGTCTATGAAGATGGAACAGCGTTCCATTTGAATGAGTATGCCAATTTCACATATGGCGCTGTTCCTGAAACTTTGAACGAGAATATCAGAATGATAGGAGCTATTATAAAGTTGCAATCCGCGAAGAGGAAGAGGGAGATTAACAATGACTGATCCAGAAATTGAACTTTTCAGGGCAAGGGTGAAGCGGAAAGACCTTCCTTCCTTTTATTGGCGCAGCCCGTTCGATTATAGCATGACATTAAGGGTTGCGGGTGTCAAAACGAATTACGTTGAGCCGGGAACGGTCGGCTCTGAGCCTGTCGCGGTGCTAAAAAATGGCACGGTAGTCTCGTTATACAATTCAGAACTGGCAGACTTTGTCGAGATTACGATAGTTCCAGCATTCGTGAAGGAGGTTTGACATGATTGAAAACGATTTTGAACGGCTCAGAAATGAATGGGCCACGAAAGCAAATATCGATGATGGCACTATCAGTTACGAAATGGGTGTGGATCAGCGCGCCAATCCTCACAACGAGCCGTATCACAACAAGCGGCCCCGTAGGGAGCGAGCAGTAATCGTGAGCGACTGTTCCTACATATTTGCCGATGGCGTGCTGACGAGGCAATATGGTCGAAAATATACCGATTGGCGTGATGATAATCTTCAGGTCGATCCTTTTATCAAGGGTCTGTATCGCCATATTCGAAGGTATTGACACTGCTTCAGGCGTGATGTAATAAAAAGTCATCGAAACAATAATTTCCCTCCCGCGAGCGGGATGAAAATAGGAGGGCTCACGTAATGGCTAAAGGTTTTACGATTTACACCATCGAAACGGCGGACGGAACTGATTACGCCACCACGCTAAGTGAAGCACGTGTCATGGCTCGGAATACTTTGAAAGAAGTGGACTGGCTCGATATGGTCAGCATTGATAAGTGCGTCACGGTCGAGGTGACGAAAGAGAATCTGATCGACATATTGAGGACTAGTGGAGGGTCGTGGTGCGACAGTTCCGAAACTGTTGAAACGGTTCGTAGGTAGGACATGACTAAGGCATATCCAAGTTTCGAAGATTTCCTCGCCATGACTTGGCCCACCAATGCGTGGATCAGGGAGCCGGGACTGAATATCTATGTCAGGAAGACGTTTAGGCTAAGGGACGGCGTTACCCATACCGTTGATCTGGCCAACGTAACGGCTGACGTTCCCGGTAGCGGGGCATTGACAAAATTTCTGGACCGATACGAACCGGAACACATTTTCTATCTCGAAAATGTATTTGAAACAAGACTTAAAGAATATTATGAGCGGCGCGGTTATGTCATTGTGAATAATTATTTCCCTTGGTGTATGATGATCATTTAAATGATCATCCTACGGTATGTTAAAATCAATTAATTGATTTTGACATGTGCTTAAATGTGGTTGACTTCGGTCTGAAACATTTGTAATAAAAGGTCATAGAAGCATTTAACATCGCCCCTCTCTGAAGAGAGTGACAATAAAGGAGATTTAAAATGATTACAGGTAAAGGGATTTTCGCTTGGGACGGAATGGAACGGAGAAGCGACCGCTATGGTAGTTTCACGCTCGATAAGACAGGCTACAGCGGTAACGGCACCTATCCCGAAGCGGCATGGGAAGGTAGTATGAACGCGATGGCGTTCCGCCGTGTCAAGATCGTGGTCGAAATCATTGAGGCACGCTGTAGTGCTCATGTCGGTGACTTGTCCCGAGGTATTTATCCCTCGCGTCCAGAAGTTGGGGAAGTTATTGTTCTTGGCGTTGGGCGTTTCTTCTGTGATCCTATCGGTTGGAGCAAGTCACAATTTCAAGTAGGTGTTATGCCTGATGATGGCCGCAGTAGTGATTGGTTCGAGCCCGCCAAGCTTTACCGACTTCACGATCAAACCGTGTCAGTAACAATCACTGAAACAAATGAAGACGCGATCTACGCCCCTGAAACGGTTGTGAATAACGATATGAGCATTATCGTGGTGCAGGAAGATGACAATGGCGGATTCTTTCAGGTCAAGGGAGGGAAGTAAAACAAATGGAACCAATATATTACACTCCACCTATGAAGTGGCAATACCAATATTTTATCTCTGTCAATGGATATGAATACCATTTCGGTGATAGAGTGCCTATGCCTGAAAATATTGAAGGAGCGAAAAGGGCCTTGACCCATGCGGTTGAAACTCATGAGCACATTCCTGTCAATATCCTAGGACCGTTAGAAGGTGATTTTGAAACACCAAATCTCTTTATTGGTAGAATACTTTACGCCGACGATCTGCCGGATGGTAGTGATTTTGATAAAGACACGGAACGCTATGTCGAAGTGACTATCAGCTGTTCCGAGGTGAGAAAAAATACCGTGATGGGTGAATAAAGATTTGACACAGTGATTTAGATGTAATAAAAGTTATTTAACGGAATGGAACATTTCCTCTCGCACGTGCGAGAAAAAATATAGGAGACATTTAAATGACCGCATCTAAGCAACATCTCGACGCTGTGTTTGACAATGTCAATCATATGCAACACATCGCGGAAAGGCTAGATCGTTTGTCCAGCGCTTTTCACATGACAGGCAATGTCAAAGTTGCACATGAGTTGGATAGCATTTGCGACGAAATCGTTGCAGCGGCTGAGCGGGTCAGAGCTACATTTGGCGAGGCGCAAGACGAGGAATTGGCCAACCATCAAGCCAATATGGGCAACATATTGTCCATCCTACTCAAACCCGATACGGGAGAAAAGTAATAATGAATATGACAGATAATCCGCCGCCAGTTGCGGCAGCAATTGTGATTGTGGCTAATATTGTGTTTTGGCTTGGCGTGATATCCGTTGCCATGTATTACTAGGAAGAGGAGGTGGATTATGGCTAAGCCGCGTGTCACAGAGAAACTTAAAGATGATTCTTTCACCACCTTTCTGGTTCAAACCACCTATCCGAGTGAGCTTAACAAGCCTGAAGATGGAATTAAGTTTAGTTCCATCGCAGCTTATGCTTTCATTCATAAAGACACTGCCGCTAGTTGTATCCGCGAAAAGCGTAGAGCGTATCAGCGTGACATGGTGATTTGGACTCATCGTGAGATTTTCAGGGATTACACCGTGACTCAGACTGGTCAGTATACCGGATATACCACTGAAACAATGATGTTTAAAAATCCTGATGATGCGTTCCGAGTCGCCCGCTTTATTGCGGAACAGTGCGAATTGATGGCCGGATATGAGCATGGGATGCCGTGGGAAAATGGGTATAGAGGGAAGATTGAGACGCGTGTCGTGTTAGCCTCAAAACGAGAAACTATGCATGTCGTGATTGACACCTAAGTCATTTCTTGATATAAAGTGATCATAATAAATCACTTAGAGGAGATTTGGCATGTCCTATATCGTTGAGAAAGTAACACTAGATAATGGTATCGTGTATGTCGGGTCATGGGCCGATAAGAGCATAGCCACTTCTTATGCGAAGCGCATCAAGCAAAATGATCCTAACATTATCAAGACAATGATATGGAGCGCAAGAGGCGAGGCTTGGAGGTTTGAAAGACTGCGACGGGCCACGGCGGAATTAAAAATGGCGGCGGATAAAATTATAAATATTGTAGGAGGTGCAGATGCTTAAACCGGGTGAGAAACACATCAAGCGCTACACCGTGTACATTGAAATTGTGGATCGAATGAGCGCAACTGGCGTATCTGGACCGTATCCCGCGTTACGTACCGATGATCCTGCCACAGCTTTCGATGAATGCTCGTTGCAGAACAGTAATGCTTATGTCAAGGCGTGGGTCAGGGATGAGGTGGAAGGAGTTAATTGGTAACATGGAATGTCGATTCACAATTGGGCAGAAAGTTGTATGTGTCAAAGGGATTCCGCCTGAAGAATCTTTTGATGTTAGTGTGCCTATTTTAAATAAAATTTACACCATAAATTCAATAAGATACGGTGTAATGCCTCAAAATTTAAAGGCAATATTTCTGACGTTTGAAGAAATTGGGACTTATTATGAGGGTGTGAAAACAGGTTATAGTCATAAATGTTTCAAACCGCTTGATGAAATTCGTACCGAGATGTTTTCTAAGCTCTTGAATAATAAGGAAGTTACTGAGAATGTATGAACGGCGCGGGACGTATAGCGTCGAGCATATCACTTCGTTAATCAGAAGTGATGACGAAAAGGTTCTGCTCGACGGAGAGATGGTTAAGACCGGAAGTGATCGGTACAAGCTCTTTGCCAAGAATCGGTATTGCGTCACATGTGGGACAGAGGGTTTGTATTACGCCATGGAGCGCACCGTTAAGCGCCGTCCCGATGGCACTGTCACGCCCATGTCGCAAGGGTTTCACTTTAATCTTTACGGCAAAAACGCTGATGGTGAAGAAGTTATGATCACCAAGGATCATATCGTTCCGAAATCAAAGGGAGGGCCGAACCGGCTCGACAATTATCAAACCATGTGCTTCATCTGTAACGTGGAGAAGGGGAACCGTCATGAAAACAGTTGACGAGATCGGTAAAGAATTTGACGAAGTGTTTGTTCCAAAGATGAACGCTCTGCTAAGCAGGGGAGATTTGTTTTCACAGCTTGTCATGAGTTGCGGGCCGGAAGACGCTAAAGTTATTTTTAATAAATACAGGGCGTGTTACATTGGTGGTTATCTGGCGGGTCACAAAGAAATTCATGACGCGCTCTGTTAAAGTGATTGACGCTGGCCAGAGATAAAGCTATAACGTCTGTAATGATTTGTTAAGAGGAGATTTGAATGACGAAGAAAAAGCTTCACACCTATCGTGGCATAACTTTTACCGTACCTTCCAAGTACGACGGCTTTAGTCCTTCGCTGAAGCGGATCGAAAACTTGCTCGACATGGTTGTTGCGCTCAGGAATTCACCACCACCAGCATTTGGTATGGCAAACTATGCCATCGTTCCTCTTGAAAATTATGGGTATGATAACCAACTTCCCGACACGGTTAAAGAATTTTTGGGTTATCACGGATCGGTTTCAAATCCTATCCACTTGTCCAAGATTCGCGAAGAAAAGAATATCTGCGGCACTTCATGTTGTGCCCTAGGCACTGCGGCGTGGCACGGCATTGGTAGTATGACACGTGACATGAATTGGGAAGAATACTCGGCAAAGAATTATGGTATGAAATTTGGCTCCGAGTTGTGGACCTTCCTCTTCGGCGGGGATTGGCGTTACGCGGATGACACGCCTGAAGGTGCTGCGGCCAGAATTCTCAAGTTCGTTACAGAGGGCACGACACGTATCGTAAAGAATGGCATTGTCATTGGTCGTAAAAGTGATTGGGATTGGTCAGACCTACTCGGCAGGACGTACCGCTACGAAGCTGATGACTTGGCTAGGCTAAGTGATTTCTATAAAGATTATCTAGACGTGGAGGTTAAGTAAATGACGAAGGAAGTTCACACCTACCGAGGCATTAGTTTTACCGTTCCTAAGATTCAGAAGGATGTTGAGTATGGTGAAAAGATTTATCATCCAACATTGTTGAGGATTCGTAACCTGCTTGACATGGTTGACGCGTTAAGGAGCGCTCCGCCCCCGGCATTTGATATGTCGTCCTACGCCTTCATCCCGGATTACAGGCATATTACAGGAATTCCTGCCTATGTGCATGAAAATGTGGAATGGGTCGGGAATGTACAAAAACCAGCAGTTGTGACACGACTGAAAGGGGAAGAGAATATCTGTGGCACGTCTTGCTGTGCCCTAGGTACAGCGGCGTGGCACGGCATAGGGAAGATGACTCGATCCATGACTTGGGAACAATATTCTGAGAAGAATTATGGCCTCAATTTTGAAGGCGAGCTTTGGGACTTCGTTTTTAGTGGAAATTGGTACGAAATTGACAACACCCCGGAAGGCGCAGCTGCAAGAATCCTTAAGCTCGTCATTGATGGGCCGGAAGTGATTCTCAATAAAACCGGACTGGTGTTTGAACGCGGCGGGATGCGAGGCAGGAGTTGGGAAAACCTGCTGGAAAATACGTATCAAGAGAACGATATCGAAACGATTAAGTGTTTCTATGGGGATTATCTGGTGAAGGAGGTAAATTAAAATTAAAAACGGTGTCAGGAACATTTAAGTTCTTGACACCGTTTCAGGTGTGATGTAAGGATATGTTTATCAGAGAAATTCAATCGCCCTTCGCTGAAGCGAGTGACACATTTCCCTCCCGCCAGCGGGAGAAAAATAAGGAGATCGTAATGAACATTGAATACATTCTTAGCGCTCATGGCTCAGCCGTCACGCCTAGCATTCGTCACGCCATCTTCGAAAAAACTGAAGACATGGCGAAGGAAGAATCGGTTCGCGTCGTTAAGCAACTCAGTGGGGCGGGTTATTTTATGTTCGATCTGTTCAACGTTTCTCAAGAGGTTCATGTCAGGGTCGAATCTTATCGGGTCGAGACGGCTGAACCAGTGGTTAAAGTTATTTAAAAGGGGGAGTTTGAGATATGACTGATCTTACCGTGACGGAACAGAAGGTGCGTTACTCAATTCTTTGCCATGATTATGGCCAGTTGCTTTCCACATTTGATCTTAATCATTGGGCCGTGATTGAGGCTCGGGATAAGCTGACCAGCTTTCTCAACGTCTATCTCAGGGCGTCACCGTTTCACTTAAATCAAACCTATCTCCTTCTGAATGGTGAAACGGCTCGTTTCGTCAAGATTCATGGCGAGGGTACGAGCTATGAGACAATGGAAGACGAGGCAGGCGTGAACCGCTACACGACACGTGATTTTGGTCGCGTCACAGGCAGCACGGCGGATGACGTTGGTAGGAACATTGATCTTCGCTTGACAGGCACAGGATCGTTTGACAAGCCGCTGTGGTGGACCGTGTATGTGACACAGACGAAGGAGAAGGTTTGATGTTCACAGCTGATATGGCCCGCAAGGGTAATGACGACGATCTTGATGAGCGAATCGCTTACGCGGTCAAGAACTTTCGCCAAGGCAATGGTGCTTATATGAGAATCTATCACGATGACAGTTTCAGATTCAATATCGTGTCAGAGCTTATGAAGCGAGGTTTTAAAAACATCGATGCGCCTAGCTTAGTGCTTAAAACTGATGTTTATTTTGAATGGTAGGAGGGTGTTGTATTGGATCAATCAGTTAGAACTTTCAATGTGACGGAATATTTTGAAAATCTTGGTGGGTATCGAAATTTTCATGCCATGATGCGGGTAAATAGTGACGGTGTGACTTGGTCGTTATACATCGTGGCTCATGGTTTAGAAATCGTGGATATAGCCACAACTTACGCTCCTCATAAGGATATGGAACGGATTTTTTCTGCGTGGTTAAAGAAACTTTCGGAACATGAAAAGTTTTTGTGAGGTTAAAGCTTGACTTCGTTTCGAGTCGGATGTAAGAATAAGTCTCTTCCAATGAATTGGAGGAGATTTGGTTTATCAGAAATTACTTGGAGGTTTTAGATGCGCAAGAAAATTTCATATGCTGACGCTTTGGCCCATCTCGGTAGTAAGAATGACGTGCTTGTCGCTGGCGCAACGGGCGAGATTTTGCGTCAGTCGAAGACAATCGAAGTGAGTGACAAAGTTCTGGAACACTGCGCCGTCAAAGCGGTTCACGTCATGGATATGACGATGGAAGAAATGGGTAACTTGAGCGCTTGGTGCGACTGCCAAGCCTCTGATCTATGGGAAGGCATGTCTGTTCAAGAAATCCTCAACGTGTACCGCGTCTCGGCGGAATGGAATACTTGGGAAGATTGGGCCATGGAGGATCGAGACGCGGCTTATGATGCATGGGACGGCGCAGTGATCGATCCAGATAACAAGATGAGGAGGGATTAAATCATGGCGAGTTACAAAATTTGCACCACCCTAACAGGTGATTTTGTCGTGATGCGGCGGAAGGTCTTGATCTGGCGTATGGTAAAGAATTATAACGACACGCCGATTTATTTCGCGACTCGCGAATACGCCGAGGCGTGGATCGAAACGGATAAGATGCTGGCCCACGTTCCACGATCTGAGATGGAGGATAACGGGATAGTCTTTAAGGCCGATTCCTCAACATGATAATGTCTTGCTCCGTCCTCACAGCTTCGATCCCCAATTCTTTTAAATCTTTAGGGATCGAAGTCTTTTTGAATCGCACTTCTCGTAGCTTGGCGTTATCTAGCTTGATGGCATAGGTCTTGTCGCAGTGCAGGAACATGACGTTGTTTAATTCGGCATGCCTGAGATCGAGAATGTCAATGTCACAGTTGAGGAAGACAACATTGGTCAAGACGCAGCTGTGAAACGCGACGTTATTCAATTTACAATTATTGAAAATGATGTGGTTGAATCGAACGTCGTGATACTTCTTCGACGTTAAGTCTTCTCCATCTGTCGTGACATATTTAATCGTAGGGCTGAGAAGTTTGTCAATGTTCCACTTGGCATAGAATTTTGACAAACACTCGTAGACAGAATATAAGCCCTGTCCCGGAGCTAACGGCCTGAGATGACGCATCGTAACAACCTCATCGCAATCTTCGATATACGCGCCACGCTGTGTCACGTTGAACGGGATAACGACTTGAGATGTTTTAAGATACTCATTACCGCAGAGGACTTGATATTTTTGATTATTCATAGAAACTGATTCTCTTATTTTCTAACTTTTCGCGTTGAACTTTGAGCAACACGCTTCGCTTCACCTTTGACTCAATAATACCGCTCAGGTCAAGCACCGTTTCAGACACGAGTGGAAATTTGGTAAATCTTACAAGTGCTCCTCTAAAGGTGTTATAGCCTTCAAAATCTGTATCAATTAATTCTACCCCGTCGAAGAAAGTTTTGTCGAAGCAGCAATTATTAATGACGCAGTTAATGAATTTTGCCTTGGTCAGGGACTTGCCGCTGAAATCGAAATTATTGAATTCGCACTCGATAAAAATTTCTCCATCCAACTCGTCATAGAGATGATCATCGGCATTGAATGTCATACGCTTATTGACCCATTCCGCCATCCTGTCTTGTTTATTGAACATGACGCGGCAAGACGTGGAACAAAATTGGGCCGAGGAGCGAGCCGCGCCGTACTCTGTGCCGCAATAATTGCAGAGGTGGTGAAAATTGACTGGTTTAACATCTTCCACAACGGGATAGTTTTTGACCCTTCTATGCTCTGTACCACATGCCTTGCTACAATAAATTTGCCTACCGTGATGTTTGACGAAGGAAGGGTTGTGGCACAATGGGTTGGGACAGGTCGCGTCACGCTCTTTCTCGGTCAGGCCGAAATTATTGAGATAGTGGTGTCGCTTCATATGTTCGTCGCAGCAATATAATTTGGGGCGGCCAAGTTTAACCTTGGCCGAAGTGACAATCTCTTGACAGCTTGGGAGTAGGCATGTAGGTTGAGCTATGAGGCGTGGTTTAAATCTCTTCCTCATCAGGCGCATGTGGCACGTCGTGCTACACGTCTCTTTACTAGCTTTCGTGGCGAGAAATTTCTTACCGCAATCCGGGGCTTGACATGTCAATTCGTACTTTAATCTGGTCATCGTTATGGTTTACTCTACGTGAATCTAAGAGGCTGTTGTAGCACAAAAATTCCGCCGTGTCAAGTCTTATTTACGAGATAATAGCCAAAAATGGGCAAATAGAATTCTATATGTTTTGTTTGAATTTACTCGATGTTAAGATACTATTGTGTAGTGATTTCAATGTGTTAGTTTTTTAATGGTCGTGTCAATGTGGAGTATATCGTGAAGCAGCGAAACAGGGCTGTGAAAATTCCTTACATTGTTTTTACCTTATTTTCCTTGTCTTTTCACCAATCTAGCTAACTTGAGACTCTCTTATTTTTATTATTCTATTGATTTTATTATATAATATACTTTTAAGATCGAGTAAACACAAACGATTTTTCTATAACTTTTGGTAGTTAATTTTAGAAAAACGAAGCAGGCCTTTCCTCAAGGTTTAAGGTACTGGACCAAGGGGTCTTCATCACGTCCAACACAGCGAGAAAATGTCGCGAGTCTGTTGTACGGAGTGTGTTCGGTACGACCTGTAATGCTTACCGGTTCGATCCACGTAACGTTCAACAGTCATGGATCGCGGTACTTCCCTGAAGAAAGTCAAATGTCCAATGTCGCGGTTCTCCCCTGTCAAGGGGGGGGGGGTTGCATCGGGAAATGATTTAGGTTATAACAGCGGGAGATAAAGTGAGTCACTTAGATTTAAGGGGAGCCGGTTTAATGACTATGAAGCAGGAAGAAGTTGTGGCAGGGGCTTATGTTCGTTGGGTCGCGGATCGCTACATGGGTGGATGGGATATCCATGGTAGGATTGTGAAGGTGTTTGTGGATGACGAGTACAACGGCCATCATAAGGTGACTGTGCTAGGTTTCGATGATATGAAGGAAAACACCGTAGCTATGCCTACTATCATGAATGAGTGCACCATAGCTACCGAGGTCGAGGCCCGCCATTATTTTCAGAAGAAAATTCTGGTCAAGCGCGAAGCTTATCTCGATGCTCAGCTGAAGGTAGACGAATTGCTGAATCAGATTAGGGTCATGGAAACTGAATGGAGCAAAATGGTATGAACGCGCCACGAAAGATATCCCGCAATGAAGTTATCCGCCGCTTCAAGGCTGGCGAAAAGGTGACTGACATTGCTAGGTCTTTCAACGTTTCAAAGCAGAACATTTCTCAGCTTATCTCAAAATATAAGAATATGGATGATCCTGATTCCTACAAGGCGGAACGTAAGGAACGTACCAGAAAAGTGACTGGTACGACGGAGCCAATTAAAAAGGCTGTCATTCTCAAACTTGCCGCTGAAGGTAAATCCCCGGCAGAGATTATTGCTGAGACAGGTTATAGAGAATCTTATGTTCGCCTCATCTTGACACAGCAAGGAAATCTAAAACCTTATGCTGATACAAAATTGAAACTCATTCTCAAATTAGTGGCTGAAGGTAAATCCCCGGCTCAGATTATGTTTGAAGCAGGGATTAAATTAGAGTATCTTCGTGTCGTATATAGAAAGAACAAGTTGCCGAGATGGGACGAATCAAGGTATGTGTGGATCGATGAATATGAAACGCTGGTGGCAGCTGCTAAAAAGAAAAGGAAAAAGAAGTGATGTTTAAAATTTTTATTATCATTGTGGTTCTAGTAGGTGCTACGGTTTACATCGGCAGCACTTATTATGCGGAAGAAATTGGTAACTACGTTTGGAATGATCGTTAACACCTCAACAATTTAAAGGAGACATGAAATGTACGTTCTATTAGTTATTATCGCTAGCATGACTGGCGAACCTCCCAAGCTCCACACCTACACCACTGACACGTTGGATCAGTGCCAACGCCAAGAAAATAATATAAAAAGAAATTACGACAATCCAGCCGCAGTCATTATTCAAATGGACTGCTATGTCAAGGGAGAAACATATTGATAGTTTACCTCACCCTCATTTGGCTCGTCAATGGTCAGATCGATCCACATCACGACGCCTCTCTGTCTCAGTTCGCAACCATGTCAGAGTGCTTGGATTTCGCTGAAGGCTATGCCCGAGATAATAACAAAACCATCGGCGTCGATCTAGATTATATTTGCGAAGAATACAAACCGAAATAATTATCTTTTGGATCAGCAAAACAAAAAGCTTGACAAATGAAAAAAGCTGTGTTATTATGGTCTTTAAATTATGAAGTATGCACTTAAAAATCTCGTCCATCTAAGTGATGCGGCGGTCCCGAACAGTCGGTGTGATGGAACAAAGTATGAACGATAAAGTTGGAAATAGTAATTTAGAATTAGAATTAGAAACTTTACGCGAGAAAGTTAGAGACTTAGTAATTGAGAACGTTGAACTACGTCACCAAGTAAATAGTATGCATGCAAGTATTGAAATAGATCAACTTAGAATTAGAGAACTAAAAGAAGAAATTAGTAAACAAGACAATATTTTAGATCGATATCATCGCGATATGTTCGAAATAATGAAAGTATAAGTAATGAGCAAGGAACTAGCAAACTATTTAAACAAGCAAATCATTGAATTAGTAAGTGATCTTAAAGAATATGAAGATGCACACTTGAAACTATTAAATCGAATTAGTGAACTAGAAGACCAGCAAAAGACTGAACGTGCAAAATTACTAAACGAGCATTATAGAGATAAAGAAAAATTATATTCTAAACTTTTACATTATGAAGATAGAGATAAAATTATTAACGGTATGATGGATTTGGTTTACCAAGCCATCGCATCTAGTAAGTTTGAATGGATCGTAACTGAGACAGGCATGTCATTACAACAGCCATCCAGCGATCTTTGGTCCGACGAATTGCTTAACAAGATCGATGACCTTTTCGAGCCTTACACCAATGGATACAGGAACTACAATTGAACTACCAAGAAGAAATTGAAAATTTAGAAAATAAAATTCGGGTGGATCAAAAAAATCTCCTCACGCTGAAACAGTGCGTCGAAGAGCTTTACCTAAAAGTTGAATTTTTAGAAAAATCAATTTCTGATCTAGCGGCTAAGAAGAATAAAAGAGTTAAGAATAATGGCGGCTAAGAAAATCATCCGAGACATGGATAAGTATTTCGATCTGTATCCCGGATTAGACAAAAAGTACGTGAAGCAAATATTCAAGTACGATGAAGATACTGGCAGAATTTATCGCCTCTACCGAGACACGTGGAAAGTAACGAAACGTGTCAACATGCATTATGCAGGGCGATATGTCTGTCACGTCAAGAAAGTTCTGGTAGAGATACCTCACATTGCTTGGCTCTTGCTCCACGGAGATTGGCCCAAGGAACCTATTGTTGCGGTAGACGGCGATTTGTACAACACGCATCGCGACAACCTAGTCCTACTTTCCTCTGTCAAAAAGGAATTGGGTAACTACCTGATCAAGCCTTATACCGCTGGCACGTTCCAAGTCAAGGTTTGGCATCACCCATATTTCTATCGCGGCTCTACGTTCAAGCATCATCTCACGGCTGAGAAGTGGGCCAAGGAACAGTTAAGGCTTTATAATCTATATGCCAACGTGACAGAAGCTTCTGCCGACACAGGTTTGGATGAAATTAAAGAGACACCTGTACTTGGCGTATATTATCACAAGCCACGTAATCTGTACATGGTCAAAGTTAGACTAAATGGTACTTTCAACCATTATTCATATGAAAAAAATATTGAAGACGCCATTGAGGCTCAACTCAGAGGCCAAAAAGAAGTAGATGAAATATGGCAGGAATAATCATTGGCGCTGACCCCGGTAGCAAAGGCGCATTCACCAAGCTTGATCCAGTGGCACACACTATCGAGCTATTTGATATGCCTACGTTCACGATCAAGCCGGGAGCTAAGGCCAAAACCGTTATCGACCATGTCGGTATTGGTGATATCCTAGATGATGATAGAATCATTCATCTTTATATTGAGGAAGTAAATGCTCGCCCCGGTGAAGGCGTCGTAAGTAGCTTCACCTTTGGTAGAAACTTTGGCACGATCCTAGGTGTCTGCGGCGGACTTAAGGTTCCTGTTTCTCAGGTAAGGCCTGCGGTCTGGAAAGCACAACTCAAAGTACCTGCTGAAAAAGATGCTGCTCGCTATCGAGCTAATCAGTATTTTCCTAAATGCTCGACGGCTTGGAAAAGGAAAATGGACGATGGCAGAGCCGAATCTGCGCTCATCGCATTTTACGGCATGTGCGCCATGGGATACAAGATCGAAAAGCCCTTTACTCTGATTGGCGAGCTATCTGAATAATGTACATCTATGATCTAACCGTATTTCCTAGGGAACACCATACCAAACTAAAAGATATGGTACATGACGCGGCAGAAGCTTGTCGTATGCATGACGAGGCATATCAAGAACTACTCAGTTTTCACGTAATGCATCCAGAACTAAGTAAAAATATGGATGACCAAACCTTCAAAGTAGTTGAACTATATCGCGCTATACTTGATTGCGTGAACGCTTACAGCAATTACCTAGTAGCAAACGATTTGATTAAGTATCTCAAACATGGCTAGACTTTCATCCGACAAAAGAGAAAAGTTCGCTAACTACTTGGTGAATGGTTATACTCAAATCGCGGCTTACAAAGAAGCAGGTTTTACTTGCAAGAACACCACAGCTGCTGCTAATGCTTCGAAGCTTGCCAGCACTCCCGAAGTCGCGGCAAGAATTCAAGAATTAAAAATGAAAACTGCGGAAAAAGAAATGCTATCCGTCGCACCTCCTCTCCCGCTGCGTAAAACAGACCACGAAGAAATTGATCTGGACTGGATCAATAAAGAATACGTCAGACTTTTGAACAAGGCTATCGAGATTGACGATCTGAAGAATGGAGCAATCATTCTCAGAGACATGGCAGAGCTTAACCGCGTAGGTCGTGAACCAGCACATAATAATAACAACAATAAGATGCTACCATCAAATGACAAACTACCTCAGTTGGAACGACAGATTAATATACAGGTCATCAATAAAGAATCTTCGCACGATGGAAGAAGCTCTCCAAGACCATTTGCGATTGAAATCCCCGATTCCGACACACTTGTCATCAGCAATAGTGAACCTGACGAAGACAGCAGTTCCTGAAAATCAGCTTCAAGGTGTACAACAAGTTCTTGAGCATTACGAAGACGAATACAAAGAAAAGCTTCGCGGCGCAGCGTTTAGTAGTTATTCATGTTTTGCTGAATACTTGAACATGGATGAGCCACCCGCTCCTCACCATCATTTCATCTGCGAAAAGCTGGAAAATGTTGAGAACGGGAACATCCCTCGATTAGCACTTAGCGTTCCTGCCGGTGGTGGAAAGAGTGAATACTCTTCCCGCCGCTTTGCCGTTTGGTGCATGGGTCGTAGAAAGACTAAATGGCTTCAGGCTAGCTATGCCGCTGCGTTCGCCACGAATGAACTAGGCAAGAAAACTAAAGCCTATGTCAACAGTGATGCTTTCAAAGACGTGTTTGGCGACGTAGCGCTCCAAGCCGACATGAGAGCCGGTGATCGTTGGGCTCTGACCAATAAATCCGAATATGTCGCTAAAGGCGTCGGCGCTGGTATCATGGGTATCCGCGCCAACATGGGTTGCATCGATGACCTTTATGCAAGTTACTTAGAAGCTCAAAATCCTAAAGTCAGAGACGACGCTTATTCGTGGTTCCTATCTGACTTCCAGACCCGACTCTTGCCCCGCGCTCCTATTGTTCTCGTCAACACTCGTTATAACTCTGACGACATGATTGGCAGGCTAGAAGTTGAAGGTAAAAAGGGAAGCATTATCCCTTACGAGATTATCAATCTAAAAGCTTTATCCGAGCTTGGTGATGAAGACGATCCTATGGGCCGCACAGAGCCTGACATGCCGTTGTGGGACTTTTACCATCAGGATTACCTAAATAAGCGCGCCACACTCACAGGAGCAATGTGGGGCTCTATGATGCAAGGCGTCCCGGTTGACGCTGAAGGCGTTCTACTTAAATCAGATTGGTTCCAACGTTATAAAGGCGATGTAAGGAAAAACCCTGAAATCAAAATTCGACGCATCACTCTCTCAGTCGATACGGCGCAGAAGGCTCAAGAACGTCACGACTTTACCGCACTCACTGTTTGGATGGAAACAGAATTTGGCTTGCATTATCTCTTAGATTGTGTTAGAGCAAAAGTTGAATTCCCCGAGATGTGCAAACTCATTGATGAGACTGCGGAACGTTGGAACGTTTCGTGCATTCTGATCGAAGATAAAGGTTCGGGCACTCAGTACGTGCAAACCAGAGCCGGTAAAACTAACATCCCGATCATCCCAATTAGCACAAACAATAACTCTAAAGAATTCAGGTTCGATGCCGTCGCTCCATCCTTCGAAGCTGGCTTGGTTTATCTCCCCGAATCAGCTACGTGGCTGGCCGAGTATGAACGCGAACTAATGGCGTTTCCATATGGCAAGAATGACGACATGGTCGATAGTACCAGTCAATATTTAGAGTGGGCCAGAGGCCGAACCAGAAAAGTTGGAACTAAAAAACTTCATGGTTCTGGCTCTTCACCCTCTAGCGAAGTCAAACAAGGTATGGTAGAACGTGCCATCGAAAAGGAAATGGAAGAGAAGAGAAAGATAAGAGAGAAGAGGATGAAAGATGAGCAAGCCCAAGCAGAAAGAGCTACCAGCTAAGCGAAGCCCTATGGCGCGCGAGTTAGAGCAACCACAATTTAGGATTAAAATCCTAAAATCTAAAAAGAACTATAATAGAAAAGGCCTTCAGAAACCAAATCCTGAAGGCCTTTTTGTTATTCAATGTAGTTCGCCTACCAAAGCAAGAATATCATCTGAGGTGCGAATAGCCTTCAGCGTATATCCCTCCACTAAGAATTTCGCTTGGGATTTCTGTGACTGCTCTTCCAAAGCCTCAATCTCTTGGAAATCGTCTACCAAGAACGTCAGAATTAAGCGTTCTAATTTATCATCCGGTGACTGCACGCTTATCCGAACTTCGTAGCAGTAGTATCGACTTTCTTCTGCCATGTTAATCCTTTCTGGCCAAAACCTTTGCCACACACATGCAAGAAATCCGAGGGCTACAGCGCCCCCGGAAACCATGTAAACCGCTATCTCTGAACTGGTAATCAAAGCTCTGCGATCATCTTCTTAAGTTCAGCCGGAGTCATTTCTTCCAGCGCAGAATCTTCCTTACGAGCCAAGGCTTCCTGCAACTTAGCCTTCCGGACCTTCTTCTCAGCAGCTTCCTTCTTTGCCGCCTCTTCTTCCTGCTTCACAGCAATGATGTGCTTCACGATATCAAGCTGAATCTGGAACACCTTCTGTGCACCAGTCGGAGCCGGATTGACCAGAGAGTCTTCATTGACAGACTTCAGAGCCTTGACGAACTGAATACCAACGGCATTCAGATTAGCCTTAGAACCGATCGAAGTCAGCGGCAAGTCCCAAAGCTGCTCCACCGTGAGCGAACCAACGGAAGAGTCGAAACGAAGCTTTTCACGTGTAGCGAATTCAAAAATGTTAATGTCAGTCATATATTTTCTCCTTTGTGATTTCAATCTTAGTTGAGAACGAGTGTTAAAAGTTAATGTTGTAAAGTTTCTGACCCGTAGAAGCCTTGACCAGTACAGGCAGTTCGGCGCGCTTCGTGGAACTGAAACCAATACCACTCAGCTGATCATCAGATGATTCGCACTTGGTCTTTGATCCGAGCACTTCGAACACCTTCCGATGTTGTTCCAGACCTGACCGTAGGAATTCATTATAAATACCACGAGTCGGTTCAGGATTCAAGCAGTTCTTCAGAATAAAGAACCAATGCTTGTTACCTGTTGCATTATCATCCCAATAGTTAGGGCTGAGAATGATAGTATCGACAGGCACCAAAGTTTCAGTCTTAACACCCCACTTTTCCTGCGGCGTCATACCACCAGTAATACCAGCACCAGCCTCAATATTTACGACAACGCCATCCTTGACCGTGATCCTCAACGCATTAACCGTACCAGTGACACGCTTGGTATAGTTGAAATTATGGATCGAACCATTGTTTTCAACTTCAAGATCAAAACCAAAATCTTTGTCTTCGCGAACACGAAACTGATTGATCTTGACAGTGTAAACACCATTTTGAATATTAGCTTTTGTGTAGCTAACGTTCTCAACCGGCTGGCGCGTATTAGAGCCTCCAGCATTCATATCAACGTCAAGTTTTCCATCCTTGTTACGGAAAGAAATCTGTCTTCCACTAGGCTCAAAGACATGGATATCCAGATCGTCAAAGTTGAACCAAGCCAAGCTGATACGAAGCACAGCGTTAGTGACGTTACCACCAGCCTTAGATACCCGCATCTTGATATCAGAGTCAGCAATATCGCCGTCATAGCTCCAACCGAAGTTGTTATTCCACTTGAAAAGCTGCTCCACATCATCGTGAACCGGAGCGGTAAGGCTCATGAAATTACCGGCAAAAGCATTCTTGACCAGAGCTTCAATCGACTTTGCCTTCGGCACCACGTCAGCCATAAATGCTTCGATACCGATGTTCTCAGCCCTATCAACGTTCGGAGCCTTTGTCACAGCAGCTTCCATGAGAAGCGATTCGATACCACCCTTCATCTTTCCCTTGACAGAGTTATCGACCCAAAGAACATTATTTACAGTAACGTCACCAATTCGAGCAAATCGACGTTCCAAGGCCGTTTCAAGGTTAAGAGCCTCGATTGTCTTCATCGCGTCCTTAATCATGCTTGGCGTGATGAGAGTCTTGGATCGCTTGTAATTGTCACCCGCCATCTTTGTCTCGAAAGAGCTAACAGCCTTTTCCAAATCCTTGCCTTCGGTCAAGTCCTGCACCAATGTTCCGATTACCGTGTTGCGGAAACCAGCAACAAAGCTATCGATATTAGCCCAAATGAAGATGCTGCGCGCCTCATCAGAATTGAGCTTGTTGTACTCACGCTGAACCTTAGCGAATGCATCCACAGCCGCCTTGTGCTCCATTCCTCGATACAGCAGATCATCCTTGATCAATTCCTGCACCGTTGTCACGGCACGATTATCAAGCTCTTCCAGAGCGCGACGGAAGACCTGAGCCGCCGTAGCCTTCTTGCCCTTGATCGTTGCCACTTCGGCGCAGATATGCTTGGAAGCAATCTTAGTGTTGAAATGGTTCCAGTTGATGTTTGTTCCGTCACCAAATTCCCGCGTCATTTCGGCACCAAAAGAATTCTCCTTGGTGCGGAAAACGTTAGAAACACCGAGGCTCTTAACCTTCTCAGAAAGAGCTTCGCATACCACGTTGAACGGATGACCCGCATCAGCAATGTCCCAAACCGAGACAAGCTGATTGTCAACGATAGCAACAACGTTAGCCACGTTGCGCATGAAATTTTTGCAGCACGAGCAGTCATACTCGCGGCGCTGGCGAAACATTTCGTTCGTACCAGCCGGAAATGAATCGAGATAAAAATCCCACAGTTCGTCACCTGAAATATTGACGGTGTAAAGCTCACGCTTCGAAAGCTCATCGAAATTGGCACGAATAGCCTTTGCGAATGGTCTGAAATCTGTTGTCATGTAATCTATCTCCTTTTATTACAATGCTGACCTAGATAAACGAATTAATAATCCGTGTCAAACCTTTTTCGCGTCGATTTAACAAATTCTTCGCATGTCTCATTCGATCTTGAACAAGCCTCGCGGCGAAGCATTTTATAATCATTATCGATCCAGAGCTTCAGGCCTGACTTCTCACAATGACCAAGGGCGTACCCGACAACCGGATACCAATGCCGACAACTATAGCAAGATTTACTCATGCATCCCACTCAGGATCATTTTGAAAGTACCACAAATCAGCATTCAATCTGACCCACGTACCGGCGCAGACTTGAATCTCATCAGCATTAGACAAGAGGAAATTCCCAGCTGAATCTCCCACAGCAATACGTGTAAAAGAATCATCCAGTTCCATATCTGCATCGTCCCAACCGATAATTTCAGCAACCTGTGTATTCGTGAATAAATTCATGACAGAAGCTCCTCGATCTTATCTTTGGCCCACTGCTTATGTTCTTTAGAAGCGTTAGGAGCACAGACAATAGTTGCTAGAGTGCTAATGGAATTCCTAACCGTTTCATGGATTTTCCCACTCTCACAATCAATAAGATTTCCATTCCACTTACCAATGATAGCGCAATGGTAAATATCTTTCAACATCTTAATCATTACATCTCCTTTGAATTTGGTAGCCATGCTGTGATTCGAACACAGGATCAATCGGTTATGAGCCGACGGCTTTGGACCGCTAAGCTACACGGCTGAATTTGGCGACTCCTGCTGGATTCAAACCAGCGACCTGCGGTTTAGAAGACCGCTGCTCTTCCACTGAGCTAAGGAGCCTTAACTTTTAACTGATTAATGCCGTGCCAAAATTAGCACCACGCTTAACGAAAGTGAACGTGCCAGTCACTGTGCCATTGACAACGTGAGGCATCATATCGCATAAATCTTTCATGAAGACAACAAGTCTTTCACCTGTGGATCGCTTAAAATAGAAATATGCAGCGCTCCGACCACGCTCCATAGAATCAAAGATTATTGTATCTTCAAAGGCGTGATTATCACGCATCTCACATTCGAAACGCTTGCCGTCAAACCAATGCCAACCGGGATAGTGTAACTGATTCCCAATTTCATCAAACGGAATTTTATAATTTCCAACCTTTTTAGCCATTGACAAACTCTTTCAGTTTCTCAATGAAATCTTCAGGGAAGGTTTCTTCCACAATATTACCACCCATGGGAAGACAAAGATCACCATCCCAAACGGCTTTACGCCTGACTATCACACGATACCCACCATCAACTTTAGTAATATTAAAATATGGTGGATAACTTTCTCCCGTATTGGGAGTATAACCAAACTGATCTTTCATATTAATCCGATCTAAATCTTTTTCCGTGATGAATACAATTCTTAGGTACGAAGTTGTCGCGATACACGCACAGATGCTCACCTATCCCGTAACGGACCAGCGTTTCTTTCGCGGTCCAATCCTCTGGCACGTTCCTGAACGAACCAATAAATCTTGGCCCGCTTTCGTAACGCTCATCATATATAAGAATGGTCTCACCCATGATGCTAATCCCTCTCTACGATCCTAAAATCTGGCTCTGGACCCCACTTCAGGTATCCAGTATTAAGAGCCTCGAATAGCACTTTTCCGTCTCGCGTGTCAACAACTTTCCAGCACGCGCCGTGTTCGTTGATTCGGTTCTTGCCTTTAAGAGTTACCCCTTCAAAGATGACATTACCAGCCATATAAGCCTTCATCCTCTGCTCTGCTTCTACACCGATTTGCAGTATTTTATCCCAATTTTCTTCAAGCAGTTTAATAATCATACCAAGACCCTCTTAAATTTAAGTGCTGGCTAATCCCGCTTCAACAGAACTTTACAAGCTCCTCCACGATGTTTAGCCTACGCGGGCACACCACGATCCTACCCGGATACAGGAGCGATTTGGTTGTCACCATCACAGCGACTTCTATTCATCGAAGTGCCACCCTCCGACTAGCTGTTGATTAGACAGCACGTATGAATTGCGCGACTCTCAGGTTGTTACTCTTGAGTCCTCCTACCCGCTAAGGCAGTCTTCCTGAATTAATTACCGGTTCTATAAAACAACAACCAAGAATCGGTAACGCTTTCGATCTACGCAAACTTTTAATTAGTTCCGCTTGAGAGGAAATTGAATGCCCATCCTCTTCGCGTATTTCTTCAACCCATTATCACTCATACCATATTTCTTGGATAAAGCAACCATGGAATTGTATTTTAATTCCTCTTCCAAAGTTATCTTATCTGGCTTGTTTAAGTTGGAGCTTTCTGACCGGCAAATCAAACTGCACGTTTGTTTTTGTTTATCTTGCAATGGGTATAGACAAACAACACATCGTGGTATATAAGTATAAATTCTATCCTTATGTTCTGCACTTTCTTCCTGTAAACCAATAGATTCTAAATATCTATGTAATCTACTATGATGTGAAGAACTTAATACAATTAAATTTGAAGGAGTGTTATTGGACCTGTTAAAATCGAGATGATGTACCTCTTCATCACTTACTAAAACGCGCCCCAACTCTTTTTCCATAACATAAATATGTTCATAAACATATCCTTCATGCCCGTTTCTACCGGCTTCTCCACTAGTAAAAGATTTAGGATAATCTGGTTCGTATCTCAGAACATAACCATTTAATTTTCTTAATTTTTCTTTAGTCATTATATAATCAAAGTTTCTAAATTAAATGTGGTAGGCCCACTGAGAATTGAACTCAGGTCAATCGGTTAAAAGCCGATTGCTTTACCATTAAGCTATAGGCCCAAGAAAAAAGGCTGGACCGAAGCAATGTTATCTCTGCGTCACTTTGCCATATAGGCGTTCTACGTGAGTTTCATTTACTTTATCCATTCCGCTCGATCAAGGCTTCGTGCCTCTGTTCCAGCGGTTCAGTACCTGTTAATTCAGGTTGAGCCAAACTTTAACATTCAAAACTGGACTTGCAGGATGGAATCAAACCATCTTCGTTCCCTGAGATAACAACCTCAAAGAAGCCGGAACCTTTATCATAAGGCTGGATACGCCATTCTCCATAAACCGGTCCCTGCAAACTGTTTAGGAAGGGAACTGAGGGGAATCGAACCAAGTATCCTTATGTTTCTCTGCCAGTCGCAACCGCCTTCGAAACTACTTCTTTCCTCATTAGACCTTGAAGGAACAAGGTCATCAGCATAACCAGCATTCCCCACCTAAACAGTTTCATAATAAAGTGGTACGCCCTACCGGACTCGAACCGGTATGCTTTCGCGAGGGATTTTAAGTCCCTTGTGTCTACCAGTTCCACCAAGGGCGCTTAATTCTCCTTAACAACTCTTTGATGATTCTAACTTAACACCAACTATCTGAAATGTCAAGAAGATTTTTTATTTCTTTTTGTAGAAAAAACCTCTTTCGTTTCCAGAACAAGCACTTCATCGATTTCGTATTTCTTCGCGATACTCTTCGCCTTTTCGATCATTTCTTCCAGTGTTGAATTATCACCACCAAATTCCATGACTGTTTGATGGGCACCTGCAACGATTTTGAAAGACATTTTACCCTCCTCTCAACCAATCATATTTACTGAGCTAACCTCGTAACCATCCCGCTCGACACGCCGCGCTGCTTGGTTACGATTTGAAGCATGAACCTCAAAGATTTTCTCTTTGAAATTTTTAGTCACGCGGCACTGCTTATCTTCGTAGGCATAGACTTCGTAAGCGTGACGACCGTTGCCGTTGGTGTAGGTGGTGCGATCCGTAGCCATGTCATATCCTCCTTAAAGTTTCCAAGTATTACCGTTTACAGTAAACGCACTTGTCACTGTGCCATCGCTTGCCATAGTAGTGAAGATGAGAATAAATTCATCAAGCAATCTAATCTTCTTTTCCCATGCAGCGAATGTCATAATTCTCTTCTCCTCTTTACCTCTTCGATGATTAAGTTTTAGAAGATTTAGATCGTTGTGTCAACAGCTATTTTATTAAATCACGCGTACCAAACGTAATAACCACTGCCAGAAAGAATCATATCTTCCCACGTCGGCTTGTCAGGATCATCATCCATATGCTGATCGTATTCATCTTCCTGAATGAAACGTAGGTCTTCAAGACCTTCAATGCCAAAATCCGTGACGGACTCCCAATTACCGTTCCAAATGTCTTCATCGAAGACACGAGCGATTTCCTCGCGCCCCGCTGTATAATCTTTATCAAGGTGCGTTTTCATCATCTCAATAACATTATCAGCTTCTTGATAGGATTCATCCATATATTCACCAGACATTAATTTCTCCTTTAAAACAAATTCCTTCCACCCATGTCACAGTTCTTCAGAACCTCGACACCCTCTCGGTTCTTAAACTCCCTCGCCGTGATACCGTGCCAATCACTGACGATAACCTTACCATCCGCGACATAAAAATACCCACCGTAAATCGGGTAATCATCTGGCAATTCTCTTTCTTCCGGATACTCAATAAGCATTTTGTGTCTCCTCTTGATAGACCAGCGTCACACCATTCATCTTGCAAACCTCATCCAAAGTCAATGCGCCGTTTTGAATTATCGCACCTTCGAAAAAATACCAAATCGAATTAGATGCAAATTCAATCCTGAAATAGCCAACGTCAGCCGCGAAACGCGTCCCGGCTGAGCCTCCAACTTCTTTTAAGATTCGCATCATTCACTTCCCTGTATAAACAAAGCGATTTTGTTGTCAATAGGTTCCTTAGCGATATCGGCTTTAAATCTTTTGATCAAATCAAAATATTCCTGCCGATCATCTTCGTCCCATTTGTCAACATCAGGGCCGTATAGATCAACTACCCAATGTCGCGGAGCACTTTCATCCTCCATCAGATAAAGAACGAAATTTCTTTCCGCAATAAGCCGCGCGAATTCTAAATCATGCGCCATGACAATGATATGACCCCAACCGACTCGGCTCAATGCTTCGCTCATGTTCCAATGAAACAGTTTCACGATTGCTTCTCCTTCAACAGCTTATTGATTTCGTCTCGATGTTCCAGAAACCAGACACAAGCGTCCAGATTATTTTCAATGAAGTCATTATCGCTTTCCATATAATTTTTACCATAGGTAGTCAAATCATAATACCGGCGCTTTCTGACCTTGGGAACACGCATCAAAACCTCCTTATTGCTCATTTCCTGCAATCTAACTCATTATAATATACGTGTCAAACACTAAAACTGATTGCAAATTGAAACTGGTATAAATATCAATATGGTTCATTTAACTGCCGGATTTTAAATTTTTTAAAAGTTAAATATTAATTTTTATAAAATAAATTGAAATTTTATCTCTGATTCTTAGGCTCAAAATTTAAAATCCTTATTTTTTAACAACTTAGCGGATCACAATTCATAGCTGACCAGCTATATGTCGTAGAAATGTGAATTTTTAAAAAATTAAATTGAAAAAATGGCGCAACAAGGGCTTGACAAGGCTTTTACATTTTCTTACATTCAGGTTATAAAGTTTAAACAACTGATTTCTTACTCGAAAAGGAGAATTTAAATGTCTCACACGGTTCACATCAACAATTACGTCATGCACTTGGTGAAGCATCAACTTGCCGCCTCTACAGCGGATAATAAGACTCTCACACTCATCTTTTCTCCATACGATAATGACTTTATGTATCGTGTCGAGAAGACCGATGCGCACGGCTCCTACACTGGTGGATTCGCTACGCTCGATGAAGCGATCCAGCAGTACAACAGTCTTTAAAACTGTAAGCTTCGCACTTCACATCTCTCTAATATGCATCACGAAGGAGACAAAATGGATCAGCACATCAAATTCAAATGGTGGGACTTGGAAGTTAACGCTGAACAAGAATTCACCATGCAATCATCTGTGATCCCACCCGTTGGATCATCAGTAGCCATCCCCGGTAAGGTAGGCCGAGTCATAGATATGCATTTTATTCACTCGCGCTTCGATGGATGGAAGGAAATCGTAATCAAGCTTTCACCCACCTCCAAAGGGACCCTCTAAAAATTTGAACAGGGCCGGATCGTACCGGCCCTTTTTCATGTCCGCTGTCCTAGGACCTAGGACACCGATGTAAGGAAAAATCCATCATCACAAACCATGACTTTTTCTGACAAGTGAGCCCTGAAAATATTCCTATCGTAAGAATACGTATTTTAGAAATCTCTCACTGACCAATGATTCGATATAAAAATCAGTCACTTATCTTTTCTTACTAGTAAGGAAAAAACATGTAAGATAATGCTTCTTCTATGACATTTCCCCTTGACAGGGGAGAACGTTCGGCCTATTGTGAATTTATTAAAGTTTCAAACCACGAAGGAGACAGCGATGAGACAGTTCAGAAAGATAGGTGATGGAGTTAGAGTCTTGAACCTCAGCGAAGAGCGGTACAAGAATGGCACTGTCTTGCATATCAAGAAGAGCTTTGGCGAAACGTCTTACTATGTGCAGCAAGACGCCTATCCTCACAGCAAGGCTTGGTACAGCGCTGGCGAAGTTTTGGATCGGGAGGATGAGGAATGAAACAGTTTAGAGAAATCGGTGACAAGGTTCGAGTCTGGAACGGCTTTGAAGAGCGTTTCAACAACGGCCACATCACTGCCACTGGTGGCCATGGTTCCACGCTCTATCAAGTGCTTCAGTACAATGAAGCCAAGAGCCAATGGTGGCACCACGAAGATAATGTTTTGGATAGGGATGAAAAATAATCTACAAAACTTAAAATAAGGCCTTGACGAAGTAAGAAAAGAATACTAGATTAAGGTCATTGAAAGACGAAATGTAAACCAACCAAATCCAACAGAAGGAGATTTCAAAATGGCACGTAAGGAACTTAAGAGCAAGGTCGGCGTCGTGGCTCAGCTGAAGGCTATCGTTAATGGCGACACGTGGGAAAAGGAAGGCGGCACGCTGAAATATGCTGTGGTTCGCGAGCTTATCGACATGGGTTATGTCGCTGAAGCGGGCCGCGTCACGACTCAGGCTGTCAAGGATCAGGGCCGGGGCCGCAAGAAGATCGTCTACGGTCCCACGGCTCGCGGCAAGGCTCTGCTGAACCTGAGCAAGTCTTGGAAGGCTAAGACGGCGGCTTGATTACGTCTCGCTTTATTAACCATTACTTAAAGTCAATAGTCCGGTAGAGTAATCCACCGGACTATTTTTATGATTCCACTTTACCTTACATTTAACATATGTTAAGTTCTGTATATAGTTAGATTCGGGGAGTTGACATGAGATGTATACGGTACGTGACAGTGATAACCAAACCATAATCAAGACCAACGATCTTGACCTAGCCGAGCTTGTCGTATTGGCCTGCTCGCTGGCACGCGGAAGGTTCCACAAGGTTTTAGATGAGGCCGGGACCCTTTTAGAATTTGACATAGGTCAGGGACCCTCAAGAAATTTGGAGGTGCCTCACTTCCATGCCAGCAAAATCACGATTTAGAAATCACTAATATAAAGGAGAACATGTCATGAACTACAACAAATATGTCGCATTTGGTATTGCAAGCGGCGCAATCAGAGTAACACGACCCTTTGCCGATATGCGCCGCGCCAGCAACGAATTCTTCAGGGAGTATCCCAGCGCTGATGTTTGCACCATCAGGCGAGTCGCTGTTAAATTCAATGGCGAAACGGTAAACGATCCTGATTTCGGTGTGAGACGTGTTTCGAAACAAACGGCTTGACAGAATCGTTTTAGTCGTTTAGACAGTAGCACATGGTTGATGAAAACCTCTAGCTAATGTTTGCAGCATTAGTGGCCCGCCAGCCGAGAGGCATCCGCGTATTAGGATGATATGGTTCAATTTCCGAAAAGTCGCGAACTGCAACAAGCGGCTCGTTGGTGGAGAACCTAAGTGAGTAATCGATCATGACTGGTGCGTGGGTTAAAGCCCTGCTATGATGGAGTTGTTGACAAATATCCTCTCATACACCTAGAACGTGGCACCAGTTCTAACACATCGCAGAAACAACGTTTGGTTCAACCTCTTTCCAAACGTTGCTCGAACCGGCTCGTCTCTCCCGCAGGATTGTGACCCTCCTTATCACAATTTTGAAGGATCGAGACAGCCGGTTTTTCTTTCATCACAAGAGTCCAATTTTTATTTATCACGAACTCTCATTTTTCATTCATCACAAGAGTCCGTTTTTTCTGGCGCGCTGTGGCGAAATCTGGCGCGCGAGCGTTTCAATTTTATTTAAAAATATTTCAAAATTTTTTAAAAATCAAGCGGAACAAACCGTGAACATTGCGGTGTTCTTGGTTTGTTCACGGTTTGTTCCGCCGTTCTCTGTATGTTACAGTTTTGTTCTCCTTATGTTATATCTTTGTTCACGTTTTGTTCCTGTTCATGGTTTGTTCCCTGTTTGTTCCGATTTAAAAAGCGGGCAGGTTCGCCGTTCCCATCCTCGGGCCAGCGCTCCGCGCCTCTCGCCTGTCTTTGAATTGAATTTAGATTATTCGATTCCCGATTTGAAGTCAATAGAAAATCGGCACGAAATAAAATTATTTTTATAAAAGATTTTTGTTGACACGTTCCACCTTTTCCTTACATTGGACATAACGAAACAACGCAACTAAGGAGTAACGGAAATGATGCTACTTACCGGTTATAAGAGCAAGAAGGAAATGAAGGAAACCGCGATTGGCAAGCCTTTGAAGTATCGCGAAACGTCCATATTCGGCGCTGAGTTCAAAGCCAATGGAACGTTTGTTGCGGCTCATCGCCCCGCCGTTACAGGCCTTGCCGGTCGCGAATTCTTCGCAAAGATCACGATGGAAAACGGGCTGATTAAGAAGGTGGAATGATGTTTAAGTATCATCTAATTGACGGCTATTGGTGGATTTGCCTTTATCTAAATGGCAGGTTCTACCGGCTGAATCAAATCGGCAAGGCTGGCGATTGCTTGCATATGCCACGATAATCAATTAGCCGCGTCTATATTAGGCGCGGCTTGTTCTTGTTTTGTTCCGTTTTAAAAAAAATCCCATCCCTCATTCTCCCCACCTCCGCCCCGCTTCGCAGCGCTGCATCCTTGATGTACTTTTAATTTAAGCGATTCCGCTATCGAAGTCAATAGGAAAAATAATTTAATTTTTGTGTTGACACGATTTTTCCTTACATCTAAGTTGTGCATATCGAAACGCCTTTCACATAGGAGCTAAGGCAATGCCTTCAATCATCGAAACCACGGTTTTCAAGTTTGACGAATTGAACGAATCCGCGAAAGACACGGCGCGCAATTGGTGGAAAGAGTTGGCGCGCAATGATGATTGGTTTGAATACACTTTTGAAGACGTTACGGAATGCGGCGCGCTGCTAGGAATAACCGTTGATAAAATCTATTTCAGCGGTTTTTGGTCCCAAGGCGACGGGGCTTGCTTTGAAGGTTCATACCAGTATCGCAAAGGCGCTGGCGCTGCTATTGCGGCACATACTGGCGGTTGCGATACGCTTGTGACGCTGGCAAAGGAATTGCAGGATATCCAAAAGAAGGCGCTATATTGCCTAACTGCTACGGTTCGGCATAGCGGGCGATACTATCACGAACATTCCGCCGATATTGACGTTGAACACAAGAACGGGCATTTTATCAATGAGACGCTTGAAACGAGTATCAAGGAATACATGCGCGATTTCATGCGTTGGATATATCGCGAGCTTGAAAAGGCTTACAACGATTACATGAGCAACGAAAACGTTGATGAAAATATTCGTATCAACGAATATACGTTTACCGCAAACGGTGAAAGGTTTGGATAATGAGAATCAAAATCGACAAGGAAGAATGGGTTAGGCTAGGCGGTTTGAAGAATTCCGACTTGTTCCGAATCCAGCAACGCAATGGCAGATGGTTCTATTACAAAGGCGCAACGCGATGATTGTTGAACGCAATCCAGTTTCAGGAGCATGGAACATTTCAGAGATAGTTGACGGCTATCTAATGCGCCGCTCCTATCTCGACTATACCAAGAAAGAAGCGGTTGCGGCTTTCAAGGCGGAAAAGAAAGAGCAGGAAGAAAACAAATAAAAAATTCAAAAAGCCGCTTGACGTGAGACAAATGTAAGATTAAGTTTGTCTCACGTTCAACGCTTTAAGGAGCAACGTTAATGCGAGTGTTTCAAATCCCAACTGCCAAGCCGATTGAAGCTTGCGTTAAGTTTGAATATAAAGGCTATGAAATCAGCCTTTCAACTGGCAACGGTTTGCCATGGCTTGCGGTTTATCTTGGCGCAAGCAATTCGCCTCTTTTCATTTGTGAGCAAACCGATTTGCTTGATGCAATCGATCAAGCCAAAGCCTTCATTGACAACGCTTTAAGGAGTTAAGGCTATGCCCGGTTACAATGAAAAGACCTATATCCATATCCCAACTCTACACGAGGTTTACGGGCAAGATGGTTATGGCTGGTATTGTGACAAAGAAACGGCGGATTCGCTCTTTGAAGGCGTCGAATTGACGCAGAGCAAGAATCCATTGTGGTACTATCTCAAAGATATGACCGCAAAGAAAATCCGCAATCGGGGTTTTGTCAAATGATCTATTTCCGACTCTTCGGCATTGATACAAACGGCTTGGCATATACGTTTGCCAATGAAACAATTGAATGGACTCTAAGAGCAGTCCGCCGCGACTCGCAGTGTTTCGGCCTGTGCGAAATGGGCGCATATGAGGGCGAACATTCATGCCGGTTTGTGACATATGCATGGAATCCTATCGATGGTTACACTTACGACCCTTGCAAAGAGATAGAAAAAATTTATAAAAACTCTTGACTTGAATCTTTTTTAGGTTCAATGTAAGGAAAGATGAAACGCTTTAAGGAGCAACTGACATGACACTTTCCACCAAAGCCGCAACGGCGAAAGACGCGCGCAACGCAGGTTCTGAGATGCAGCATAGGCATTTCGCCACGATAGCGGCTATCATCAAAGATATGACAGTCTTTGACAACTTAGGCGATGGTGACGAATGGCGCAAAGAAATTGCGTATCATTTCGCGGATGAATTGGCGAAAACAAATCCGCGTTTCGATCGCGCCCGATTCCTTAAAGCTTGCGGCACAAAGGAGTAGAGACCATGGTTAATGTCGTCAAACTCGCAAATGGCAATCTTAAAGTGACTGCCAATAATGAAGACAGACAAGCCATTAAAGAATGGTCGCAACGTTCTCGTTGGATTATTTGGGCTGATTTGCTTGAATCCTTCTCTTCAAATGGCAGTTATACAGCGTTTGATGCCAGCGACGGGAATCCGTTTGTAGGGCTTACAAGCGCGCCTTGCATCGCTGAGTGCATAGATACCGAAGATGATGGAACGCAGACAGTTCAAGGTGATTTTTGGTTTTTTGATAACTATATGTTTGAGGATGAGCTAGAATTGCTCAAAAATAAAGGCTATGTCATTTTCACGTTGGCTTAACCTTTCCTTCATACCTTCCTGCTATCTTGCTCCTATCGGCAATCAAGCCGCTAGGAGCTAAGACCATGAAAAGAGAAATCAAAGAAATCAATCTTGACGCCTATGAATTCATTGCGAAGCGCAACTCTGAGATAATGACGGCTTATTGTTTAATTTTTATAACTTTGATTTTTTCGCTTGCCAGCCTGTTTTGCGTTTGCTATAGGTTAGAGGCAATCAAAGCAACATTAGGGATTTGAGGAGCTAAGACAATGCCAAAATTCGAAATGACCGGCAAGCATGAAAAGGCTTTCAAAGATTTGCCTTACATTGTGCAAGGCTTTATCGAAGCTATGTTTTTCACGGATGGCGATAGCGAGGAAATCCCTAGCGATTGCGGCTTTGCTGACCTGCATCCTGATTCACTCCTGCAAATCATTGAATTCTGCGAAGCGTTCGAAAAAGCGGCGGGAACGCTTATTGATGAGGCTTGCGACCGTGAAGGATACGACTCCGAACGACTCGGAAATGACTTGTGGTACACTTCACAAGGTCACGGCGTGGGCTTTTGGGATAGAACGGAACTAGATTTGCAAGGCGCTGAGAAGGAAGAATATGAACGCCTTACAAATATCATGGTTGCGGCGGGACATGCGACTCCGGCATGGGATGAAGCTCTAGCAGAACGCAACAAACTTGTTTCGCTTGGCGACAAGCTCGCAAATCTTTGCCGCTACAAAGAAGCGCAAGTTTGGTTTGGCGACCATGTAACATATGGTGACGCGCCTTTCGTGCATGTCGAAATAAAGTTTTAAAAACCTCTTGACCATGTAAGGAAAATCGTTTAACTTCCTTACATGGTCAACAAAGGGATTAAGCAAATGCAAAAGCTACTTGATAAGTTTATGACAGATTCCAGCCTTGCCAATGCGCGCAAGCTTGTTGCATATCTTCATAAACATCCTATGGCGGAATGCATGACAAGCGTTAGCGAAAGGTTTGAAATCAATATCGCTCGCAAGCTTTGCGCCGCCAATCAATAAGCCTTAAAATTTCCTGCCCGATCAAGGGCAGGATTCTTTAACGCTTTAGGAGCTAAGCCAATGATTTACGCCTTTGATCGCCGTCGCGAAATGCTAGTTGAATTCAAGTCTGAAAAGGCTTTCAACGCGGCTAACAGGGAAATTCCCGCTAGCGAGGATGAATATGGTAACGGTTATTGGCTCTACAAGGCCATTCATCGTACCACGGCGCACAAATGGGTTAGAGACGGTTATCAGCATGAAACCGGCTTATTTGTCGATTATGATGGCAGAGTCCGTTACGCAAAAGAGGATTTGAGCTAATGGCCAAAACAACAGTCTATGCAGTGCGCGCCGCTGAGACAAAGGAACGCGTTTCGTATCGCTATCGTGATAGGAGTGATGCAATCGCTGCAATGAAGGTATTGCAACGCGTTTCTGGTAGCGAGCTAGAAGTCTATCGAACTACTCAAGATTTGGTGAAAGTCGCCAAGCGGCGCAAAGGAGCTTAAAGCTATGACGACTAAGAAACTTTCCCGCGTTGCGCAACTCGCCAAAGACTTGCTGCAATATAAAGCAATGGACGTTATGACTCTTTTCATGGCTTATCATGCCATGAAAAAAGTTAACAAAGATAAATACATGGCAAGCGGAGTCATTGTTACGATTCAGAACCTTAGCGGCGAAACGATAGTTGGCCCGTTCATGGTGCAAGACGGTTTGAGCGCTGAAACAATCGCAGCGATACAAGCCGATATCAAGGCGACATATGATCATCGCTTGGCGATACATAAATTTTAAAAAGCCTATTGACGTTGTAAGGAAAAGCGTTTAAGTTCCTTACATGGTCAACAAGGGAATACGGAAATGGAAAGAGGAAAGTTTGCAGGGCGCATTGGCAGGGTTTGCGAATATGCGGTTTACTTTGAAGGGAATACGACCCTTCTATATCGCGGCAAAGAAGTTGAACCATGCTTTGAATCGCAAAGCTATGAAGCGGCTGAAAAGTTTGCGGGCGTAATTGGTTACAGGCAAACGGCGCGCGGTCCTATGCCGCTATATGCCGATAGTTGGTAAGCCTTTAAATTTGGCGCTCTAATGGAGCGCCATTCTTAAACGCTTAGGAGATAGTGCCATGACAGACAATCAAATTCATGCCGAGATTCGCGACATTATAAGCCGTCTCAAATGGCTTGCGGCGCGCGACGGTAGTGCATGCCACATGACTCGCGAAACCGCGCTACGCAAGGCGCTAGGCCTTCTTAACAAGGCTAAGAATCAGGAACGTTTCACCTTGTCGCGTTCCATCCTCTTCACTATGATGAATCAATCCCGCGCCGTGGCGCAAAGGAGCTAAGGCAATGAGAATCGAAACCGCGTTGAATCGTCGCAATACTGCTATTCAATCCTTGCGTTCATTGTATGAAACCGCAAAGTTTTATGGCCCTCTTTCATCTCAGATGAATGAAGACAAGGCGAAGATTCGCCGGTCAACATTGGCGAAATGCCCGCATTGGGTTATTGCTTATTTTGATGGTTACGAAAAGGCGTTGATTGACGCTCTTTATCGCGACTCGCTCATGTTTGGCGGTTTCTATGAAGGCAAATTCTACTCGACTCATAGTAATCGCGCTGATTATTATGGTAACAACGGGATTGAACCGTCAGAATATGCAGACAATGGTAAGGTCTCAAATCGTGGCCATTATTGGCTAACGACAAAAGAACCTAAGCCTTATTTCATTGGTTAGGAGCTAGGGCAATGTTTATCTCTATCGTTGAAAACAGTACAGGCGAGGAATTGCTATTGCGCCGCCTTGCGCCAAACGAGTCGATTGATCCTGCATATCATTGCCACAAATGGGCAAAATGGAACGATTTGACCATTGCCAAAAGTGATGGTTACATTCCTAATGGTTGCGCTGATTTCTATGCCGAAACGCGGCACACAAAACAGGCGAGCGGGGTTTGCTGGCAAAGCTTCAACTTTTATTTGGAATAGCACTTGACCATGTAAGGAAAATCATTTAGGTTTATTACATGGTCAACAAAGGGAATACGGAAATGCGTCCTTACAAAATGACTGAGAATCGCGGTTTGCAGCCTGATATGTCGGCGGAGCTTTACGTAAAGCGCGACACTATGACAGACCTTTGGCGTTTGGCTTGGATGACTCCAAACTCTGATTCCTACTGCTATGCAGAAGGTGAATGCAGCGCAAAGCTTTTCAAGCGTCGTTATGAAGCCGTTGCCTATGGCGAAAAGGCATATGGCGAAACTGCAAAAAATTGGAAATAAGCTATTGACTATGTAAGGAAATGATTTTAATATCCTTACATAGTCAACAAGGAAACACGGAAATGGCCCGCAAGATTAAAAACGACAAAATCGAAATTGGCGATTTCGTCATGATCGTAAAAGGCGTTGAAAACGGTTGGCCTATGAATGAAGGTTTTGTGGGCATTCTTGACAACGAATTCGTTAAGGATGGAATCACTCAATATGCAGTCGTTTCTGAGAACTACGAAAACGACGACATTTTCTACTATGCAGCGGAAATTAAATTGTTCCAAAAGGCTTAAGGAGCTAGGGCAATGGCGAAATACTTCAATATCATGCAAGGCTTGCGTGGCTGTTACATGCCAGATAGCGCCTATGTGATCAAATGTGACACAAGGCGCGAATTGAAAAACGCGATTGAATGGGAAGCGCGCGACATTCGCGATGCAGGCTTCATTGGCGCAAACAAGAAAGGCGTTGCTGCGCTTGCCGCTCATATGTGGCGCGAAGCAAAGAAGGCCAAACCTTCTTATTATCCCGATGTTTTGCCCTATGGCACAAGGGATAACAAACATTCCGCAATTCATGTTTCCGTGGCAACGCGGCGGGAATATCTGGAACAACAAAACGATTAAACCGCAACAATACCGCTCCAATGGTGGAACGGTATAGCTCTACAACAAAGGAGATTAAGAGCATGTCGCAGAACAAAATGAACAAGAAGGCAATCCAGAACGCGCGCCGTGATAAGCAGGCAAGACGCAACGTTTTCGCCTTTGTCGCGGCTGATAAGAGGGATGGAGTCGAAAAGCGTTTTTATTAAAAATTCTCGGATTTGCCTATTGACCATGTAAGGAAAGAGTCGTATCTTCCTTACATGGTCAACTGCATTAAAGGGAATACGGAAATGGAAAAGCAGACTCGCATTTACTACATTTCGACCGGCGCTAAAAACGCAATGTACACTCTTCGCGTTAATGTAGTAGGCAAGTTTTTCATTGATAACTACATCTGCAATCTTGCTGCTACGGAAGAAAAGGCAGTAGAGAAGGCAACGGATTATGTTGAACGCCTTAAAAGCCGCGTTTCCCACGATGCAACGCTTGAAATCCTTTTCAATGATATGCCTGAGTTTGAAGCTGACAAGAGACGCGGCAAGCTTTCCATCTATGACACTCGCAACATTGAAGAAATTGAAAATGGTGTGTTTCCTTTTGGTAAGCACAAAGGCGTTAAGATTGTTGACGCGCCCGACTCCTATGTCCTGTATTTTGCCGATCAAGCCCTTAGCGAATCAAACATGGTTTCGAATGCTTTGATTGCGGCTTGTCAAGGCGTTGCACTGGAAAAGGGTTTGATTGCCAAGCGTGAGGCAATCCGCGCCGAACGCTTCGCGGTTGACTCCCTTTCTTCTTTCATCGGCACGATTGGCGAGCGCCGCGAATTCAAAGGCGAAATTTTCGCTTTCATCAAGAAGGAAGAAACGGACTATCAAGCTGGTTACACTATCACTAAGGTTAGAATCGGAAACGATATCGTTTCTTTCTTCAATAACGAAATGGGCAAAGTTGGCGAAACAATCGCTTTCAAGGCGACGGTTAAGCAGCATAACGATTATAAAGGCGTCAAGACTACGGTCGTTAATCGCCCAAAGGCGTTGTAATCTTTAAAAAACCGCTTGACCATGTAAGGAAAAGGTTCTAAATTCCTTACATGGTCAACAAAGGGAATACGGAAATGACTCGCACCGAAACACGCGCCGCCGCTCGCCACGCCCTCAAGCGTTTTGTACAAGAAAATCGCTTGGAAGTAGACACTCGCGAATATTCGTCAGTAATCTACAAAGACGAGATGAAAATCATTGTCACGTTCCTTAGCGCCACAAAGCGCAATCCTGATAGGCTGATTCAGCATGTTTTCAACATGGATTGCAGCTTTGATTATATGACGGCTTGCTAAGCCTTTATATCAACGCCTTGCCAGCAAGGCGTTTAATAAATGCTTAACAAAGGAGTTTTGAGCATGGCGACCAAATATGTACACGATACCAAGGCTGGAAAGAGCATTTCCGCCTATGTCGTCTTGAACAAGAAAGGCGAGCATGTCGCCACGGTTAAGGCGCATTTCAGCGACGGCGGAACATGCCTTGTTAACGTGCATGATTTCCATGGCGAGTTTCAGCATGCCACGGCGGGTGGCTATGGCTACGACAAATTCACTGCGGCTCTTTCTGGAATGACGATTGACGGTCATGAAATGACGAATCACGCTGAGAGTGTAGGAGCGCCAAAACCGCCAAAAGGTCGTAAGACCTTCCCGCGTGACTACACGCCCAAAAAGGGTTACAGTCTTGCCAACTATACCAGTATCAGCAAGGCGACCGGTAGAATGGTTTACGCTAATGATTGGTATGAAAAGGCCTATGCCGCGCTAGGCATTGCCGACTCCGACGCTGACACGAAAAACGCAAGGTGGAATGAAGTCAAAGAAACGGCTTTCAAGCTGCAACGGGAATGGGAAATGTCGGACGATTGCGAAACGGGCTATAGCTCATGTTTCCGCGAATCTGGTTTGAACTACCTTAAGGCCATTGGCTATAAAGTTATTCAGGCGATTTGATCGCAGAAAGGAGCACTATCGATTGTTTCAATTCTATGGATTTTGCGGCTCTTGCCTACTGCTCTATGTCCTAATCGGACTGCATCACTAGGCCATAGGCAAGCCCAAGGAACGGCTTTTAGGGCTTAGATGGTATTGCCCTAGCCAAATCACTGAATCGCGTTCTGTGAAGCTCTAAAAGGCTTTGCAGGACGCTCGATTATTTTTGAGATTTTTAAAAATTCCGCTTGCCAAGATGTAAGGAAATGTTATTGTGTAGATATCGAAACAAGAGGAATACGGAAATGGCTAAAATTCACCTCCGCGCAAACAAGCTTGTTGACGAAACGACTCGCCCACGCGCTGTTTGTGCAAGCCAAATCGGTTCAAATGGTAAGATCAAAAACAATGGTCGCGACACATACCGTTTCATGGCTTCTGAGATTGTCGGGCGTCTTGAATTCGCAAAGGTTGATGCAAAAGACCGTTGCGCCCATTGCTTGGATACCGGCCTTCAAATGCGCAACGTTTTCCGCAAACAGAATGGCTTGCCGCCTTTGGAAAATCTGTTTGCCGATATAGATTAAGCCTTTCGATTAGGAGCGCCGCGAATGGCGCTTTATTTCGAAATGCTTACATGTCAAACCAAAGGAGAAAATGACATGACTGGAATCGTTGCTACTGGAACGGGCGTGAATCTTTTTGTTGCGGTTTCGCTGAAACACGGTTTGAGCCTTTACGCTAAGACCGGAATGAAGCCGAATCGTATGTGGACGCCAAAGGCCATGATGGCAAAGGCTAGTGAAATCACTGGCAAGAAATTCAAGGCAAGGGATTATCAAGGCGCTATTGCCGCCCTACAAGCCCACATAGACGCATCTCCAAAGGATGGAATAACGACTTACTAGAACGCCTTCCTGCTACGCCATGCCTCTATATGGGCCATGGCGTAGCAGCCTACCTAGTAGCATGGCCATGCATGGCAGTGCATACATGCACAATCTATTATATATTCATATGTGCATATAGTGTATGCACTATGTATCATATATGAATATATAATAGATTGAATAGATGTAAGATAATGATTGCATTGTCTTACATTGTTCGATATAGTCTATTCATACACAACACATAAGGAGTAAGGCGCATGCGTAAACAGATTGGTTATTTCTTCTCCGATATCAGCAACTGCTTTGCCACTGCTATGGCTTGTGGGCTGGCATACATGATGACTACCGATCATGTCGCGCCTTACATCATACGCGAATTGTTCAAGCTCGCAGCGCATGCCGCATATACTGCAATCATTAATATGTTCTAATACATGGTGCATGCATAGGCCATGCGCCTAGCAGGCTAGGGATAGAAGGGGAAACGATATGATTAAGTTGCTGACTCTCTTTGTGCTAGTGCATAACACTGCAACGGATATTGATTCGTTGCACGTGTATGGTCAATACACGTATGAAGAATGCAGAATGAAAGAAGATGAAATAAATAAAATAGATTCAGAATTAAATAAATCATTAAAACAATTTAAACTTGAGCTAGTCGAGACGAGATGCGATGACTAGTGTCGATTGTTGTTGACTCTAATCTATTATTGATTTAAAATCGAGAGGGACCCAAGGCCGGTATACCCCTCCCCCTCGATTTCCGGCCTTACTACTGTAAAAAATACACAACCCAACTTGTACGCCAACACACCCCCCCCCATGTTCCAGACCCTTACCCTCAAAAAAATTTTTCACCGCAAGTTAGTGCTCAAAAATTTCAGTAACTTACCATTTTAATTTTTGGACCATTAATTTAAATCTTGACATTTCGTTAATTATATGAGATGATAAACGAAATAAATGGGAACAGACTAATGATTAAAATTGCATTTATTGCTGCGGTCGCAGTTGCAGGACTTTCGAGTTTTGCGTATTTTGATAATAAAGCTCCGGATTACGACAAAATGATGGCTTCAGTGGTTAAAATTGAAGCAATTGACGATAAAAACGAAGAAATGGGCCATGGGAGTGGCGTTTATATCGAAAATGGCCTGATTTTGTCGGTAAATCACGTTTTTGCGGGCGAAAAAGGCTCAAAAATAGCTAAATTCATCGCAAAAATGCCTGACGGAACGATTTTTGACCTAAAAATCGTTAAATTAATCCCCGAAAAGGACATAGCGTTCCTTGAGCCAATCAAAGCTGGTAAAGCGTTAAAGAAATCAAAACTCAGCTGCACCAGTCCTAAATTGGGTGATGACATTATCTCGATGGGCAACCCAACCTTCCTAGAGTTTATCACAACGTTTGGCAAGGTTGCGGGACACAAAGTTTCAAATAGTGTTACCGAATTTAACATTATCCCTACTGATCTAGTCGTAGCCCCCGGCATGAGCGGCGGACCTACCTTTAATGTCAAAGGCGAAGTGATTGGCCTCAATGACGCGATCCTTACCGGACCAGCCGGTATTGCGCTAGCCCCCAATGATCCAGATGACCCTAGCAAAGGCGTAGAGCCAAGAAAAATGTCTTCATATACCGGAATCTCAATGCTCATCCCCGGCGATGATATTTGTGAAGAAATGGCAAAACTCGATATTTCTTGACTTTTTAAAAATTAAGTGCTAATATACCCTCAAAATTGGGATTTTGGGGGTATTTTTGTTACTATGGCATTGGGAAAAAATCAAAAAAGAGCAATTGTAGGCTCTGGCGCGACAATTGTGCCGGGGCTTTATAATTTTTCTTCGACGCAGTTTCGTAAAACGCGCGATGCATTGGCTCGCGTCACGAGCGGTACAGGTCGTGGTAAAATCATTTGCATCGGAGACAGCACCACTTTTGGTGAAGGGTCTGGAACAGGCGGCACTGGTAGAGGTGGATGCATGTCAAAAGCTTGGCCCGCCAAACTCGCTGCATCCCTCACCACGCTCGGCGTCCCGGCTGTCAATGAAAATAAAATTGGAAGTTCTGGCCTAACCACAACAGTTGTCACTATTACAGAAAACAGAAATTCTGTTAAGTCGGGCTTTAACCCTGCGTCAGCTGGTTGGGTATTATCTTCTTCTACCACGGCTGGTGGTTGTTTGTTCACCAACACTGCCGACACGACTAGTGTTTTGAGCTACACTCCCACAATTGCTGTTTCGAAATTTGAATTGATTGATATTATTATTAGCACTGGTGGAGCCATTGCTTATAACGTTGATGGCGGAAGTGACACAATCGTTTCTCAAAACGGAACCAATACTCTCAGAAGCACCATTATTGATTGCGGCTCGCTCGGCACTCATACCCTTAATGTCAAACGAGATTCAGGTAATGCTTTCGTAGCAGGGGTTAGGGCGTGGGACGATACGTCCAAAGCCATTGATATTTGGAACCTTGGAAACTGCGTCTCGCAAACCTCGGATTGGATCGGCACGGCAAACCCTTGGACCTCGCTAAACGCGGTTACTACTTATTGTTCCGATGCCGATCTAGTTATTATTGATTTAACAATTAATAACGGCCTCCTCGCTCCTACGACTTATAACACGACATATCCCACTCAAATGCAATCCATTATCAACGCCGCGAAAGCTGGTGGAGCCGATGTAATGCTGATGACTGGTAATCCGTCGCGCATCGATACAATTACCGACACGGTGCAACAACAGTTCAGAGAAGCGTTACGCAAACTGGCGGCTTCCAACAATCTACCGATGGTGGATCAGTTCGGGAAATACACAGATTGGGTCACGTTAAACAGTAAGGGCTGGATGTTTAACGCCAATCACCCCACAGAATTACTCTATACCGATCTAGGAAATTTCCTCGGCTCTACGATCAAGAAATGGGCCGTTTAGTTAACTTTTGGACCAAGTAATAAATTCTTGACTTTTTAAAAATTTAATGTTATATTAATCCCAAAATAAATATTTATTTAGGGATTATTATTATGGCCGCTTCCAAGGCTTACACCGTTTCTTCGTCATGGGTTCTAGTGGCTTTCAATACCACTGAAGTTTTTCTTTTTGCCAATAAGCAATTCGACCTTGAACTTTTTATCGGACCTGACACCCCAGCCGATAACACACTGGACTTTGTGCAGATCGATGCGGATGACAATTTCAGTGCGTCAAGTCTCACTGCCAATACCGATAAGATTTTTATTCGCTGCCCCGCGCAAGAAGTTATTGTCAAAGTATTGACGGTTTAAAAAATTATGTCGATTCGCGGCTCTTCCCTAAATAACAGATTGCGACGTTCGTTTTTCATTAAGAAGAGCGGGCGTAAAATTCGTTGGTCAATCGGGAAGGTTCACTTCTACATCGGCAATCCCGATATCGAAGATGAAGCGAAGAAGCAAAATCCTGCCCAAAATCCCGGTGGCGGCACAGGCGATGGCAACGGTGGCGGCGGTCATACCGATGATGGCGATAATGGGGATGGTGGCAATAATGGCGGTCCCGGCGGCGGCGGAACTACACCTTCACCGACTGAAGAATTTTCCCTCCTCCTGCTCGATGAAGCGCTGAGCAACGTAGCATATTCCGGCGATAGATCAGCCGATGACGTAGGGATTCATACCCTACAAGATAAATTTTTAAATGAATTAAATACCACAGCCACGCTTGTTGGCTACACTTTCATCGCAACGGCTAGCGGTTCTAGAAAAGTTACCCTTGCCACACTAGTAGACCTTTTGGAGCAATAATATTTATGGCACGCGTTTCAGTAGAAACTTTACCATCAGCCCCGGTTGACGCTATCGCAACTGGTTCATTACTTCTAGTAGATGATAACGGCGTACCTTATAAGGTTGCAATCTCCGACATTAATAGTGGAGGCGGAACCGGCGCTAGTTTGCTTGTTAGAACAGATACGACTCCAGTTGTAACGGGCCGACTCCTGTCTCCCGGCAATCTTGTTGAAGGATTGAACGTTACGCTCTCCCTAGACGGCGCTGCGGCTAAAACTGCTGTGACTGATGCGAATGGCGACTTCACCTATGACTTTACGCCTTATGGTACTCGCGGATTAGATCACACCCTTAAAGTAACGGCTTCGTCTTTCTTAATTAAAAACATCACTGGCTGGCATTGGGACTTGCTCGCGGCTAATACTGTTGCCCCTGTCACAACCGGCTCAGCACTTGTTGGCAGCACTTTATCAGTCAATCCCGGAACGTGGGCCAATAATCCAACGACTTTCCTATATCGTTGGCTCCGTGGTTCGTATCTCATCCCCGGCGCTAATGCAAGCACTTACGTTCTTCAAGAAGACGATGACTTTGACAATATCACGGCACAAGTTGCAGCGGTTAATACTGCTGGTACATCGGCTTGGGTAAGTGCTAATGCCATTGGACCTATTGCTTATCTCGATACAGCTGTAACAACAGCCCCTTCACTATCTGGAACTAGTCTGATCGGCTCTGAAATTGCCATCGTTCCGGGTGTCTATACTAATTTTGCAAAAGAGACGGCTTTCGAATGGCAAGCCGATGGTGTTAAAATTAACGATACGAGATCATCTAAGAGATATTACGCTCAAACCGTTGCATCAAATGGGACTTTCCCACAGGGCGATAACTACACCAGAGCTTATGGCACAAGTGCTTATAACGGCAGCAATACAAACGCAGCATCACTAGCCGCTTTTGCAACAGAAAACGATTATTACTACTTAGCTGCTACGGCTGCGGGCGGTCAGAACGACGGGGCTCAATTATATTCCGTCACGTTCAAACAAGGTACGACTAATTCTCAAACCAGTGCGAAAGTCTTTCTAGCTCGTGTCGATTCTACCGGCACAGTAGTTGGCTCTGAAGTTCAGATGATCCATGGCACATTGGGCACTGGATTTATTCCATCTGTCGGCAATAGCCCGTACACCGTTACAGTCACTAATGATTTCGGTGCGTGGAACTCTGGTGATTTTCTCAGAGTTAAGTTGCAGCAGAAAAATACCGGTTCTGGCTCAAACAACTATAACATTGACCCCATCAGTGGCGCAAGTTATATCGACGTTCCTTGGGGTGCTTATACCGGACTCGCACTAGGTAAGAATAAATTCACGTCACGCTCCGAGCATGCCGGTAAGTCGATTGCTGCTAAGGTTACATATTCTAATTCAAGTTTCACTCACAATGTAACAACGGCTGGCATTACGTTAGAAGCAAGCGGGGCGCAAACTCTTGCTCCCGCTAATCTAATCATTCCAGCGATTACAGCGACCGAAACTCGCGTCAACGTGGCACACAACATCACGCTTGGTTCGTGGAATCATCAGCCAACCACTTTTGCGATGCAGGTTCAGCTTGAAGCTACATTGAATGCGGGCGATTGGGCCAACGTTTCTGGTGCAACCACTTCAACTTACATCCCTGTCACAGGTGACGTGGGTAAGAGAATTCGTGTCGCCGTAACGGCTACAAACGGCATTGGTTCAACCACGGCTTATTCTGATCCACTTACTGTTCTAGGTCCAGCAACGTATTACGATCTAGCTGGCGGTAACGATGGTTTTGATGGTCAAACTCCTGACACGGCGAAGCAGACCTTAACCGGAACAGGCTCAATCACTTCAAGCGGATCAGCCCTGCTTAAGCGTGGTTCTTCTTGGTCCACGCAGCTAGTCGTTGGCGCGAGCCGTACCTATGATGCATTTGGCACAGGCGGATATCCGACCATCGGAACTGGCGTGACATTTGGTATTGATCAATACACTGACGGTACTCAGGGCCTAAGCAATGTAACGATTAAAAATCTAAACATTGCTGGCAACCAACGCGGACTTCAGCAACGCCAAGGCAGCAACTGGCTCGTAGAAGATTGCCTATTTGATCCTTGCGGTTATGTCGCGAAAAACGAAAACTCGCAAGGCCTGTTCTTCCAGAACTGTAACGACATTACGCTGCGTCGTGTCACGTTGGACCGAGTTTGGTCCGATGGTATCTACCTCGACAACACTGATCGTGTAATTCTTGAAAACGTAAACACTAAGCCAGTATTTGCGGCTGAAGGTGACGCGGTTCAGCTTCGCGAAGACCGTTTCACGACTAAGAACCGTGGCTTTATCGCACGTGGTTGCTTCCTCGACATGGCCAGCGTTAAGACCAGTTCGGGCAAGGGTTGCCTCGTTACGAACATGGCGAGCTACGTCTATAGCCATGATAATAAAATGGATGGAAATAACTTCGTTAAGGGTACGGATGAAGGCGACTTCCAAGTATTCTGCCGCAACGCTTGCACCCACGCCCTTATGAATAGCTATTCGTTTGGCTACGGCATTGGTGGTTATGATAACCAAGGCGGTTCGTTACAGCACGAAGTTTACGATAATACTTGGTACAACATTAACAGAGCCCATTCTTATTCTGGTATTTCTGTTTCTGGTAATACGATCAAGCCATATCGTGCCGATATTGCGGTTCATGATGAATTGATTTGGAAGTGCGCCAACGGCATCAGCATTGACAGACCTACTTCTGGTATTTTCCGTGGCATCGTGTTCCACAACGTAACTACTACGCTGCGTCGTACCGATACTACTGTTCCGCAAGTTGGAACTATGAAGAGTTTCACTTGGTCCGATCACTTCATCTATAAGGGTGTTGTTGTTGCTCCTCCTCCGATTCTTACTCGTGCCGTAATTACGGGAACGCGTGCCGTGGGTCAAACCCTAGACGGAACCGATACTGACTTTGACACTTCAGTAATCTTGGCTCAGTTTCCGGGTGCAACGATTACGCGCTCGTATCAATGGCGTCGTCACCGTCCCGTTGTTCAGCTAGCTAATTGGACCGAGCATTTGGGCTATGACTGCCGCTGGATCGATGGTGCAACTGGTCCGAGTTACACGATTCAGACCGAAGATATGGGTTGCTTGGTCAGCCGTGTTGATCGTATCCATATCGTTGTAACGGATGGTACAGTCACTAACTTGGCCTATGACGCAACGTATGCCACATCGACTCCAATTGCGCGTACCGGCGAACTAGCAACTCCAATGCCAGTTCTCACAACAACAGGAACTATTTCTATTGCTGGTACTGCTTTAGACGCTGTCGTAGTTAATCTACCTCCTCTGTTAAACAATGAAACCCGCACTCTGTTGAATTCTGCAACTGCTCCAACGGCTTATACCGGGGCAGCGATTTATATCAACGCAGATGGAGATATTGCTCGTAGCACTGCGACACTAACTAATGGTTCAACCGTTGTATGCATCTTGCGTCAAACGCGCGGCATCGACATTAAAGATTATTTCTTAGCAATTACGGTAACAGCATAATGCCTATTTCAAAATTTAAAAAAAGAAACATTGCTCCCGCCAATGTATCAACTTCGGGAGCGGTTCGCCCCGCCCCGGTAAACCACCAACTTATTGCAAGCTTTACCGCCGTTCCCAATGGAGCGGTGGTTCAGAAAACAAGCTCTTATATTGCCAATCAAGGCCGCAACGGGCACGACATAGGCAATGCTAATTGCTCACGCATTAAAATTGTTGATGTACAGTTTAGAATCAATCCCGGCTCTGGCCAAGAACTTTCTTCACCGGCGGCGACATGTACGTGGCAAAGATCGGTTGAAACCGGAACCATCACTTCGCGTGCCACATGGCTTGCTTCAACAACGGCGGACACACCCGCTGGCGGAATGATTATTAGTGATGAAATCAACGTAACGTGGGCCAAAAATACCAGATATTATACTCGTTTCTATAGAACAGTTCCGGGAGATACAGATAGCTTTAGCGTCATTACTCTAAACGGGCCATCTAGCCAAGGCTTTAGATCTTCCTCTGGCAATCAGTTGATGAGCAACGGCTCTATGAACACTAGTGGTACGGGTGGCGGTCCTGCGATTTGGCCCGCCCTTATTCTTGGTATTCCTGATGTTCCTATGCCAGCAGTTTGTATCGTTGGTGATAGCATTGCGACTTACTTGAACGATACAAACACCTCAACGACTCAGGGCTTCTTGGCCCGCGCTATGCAAAACGTCAATGGCGTTGTTTTTCCTTGGCATAAACAAACTATTGATGCCAATACATTAGGAAATCAGCAATTAGCCGTCGCTCCGTTACAGAGACAGTTATGGCCTTATTGTACCGATCTACTTATTCAATTAGGTACTAACGACATTGCCAACAGTGCTTCGCTCGCAACGATGAAAACCAGATTTACCGATCTGGCTAGTTATGCTCGCGGAATAGTTGGACCATACGGTTTCCGTCTCAGAATTCATGCCACAGCAATTATTCCTCGCGGCACTTATGACGCGTCTAAGAACACGGTCAGAAGTGATTATAATGCTTGGCTCGCGGCTGGCGCTGATGGTCTTGTTGATCAGTATCACGACACTAATACTGCGGCTGGCGATTTCACCACGTATCCTTCTGATCAGATTCACCCCGGCCCAACAGATCATGCAAACATGGCAGCTGTGATAGCGGCTAACATGGTCCCATACCTCGATCCTTATTACAAATTTGTTTAATCTTTAAAAAGTGAGAAAATATCATGGCAGCTTTAACAACTGATTACACCTTGGCAGACTCGGCTTGGACCGCAGTTTCGGCGGCAAAAGGTACAGTCATTATCTATAACCCTTCCACCATCCCTCTGTTTTGGGGCGTGGCAGCTGCACCTTCCGATCTAGCCAGTGTTGTGGGTCACGAACTTCCAAGTCGTTGCACTATTAAATTAGTATCACTCGGCTCTAACAATGTCTATATCCGTTCCGGTAATACTGGCGGCGGTGGCAAAGCAGCAGTGAGTGCTTACTAAAATTTGGATCATAAACTTTAAACTTGACTTTTTTAAAAAATAGTGGTATAGTTCAAAGCTATACCACTATTTTTATTTAAGGTACTTTTAATGGCTGCAACTTCCGCTGAGATTCAAGCCAAGCTTGACAAACTAGAAATCAATATGGACCGCCTTAACAATATTGTTAACGGCGCATCTACTCTCGACATTGCGATTGATTCTGGTGTTGTTCCTAGCCTTGCAAAATTCTATGCCACGATTGGCACCACAGCTGGCGGTTATGTCACGCAAGCACAAGCCGCTGCAACATCTGCCAGCGGTTATAGCACTTTAGCCTCGCTATGGGCCGAGAGCCCGAATGAAATTGTTCCGGGACAACGCAGTGCGAAATATTGGGCCGGTGTTGCAACGGGTGCTGTTGCTGGTGTCGCTTCGTTTAATGGTAGATCGGGCAACGTTGTTCCAGTCTCTGGTGATTATACCACAACAACTGTCACTCGTGGCGCTGGCACGTTAGAATCTTCACTAGTGACTATCGAAGGCAATATTACCACGAATGGAAATCTTGCCACCGTGAATGCAGCGTCTGTCGATATGGCGCATCGTAATATTTCAATTCTCGCTCTTGACATGGCTGATATCAAAGGTATCCGCAACGGCATGGCTGGCGGCATTGCTGATCCTTATGATTCCGAAGATGGTATTAATTTAGGAACGGTTAATAACGGGATTGATTTTGATACTATCACTTGCCTTCACTTCGATGGAGTTAATGGTAAAAAATCCATCATCGATAGCGGTTTTGGCATCAACCATGGCATAAATATACCTACATGGGAATGTTGGGGCACTGCAACGATTACCACTGCTCAATCCAAGTTTGGAGGCTCTTGCCTAAGTGTTGGCGGCAATGGAGGACCATACGCAGCTGATGGAAATTCATGGTTTGCGTTTGGCACTGGTGATTTCACTATCGATTGTTGGTTCCGTCGCGCCGCTGTTGGTGTTCAAGATACTATTTATGAATCTCGAATCGGTTCCGGCACCCCGAATCCTAATTTTGCTTGGTATGTAAGTAATGCTAACTTCTTGAGTTACAGCACCAATGCTTCGACAAGCATTGCAGGCACAACCCTTATCACAGCCAATACTTGGTATCACATGGCCGTTGTTAGAAGTGGCAACGTGACTAAGATGTACCTCAATGGTGTGCAAGAGGGTTCTACCTTTACGGATAACATGAATGTTATTGCAGTAGCTAATAGACCGCTGATTGGCAGAAATTATAATGCTACTGGTTCACAGATGTTCTTGGATGAGTTTAGAATCAGCAGGGTTGCACGTTGGACCTCCAATTTCACCCCACCCGCTGCTCCGTACGCAGTATATACCGGGACTACCACTGCGAATCAAATCTACGACAGCGCTAATGATTATTATTTTCCAAAAAGCGCTGGAACTAAAGTATTATCAGTAGCTGCTGGTATATCAAACGCAGCATCTACCAGATACTCACTTAGAACTATTATAGATGGAACCGGTATTTTAAGTATTGGAACAGCTTTTAGAGTAAAATTAACCACTGGCCCTGCCGGTGCTGGCGTCATAGACAATGTTTTCTTCGGACGTAAAGCTGCTACTGGCAACGTTTGGGACATGGATACAGTTAGCTCTACGCCGGTACGTGTGACATTCAATGGCGGCGCGAATAACGTTACAATTCCAGCTAGCTCTTCGGTGTGGAGTGATTGGATAACATTTAGCATGGGCGCGGATCACGTCATAGCTTTTGACACGCCTGTTTCTAATTATCTACCATCTATTTCTGATATTGGAGCATCTTACGCCAGTTACTTCAAAGCAAGTGTCACGGAAGCTGGCACGCCTGTCGTAACCGGTTATACCGCAGCGACGGCTAATACAAGGTACTTTGTAACGGAACTGGAAGTCCGCAATAACAATATCAACTACGCCGATCTCACCTTAGAATCCGTACCAGTCACTGCGCTCAGCGTTCCTACATCTTCGCGTCTCTCGATTCAAGTCACAGGCAGTGCCACATTAACGCCAAACACTGATATTATTGGTCAAGTTTCTCGCGACGGCGGCACGACGTGGACCAGCGTCACATTGGCTCTGACCGAGAACTATAATGGGATTCGTCAGTTCGAAGGCACGGCTAGCATTACGTCTCAACCTTCAGGCACTTCTATGAAATACAGAGTGCAAATCCTAAACGACAAGAACGCCCTTATTTCAGGTGCGGTTCAGCAGTGGAGTTAAACCATAATGGCACCTAGACTTTGGGGCAATGCCGTAACAGAAGATTACGTTCCATCAGAAATCAGTGATCGCCAGTTCTTTCAGGAGTTGGCGATTATGGGACTTATCTCTAAAGAAGAAGCACTTGGCGCTGTCATGACTGGCACCTTGCCGACGCAATTCCTTAGTTTCATTAGTGCTCTGCCCGAGGCGGATCAATTCGACGCTAAGATGCAACTCTGCGGCGCGACAACATTTAATCGAGGCAATAAGTTCGTCAGCGTGTTTGGCGCTATTCAAGGCATGACGGGAGCCGATTTAGACGAATTATGGAAAAGGGCATCAAAACTTTAAATTTCCTATTGACTTTCTAAAATCGTTATGTTAAAAGCTCTTCATAATTAAATTTATGGAGAGTTTTTCATTTATGGTAGGCAATAAATTTGTACCGAAGAAATCAACGGAAGTCGAAGCGCTCAAACTTACTAAAGAGACTTTAGGCGAACTTTTGATTAAGTTAGAGCCTTATGCGAGGCGGGATACATTCGAGGTCAGTGTCCCAACTGACAACTTCCCCCATTTAGTCATTTCATTTGAAGTAAACGAATACACTATTGACACGATTAAGGAAGGTGATTATGTCGTATTCGGTGACAACGATTATGATGTTATGAGTGAAGCGCAATTTAACGAAATTTTCGAACCTGCTCCACCAGAAGTAACGACGCAGGAATGGTACTACCCTCCGGGTCAGACACCTCCCGGCTTTACTCCTTATCAGCCCCGCCCTCTCCCTACTGACGGAATTTTCCCATATGAGCGCGCCATTGTCCTCGACTAATTATTTCATCAC